GGATCTGGATACGTAAGAATTATAGTATGGAGTTAAAATTATGAAAAAGTATAGAATATTAGACACTACTCCAGAAGTACCGCCAGAGGTTACACTAGAAGTTACACCAGAAGTTACACCAGAGGTTACACTAGAAGTCACGCAGGAAGTAACACCAGAGGTTACACCAGAAGTTACACCAGAGGTTACACTAGAAGTCACGCAGGAAGTAACACCAGAGGTTACACTAGAAGTCACGCCGGAAGTAACACCAGAGCCTGTGATGGAAACTCCAACTCCTCCGATTACAACGCCAGTTATACCGCCACAGATAAGCGAATTAACACAGTCTTGGGCCTTAGTCAGAGATTCAGATGGATTAGTTGAAACATTTTTAAGACTTGATCTACCATTGGGTTGGCAACCGCCAGAAGGTTTTAGTTTAATTCCTGATGATCAGCTGCCAGCGGGATGGAGTAAAATACCTCAAGAAATACCAGCACCATCAACCATTACAGCAACACAAATTAGACTATGGTTAGTAAATAATGGTTTTTCTATGAATCAAATATACGATATTATCTCTCAGATACCAGACCCCTTATTAAAAGCACAAATAGAAGTTCAGTGGGAATATGCTCCTTATGTAGAGCGTGATCATCCTATGATAAATACTTTGGGTGCCTCGTTAGGACTTAGTAGTGAACAAATAGACCAAGCATTTAGAGAAGCTTCAGTATTGCTCTAAATCTATAAGGATAATTTATGGGAAATTTAATTCCATCAAATAATAATGATGATAATTTAGACTTTAATCCAACCAAACTTCCTGGATGCAAGGTTTGGATAGATGCTACTGATGAATCTACACTATTTACCACCGATTATCAAGGATCTGTAACAGTTGCAGATAGTTTTGTTCCTACTAGTATTAGTGGATGCTCAAGTTGGTACGATAGTTCGGATTCGTCTACATTATATAACACTAGTGCTGGACCCGTTACCGCAGTATCATCTCCAACAGGTATTAGTGGATGCTCTTTATGGTTAGACGCTAGTGATTCAACGACACTATATAAAACAGATGCAGCATTGGTCACACCGGTCAATTCTCCATTAAATATCAGTGGATGTGTAGCATGGTGGGACGGTAGTGATATTTCTACTTTGTTTCAAAATACTGACGGAACTAATCCTGTTACAGCGAGTGGGCAGTTAGTAGGTTCCTGGGTGGACAAGGCATCTGGATTTACTGCAAGAGCCCCGTCTACAGATAATAGGCCAATGTATCAAACATCTGTCACAAATAGTAAATCTGCCATATTGTTTGATGGCTGGAATGATTATTTGAATTTATCTGGAATGCCTTCTCAAACAACTGAAACAATATTTATTGTAACCAGAGCAAATTATGAATTTAATAAATGGCATGTTATTCTGGCAGGAAATAGCCCTACTGGATATGGAGCTAGTTTATTTACATCTTCTTCTGCTAGTCGTTTTAGAGCATCATATGGGGGTTTTACTCCTGGAACTACGGCTGTTGTATATGGTCTATCTGATGGAGTTAATATAGATCCATTATTAATATCTCTCAATAGAAATGCGTCCGGCACATCTTTAAGAGAATCCGCAAATACCATACAATCCAGTACAACTCCATATGCTATCACGTACAATTATATTGGTGCGGACCCTGGAACACAAAGTGTTGGTGTTGCCAATAACAATGTTATCAATGGACATATATGTGAAATTATAATTTACAACTCCGATCTATCGGCTACAGACAGAGCAAGAATAGAATCTTATTTGGCTAGTAAATGGGGTATGGGTCGTTTGTTTGATGCTGCTTCTAGTATTAGTTCTGTAGGAACTTGGCAAGATAAAAGTGGAAACAACAAACATGCAATTCAATCAATATCTGATTATCGACCCACTATATCAATTAACGAAAATAATTTAAACGTTATAAATTTTGATGGAACCAATGATGCTTTATTAACAAATCTTACTTCGCAAATTAGTCAATCTGTATTTGTTGTTTGTAAATACAACGGCACTTCGATTAATGCCGGTAGAGTTATTTCTTTTGGTACGTATAGAGGCATTTATCAAAATCCTGGTCCAGTATTAGCGTTTTTCTCCAATTCTGTTTCAATTGCCATAGATTTTCCTGTTAATAGTAATAATTGGTCTATTGCTTCTTTGGTATTTAACAGTAATTCACAAGCAAGTATTTTTGGTAATGGCATTGGTACTGTGTCTTCTATTAACTTTGATCCTTATGATAGAGTCAATACTACATTAAAAATAGGACAAGAAGGAGATACTCCATATAATAATTTTCCAGGAAGTATAGCAGAAATAATAGTTTTTGATAGAACAATATCTTCTTCTGAAAGAACTTCGATAGAAAAATATTTAGCTAATAAGTGGGGAATTCAAGGTGTACATACACAGACTACATCTAGTGGATCGATAGGATATTGGGGAGATAAAAGCGGCAATAATAGACACGCAAGGCAAGATATTGGATCTTATCGACCTTCTTATTCTGGAACTATAAACGGCTTACCAGCAATAACGTTTGATGGTGCAGACGATCACTTCTTAATAGGAGATTTGTCGTCTGCGTTTCCTAATTTTGGAGAAGTATATATTGTATTTGAGCCTAATAATGCAAATAGTTATGAATTATATCAAACTAGTCAGAATTATTTGATATATAGATATGCTGGTGGAAATACTAGTCAATTTGGAGCATTTACGTCTAATAGAACAACAGGCACTGCTGTTGGTATTCCTACTAATGGTGTTCATATTACAACTATGAGAGCTGATGCGTCTTCTATGACTGTTAGGTTTGATGGTAGTGTTTTATGGACCCAAGCTGGCTTAGGATATAATGGAGGCAATTATCATACCATAGGATATTGTAATCAGGGTGGTGGTGGCGTTGGTGGCATAGTAATGAATGGTAAAATAGTAGAAGTTATTACATATAATACTAATATAGGAGCTGAAAATAGAGCTAAAGTAGAACAATACCTATCTAGAAAATGGGGGATTGATAGAAATTTACATAAAACTTCCAAAAATATTGGTGATAAAATTGGCTATGTAAAAGACAAAGGAACAGAAAAGACTTTCCTGTCTCAACTGAATCATGATAATCGCCCAAAGATAGGAACATTGTCTAATAAGAAAGCTATAGATTTTACTCAATCATCTATTAATAGTTATTTACAGTCTCCGTCTTTGACTACTAATAATCATGAATTTAGTTTTTTTGTAGCTTATAGTGTTAATAATACTAGTTCAACATTATTTACTTTAGGAGTACAAGACGCTTTAAGATTAATATCAAGATATGCTGGCAATACAGTGACATATGGGGGTACAAATACACTAGGCTATAATAATACTCCATACCAACTATCTGTTCCTAAAATAGAAAGTTTGATAAAAACAGTAGGTGGCACAAGCTCCTCTTTTACAAAATTATATGTGAATGGACAATTAGCAACCCCATCTAGTACTGTTGGATTGGCAGCAGATATGAGTTCTTCATATGGTTGGCTGGTTCTAAGCGGCTATAATTCTCCCTATACTTTTTTAGGGCATAATAATTTTATTATTGGCGAATTTATTTACTATAATAGAACACTATCAGATCAAGAGAGACAATTAGTTGAAAAATATCTATATAATAAATGGAAGATTGATAATCTAACTTATAGTATATCTAAACCTACAGATATTAAAAATTGTATTTTGTGGCTGGATGCTAATGATAATAGTACTCTTTTTCAGAATCCAACAGCCTCTAATAATATCACAACAGATGGACAAAGTGTTGCATACTGGGTCGATAAGGCGGGTGGTCAAGACGTTGCTCAGTCAACAGTATCAGCCAGACCAACATATAGAACAAATATTTTTAAGGACAAACCAGCGTTGTACTTTGATGGAGGAGACGATCTCTTATCACTAGTAAATAGACAGACAACCGGACCATGTACCATTATAGTGGTATGTAGAATTGATCTTCATAGTGGAGATATCTCTGGTATTTTAGCCTATGGAGATACTACAGGAGGCAATAGTGGACCCGGAATTGTATATTCTTCTTATGTAGCTTTTATGGATGGGGCTGGTGCTGGAACAACAACGTCTAGTAATTCTATACAATCTATTTTAGGAAGACCTTCTATTATTACTGGGATATATACACAAAATAGAACTACGAACTCTTATATGTATATAAATGGTTTTTTGCAAGAATACTATTCCGGTACTGGAGTTGTATTAGCTAGTAGTTCTCCAAGAGTTCAAATAGGAGCTAGAACAGGAGGTGGATTTAATATTAGAAGAATGATAGGATATATTGCAGAATGCATAGTTTATGACAGGGCGCTAACAGATGTTGAAAGAGCCTCTGTGGAAAATTATTTATCAGACAAGTGGAGCATAGGTTCTGAAAGTAGTCCGTCAGCCATTGGATCGCAGATTAGATTACACAATATTAAAGTATCAAATAAAGAAGCACAAAACTGGGTTGATAGAGTATTTCAAAATGGAGGAAGTGTAAGTCAAAAAACTGCTGATAGCGTTAATGATTTTTGCAATAAGATAGATGCTGCTGGATTACGAAAGAAATTTTATCGACTAAATCTATTTTGCGGTAATGATCTAAATGCTTGCTTGACTCCTTTATATTTAGGTCCAACATCAGAAACTTATTATGGTTTGAGAATAGACAACAATACTAATTTTCTCAATAGTAATTATACAGAGATAGATGGTCTTATAGCAGGACCGGGATCCTCTACCGGAGGCAATGGCATTTTCTTATTAACGGGCCTTACTTTGAGTGATGCTAGATTGTCTGATACTGGCCATATGGCTTTTTATCAAAATCAATTCAATATAGATACAAATCCATATAATGCTGGCAATAGACCAGCTATTGGAGCAGGAAATAGTTTTATAACACTACAGGGTAGTAACAACGTATTGAGTTACTATGGAGGATATGCCGGGGTTGAAACTCCTTATTTTGGTGGTTTGTTTTTGATTAGTAGAGATTCTTTAAGTTCTATAAAAGTTTATGAACAGGGGTCTTTATTAGGCGAAAATTCATCTACAATACCATATACGGATCAAAGTTCTCAGGTTGGAATCTTTACTGGAACAACAGGAGCATCTGCTTCTGGCTCTAATTACTACTACGCATATATGAAAGGCTACAGTGTCGGACAGAGCATGACTGCGTTAGAGGTGTCGAAATATGATACTATCATGGAAAATTTTCAACAATCTCTTCGAAGAGGACTCTCAACTAGAGCTTCGTTACAGTTTGCTGCTGTTACTAATGAGGAAGCTAAATCTTGGATAGATGCGGTTTACGCCAATGGAGGTTCTATAAGCTCCTCTACAGCATTAGCTATAAATAATTTTTGTAACAGCATAGATGCTGCTGGGTTGAGAAACAAATTTTATAGGCTGAATCTATTCTGTGGAGATACTATTAATAGTTGTTTGGTGCCTTTGTATAGAAGTTCTTCAAGACTAGGTATTAGATATGGAAATGCAAAAGATCTTAATACGCCAGTTTCATATGGATATTATTCTAATAGTGATGATTTTAATTATATTGAGAATCAAGGGTTATTAGGTAATACTCAAGAAATTGCAGGTAATTCGTTCGTTTCTCGTAGATTTTTAAATACAGGCTTAATAACAGGCAGTATTAGTGCATTAAATAATAATATGCATTATTCTATTTATAGTAAAAATTTGACAAATGGTGGTTATCCAATGGGAGCAATGGATACTGCTGGTACAGGACTTTCTTTACAAATTGGTTTAGGTGGATATAATTGGGGTATATGGGCTAATTCTCTATTGAATCCAACCAATACTACAACAACAAGAATATTTCCTAGTAGAAAAGGCTTATATATCGGTAGTTATGCGAATAATGTTCTTACTTTATATGAAGGAAGAGCTTCAACAATAGGACAAAGAGATTTAACAACTACTTATGCGATTCCTCCAACGACTCTTTCACCTGTTGGTATTTTTGCGGAAAACAGACAGACTACCGTGCCTCTATTTAATTATTTAGATAGGCTACAAGGTTATTCTATAGGGTCATCATTAACATCTACTGATGTACAGAATTATTATGATATTATACAAACTTTCCAAGCGGCACTGTCTAGAGCAGAACAGACTGTTTTAAGTTCTACGTTTGATAGTATTACTAATCCTGACGCCAGAAACTGGCTTACCAGAGTATACGAAAATGGAGGAATTGTTGGTTTACCCACCGCTACGGCCGTACAAAACTTCTGCAATACCATAGATTCGGCTGGACTCAGAAGCAAGTTCTTTAGGCTCAACCTATTCTGCGGAGAAAACCTAAATGCTGCTACTGTACCTCTTTATAGAGGACCGAACATAGGAGGAACTCAGCACGGTTTCTTAATAGATATAAATAATAATATTCTTGATATTGATTATAATGAAAACGGTGGTTTTGCTGGTATCAAGGGCAATGGCTCAAACAAACGACTAGACACCGGTCTTGGAACAGATTTTACTAATAATTCTAGTCTATCTTTTGGAGCATTTATTTCTGAGCCTACATCCACAGCATTTAGTGCTTATCTAGGAGTTGCCCAAAACAACAATGCAGATACGACCGTTTTGTATTATAGAGATGGATTTACTAGAGGGTTGGATGGTACTACATTCTATCCAGCCGAACCAACCAACTCTATTCTTTTGGGTTATCACGCATATTCTAGAATAGCTAGCAATAACTATTTTCATTCTTGGAATGGTATAGCTGGAGCAGCTTCTACTGCTGCGTCTGCTGCTAGAGGTGCTGATACGTTTATGATTCATGCGTTAAATAATAATGGAACCGCAACCAGCCATGGCGATGGTCGCATTTCCATGTATCATATAGGTTTGGGCTTAACTTCTGCCGAAGTCACAACGCTATATAACGCTATTGATGCATTTAATACCACTATGGGGCGCACTAGACCGAGCGATTCATTTGCATCAGTAACCAATGAAGATGCTAAGATATGGATTGATAATGTATACTATAATGACGGAACGGTATCTAGTACTACAGCAAATCTCGTTAATGCATTTTGTAATAGTATCGATTCTGCTGGCTTAAGGAGTAAGTTTTATAGAGTTAATTTATTCTGCGGAGATAGTTTGAATGCCTCTTTAGTACCAGTTTATAGAGGACCAAATAAAACAATAGTATATGGTAAAGTTAAAACCGACACCAATAATAATTTTATATTAAACGACTATAGTGAAAATAGTGGATTAATAGGCAATGGATCATCTAAGTGGTTAGATACTGGATTATCGCAGAACTATTCTGCTAGTAGACATTTTGGTTGTGTGGTTTCTAAATTAGGTACTACTGTTTATAGATGTTATATGGGAGCCAAGGCTAATTCTAGTGATTTTATTGCAGATACTAGGCTGAATATAGACAACACTCTGACATCAGTCGCATTTGTAGGAGCTAATGATGCTGGTCAGTTGTCAACAGGGATAGGTCATCAGATAGCAGAAAAAACACTAGTATTGGCGTCCTCTTCTTCTGGAGGTGCTAATAAAATCTATAGTGATAGTATAGGTAATAATACTATAGCATCTGCTTATTCTAATACCAACACAACAACGATAGGTATTTTTGCACAAAAAGTTGGACAAACAAGTACAGGTACAGCATATACGGATGCTAGACTATCATTCTATACTATAGGAACAGATCTAACCGACTCAGAAGTAACAACTTTGACAGGCATCGTTGACACTTTCAATAATGGATTAAATAGAGGCAAACCTAGCAGTACATTCCCATCCGTTACTAATGCCGACGCTAAAATATGGATTAATAGAGTATATACTAATGGAGGATCAGTATCTGCTAATACGGCCAATGCCATAAACACACTTTGCAATACTATAGATTCTGCTGGATTAAGAAGCAAACTATATAGATTCAACTTATTCTGTGGAGATAGTCTTAGCGCTGGATTAATACCATTATACAGAGGTCCGTCTGTTGGAGATTTTGCTGGTGGTTATAGTGATGGTAACAATAACTTTAATAGTACTGACTATAGCGAAAGTGGAAGTAATGCAGGATTAAAAGGCAACGGAAGTAATAAATATTTAACCACCGGATTAGGTATGAATACCTTTAGTATATCTGATAGACACCTTATGGTTTATGAATCTAGTGTAAGTACTAACGCTTATGCTACTCTTATCCAAGGAGGTTCAGACTATACCGCACCACTTGGGTTATGGTTTCTCGCCTATGGTTTATCTCCACCCTCTCCTAGATATGGTGCTTTTGGCGATTCATCATATGCGCAGTCTCCTAATCACGGCACTCCGGGTATGTTTTTAGGTACTGGTACATCCACAAGCTCCGAAATTTATCGCAACGGAGTGTTAGTTGCTACAGCATCTACATCTACTACCGCTGAACTAGACACTTCTGCTATTATTGTGGGAGCTGGCTACGCGCCTGGAGGCTCGGTTGTGCAACACATCAATGGTTCTATCTCGTCTTATTCTGTGGGTAATAAACTTACGTCTCAACAGGTATTAGACTTTTATAATGCTATAGAAACATTTAATCAGACAATTGGTAGAGGCAGACCGAGCACAAGCTTCTCTTCTGTAACTAATGAAGACGCAAAACTTTGGATAGATGGAGTATATGCTAATGGAGGTACTGTTTCTAGCACAACAGCATCTGCGATCAATACTTTTTGTAATAGCATAAACTCAGCCGGTTTACGAAATAAAATATACAGATTAAATTTATTTTGCGGAAATAATTTAAATGCTTCATTAGTACCGGTATATAAAGGCCCATCATATGATGGTATTGTTTGTGGTAGTCCTTTTGATACTAATAATAATTTTATAGCTTCTGACTATAACGAGACTGGTATTAATGCGGGACTAAAAGGTAATGGATCTAATAAGTATCTTAATCCTGGAATGACCGTATTAGGAACTACCGGTAACGAATCTATGAGTTGCTACGTAATAGAAGAATCCACAACTTCAGCGATCACTTATTATTATCTAGGTAGTCATGCTACATCTAACAATAATAGAACTCTATCTATCACTTACGAACCTACCGCCACACCAATTCAGTACCAAATAGAGGATGGACATACTGGAGGTGTTTTTAATACTGGGCTTACAACCAAGACTAATGGCTTTAAGGCCGCTTCTAGTTCTGGATTGTCTTTGAGAAAACTATATGTAAATGGAGATATAGCCTTTACATCTACCACTACCACAGTAGCGTCTACCGGTGTTATCACTCCTTATATTTTTTGTAGAAATAATAATGGCGGTACTTACGGCTTTGGTAATCAAAGAATTGGTTCTTATCATATCGGTATTAGTATGTCAGATTTAGATATGTATAAATTATACCTTATTGTTCAAGAATTTCAAACATACCTAGGAAGAAACGTATAGTAGTGTATATAATCATGTGTCACAAATTATTTATTTTATTTAAGTGATCAAATTATGCCTAATTCTACCAAAGCCTATAATGCGTCTATTTTAAGTGACTATATTAATCCAACAGGATTAGCCGTATTTCCATCTACGGTGCGTGTGTCTGGTAGTTTGTTAGTTCAAGATGTGCCTGTGAGCGTTAGCGGACACAACCATGCTGTTAGTGATATTGTTAATTTTGATAGCACAGTTAGTGGACTATTACCTAACAATATCGTTACCGGAGTAGGCACCAACGGATACTCTGCACAATGGAATTCTAATAATAGTCTAACTAGTGGTATTATTTTTAGCGATCAAAATAATGTTGGTATTGGCACGACAACCCCGAATAGCACACTTCATGTGATTGGTAGTGGTATATTTACTAGTGGTGTTAGAGTAGGAGATAGTGCCGCTAATAGTTATATTATTGGACCAAGTGGTAATACTTATATTAGATTTAATAGTGGAGCTAATAACTCTATAAATATAGGCTCTAATACAACCACTGGATCATCTGCTTATTTAGATACACAGTTTACATATCTTAATAGTCAAGCCACCTATGTTAATGGTTCTTTTACTTTTCCAGCGGCCGGAAATAATCCTACCAACACCGCTACCCAACAAGACTCAAACTCTATTCGTTTATTTAATAAGTTGTGGGATGGATCGGCCGTAATGAGTCCCGCTAATGAAATTGTGTCTAAGGCTTCAACTACAAGCAATCTATCATCTCGTTTAGCATTTTTTATGCAAAATGGAGATGGTACACAAAATAGAACAGAAAGAGTTAGTATATCTAATAATGGAAATGTTGGTATCGGAACTACAAATCCTCAAAATTTAATACATATTAGTGGATCTACCGCCAATGCTGCTGGCATAAGAATTGACAATGCTGATGGCATGGCAGGTAGAATAGATGCGGACAATGGAGCGCTCTATTTTAGTTCATCAACTGCTACTGTTTGTAGAATGCAAGCTTCTAAAATACGCTTAGGAGATGGTGTCACAGCAGCTGCTATAGAACTAACTGCTAATGGAACTATTTCACAAGATGGCAATGGTGGAGGATTAAGTTTTAGTGGCACAACAGCACGACTTAGTAATGGCATGCATATTACTGGTGGTTCATTGGGGGTTGGCACCACCAGCCCTAGTGGACAACTTCATGTTATAGGAACAGGATTATTTAGTGAAAATTTATTAATTAATAATGTTCCAGTGAGTATCAGTGGTCACAACCATATCAGCTCTGACATTACTAATTTTAATAGTAGTGTAAGTGGTTTAATTCCAATAAAGTCTATATCTCCAGGAACCAATATTTCTATCACTAATAATAGTGGAGATTATACTATTGGTGTAAGTGGCTCTTTAGGACTAACTACAGAAGAAGTAGACGATAGAATAGCCTCATTATTAGTTGCTGGGACTGGTATTCATATTACCTATAATGATAGTGCTAATATTTTAACTATCAATACTAGCGGTCTTCAACCAAGTGGTAATTATAGCTTATCTGACCATAATCACGTAGCTAGTAATATTACAGATTTTAATACTAGTGTTAGTGGATTAATAAATGGTATCTACGCCACATTAGATAGTCCTGCTTTAATAGGTACTCCGACCGCTCCAACAGCAGCTAGTGGGACTAATACTACTCAAATCGCCAGTACACAATTTGTAAGAACAGAAATTAGCAACCTAGTATCGTCCGCACCGTCCACATTAGACACACTCAATGAACTAGCGACAGCACTAGGCAACGACGCTAATTTTAGCACCACAGTCACTAATAGTTTAGCCGGTAAGGCAAACTTAAGCGGAGCAAGTTTTACTGGTAATATTAGCGCTCCTAGCGGAGATTTTAGTTCTAGTTTAAAGGTTAACAATGTAGAAGTTAGCGTTAATACTCATACACATGGAAATATTAGTAGTTCTGGTACAATAGGGTCTACAGCCAATTTACCATTAATAACCATGGCTAATGGTTTGATAATCACTGGGGTCTTCGGCTCGTCTGCTAATACATTCTGTGAAGGCAATGATAGTAGATTATCTAATGCTCGCACTCCTCTTAGTCATACGCATGGCAATATTACTAATGATGGCTCAGTAGGATCTACAGCTAATTTACCACTTATTACTACTACTGCCGGAGCTATTACTACGGGAACATTTGGAACAACGGCTAATACATTCTGTCAAGGCAACGACAGTAGACTGAGCGATACTAGAACGCCAACAGATAATACCGTTAGTACAGCGAAGATCGTTAATAGTAACGTTACATATGCTAAAATTCAAAATATTAGTGCTACAGATAGACTTCTAGGTAGATCATCCGCCGGAGCCGGTGCTATAGAGGAAATAGTGTGTACTACTTTTGGAAGATCCTTAATAGACGATACCGACGCAGCTACAGCTAGAACCACACTGGTAGTTCCATCTCGCACTGGAGGAGATGCTAGTGGTACGTGGTCTATATCAATCACAGGCAATTCTTACGGCTCTTCGTATCAGTTAGCTATTGGAACCGCCAATAATTTTAATACGAACTTTTCTGAAACACCAGCTCACGCAAGATCATTCAGAGAAATGTCCGCTGACGGACCACAAGGCGTATGGTGGTTTGTAGAAAATTTGAGACATAGCAATAATACTGGACAATGGGGAAGGCAGAACGCTTGGGGGTGGGAAGATAATGCCAATGAGTTATGGTCACGTAATGTTCAGAATGGTTCGTGGGGTTCTTGGGTCAGATTTCTTCACTCGGGCAATTATAACTCATATACCCCGACATTGACAGGAACAGGAGCAAGCGGAACTTGGGGTATCAGCATCACAGGCTCAGCCTCCAACCTAACTTCCGCCACAAACAGCGCCCAGTTATATGCTAATGACGCTAGTTATGGGTCATGGAGAGTTGGTGGTTCAAGAAATGGTTGGGCTGGATTAGAGTTTAATAGCACCGGTGCTGGTAATATAAGTTTAATGATGAACTCTGGCCACACCGGATGTCATAATAACACATATGGATGGCAGTGGTATTGGACAAATGGATCATTTTATGTTAGCAAAGGAGCCTATGGAGGATCAAGTGTTGCAACTGTTTTGGATAGTTCAAATTATCCATCGTTTGCTTTGCAGAGTTTAGAAGCTGGTGGTCGATTGACGCTGGAATCCAATGTTCCTGTGAGCACCCTAGATCACACAGCAAAAACAGTGTTGTATTATACTCCTTATAATGGAAATAGATTACCTCTTTATAACAGCGCAAGTAGTCGTTGGGAAATACATAGTTTTAGTGAAATAAGTTTGTCTCTTGGAACTTTGACTAGTGGTTTGAACTATGATGTATTTATTTACGACAGCAGCGGAACAAAATTAATGGAACTAGTTGCTTGGACAAATGATTCTACGCGTTCTGAGGCTCTTGGGTTACAGGATGGTATTTATGTACGATTAAACAATTCAGCAAAGAGATACTTAGGAACTATCCGCACCACAAGTACGACAACCACAGAAGACAGCGAATCCAGAAGATTTGTATGGAATATCAATAACAAGGAACCAAGAGAAATGGCGGCAAACATTAGCGCTATTCATACATACACCTCTACAGCGGTTAGGCCGTTTAATAATTCTCAAGTTGTTGGGTCTACTCGAACCGAATTTGTACTAGGAATCGCAGACAGGCTCGACTGCTCGTTCCATGCATCAATAGCCAATTCCGCCACAGTCGGATTATCGATAGATTCAACATCAAGCTATCATCATAATTCATTGATTTACGTTAATACAGGGGCAAGTGCAATCAGAGTAGTGCCTTCTGCATATACAGATAGACTTACTGCCGGTTTTCACTATTTGTTGATAGTTGAGGCTGGAAATGGTAGTAGCGGCACGTTTAATAATGCTTCAATTTACTCAGTTGTTTTTGCCTAATTAAAGGACGAATAAAATGATAGAGATTCTTCACAACCTAATAAATAAAGTTGTTCCTATTATAGGACTATCCGACAATGAAGACGGTAATTATCGTGTAGATTATGTGGAAACTCCTACAGCAGAGCAAGTCTCTGCGGTAGAACAAATAATAAGTGCTTGGCCCCAAACCTTAATTAAAATTAATAAACAAAAAGAACTTGACCAGTGGTTTCAGGAGCAGCAAGCTTCTGGATATACAACGTCTTATGGATGGAAATTAGGATTAAAAGAATCAGATGTGATTTTGCTAACCGGAGCTTTTGTATTAGCAAAAGAAGCGCACGGTATGGGTCTTGCCTTACCGTATATTATGGATATGGATGGAATACCACATGAACTATCTTTTAATGACTTAACAAGTATTATGCTTTTATATGGGCAATATCGAGCAGATTTATCTACGGAATATGCTAATAGAAAAAGAGCAATTGAAGAACAATAAATAAATTATTAAAAATTATTTTTATATATCAAAAGCACAGATAGAATACCGTCACTTAACTATCAGCAAAGATAGTATCTTGCCAACACTATACAATCTCTTATAATACTATTATAATCTGTCGATATGTAGAACAAGGAGAAAACATGGAATTGAACCACAGCGATATTCAAAATCTAATAGTAATTATTGACTTAGCTACTCAAAGAGGAGTTTTTAAGGCTAGTGATTTAGCTTCAGTAGGTAGTTTATATGAAAAATTAATATCTATCGACAAAGAATTAAAGAAGAAAGCAGAAAATCAAACAGATTCTGCACAGACAGCTTAATATATTTTTACAGCATCGCTTAAATACATAATAGGCTCATTAATGCGGTCAATTCCTAATAGATAATTAATTCTCATATAAGGTGTATTATTCTATATCTTATTAGTAATTAGCCACCTAGAGGATTATTATTATGTCTTGGCAAATCGAAATACCGATCATAGTACGTACTCTAATCAATGATCTCGGAGATCAGCCAGTTTATAGCGATGAAAGAATACAGCAAGTAATAGCTGTCGCAGCTAAATATGTTCAATTCGATGTGGTATTAGATTATACTTATAGTATAGACGTGGCCAACCCTAATATCACACCAGATCCTACTAATAATAAAGACGAAATTTTTATTAGTTTAGTTAGTCTAAAGGCAGCATGTATTATTGATCAAAGTACCTTTCGTACTAAAGCTGCTATGGAAGGAATTAGAGCTGCCCTCGGCCCCGCTAGTTTAACAGTGATTGGACAAAGTTCTGCATGGAAAACTATTTTGGAACAAGGTCCGTGTGCTCTATATGACGAATTAACTAGTCATTGGGATGTTAAGGATGCTAGTGCTATTCGTGCTGTACTTAGTCCATTCGTTAGCAATAGATTTGATCCAAGAACCATCCGAGAGAATGATTATAGATACAGAGATTTTTACTCTTAATATTAATATAAGGATCTAATATGCCAGCCGCTAATCATAATATTACTATCGAACAAGGCTCCGCTTTTGAGATAGTATTTGAATTTATTAATAACAACAACGTCCCCATAGATCTTACTAATTGGTGTGCTCTATTACAATGGATAGACAGCGATGATAATACAGAAGTTTTTAATACCAATTATGATGGTGATGACTATAGAATGTTTGTGAATAGCCTGGGTAAGATCACTCTCCAGATACCGGCTAAAATCACCAAAGATTACAACTTTACCTCTGCAACATACGACCTAGATCTACAAGAACCAAACGAGCAATATCCTAATAGTGGACTTAAAACATATAGATTAAGTACCGGTACAATTACTCTATTGAAGCGCAACACTCCGCCAGTTACAGCAGACTGTGCTAGTGTCAACTCGGACTTTGATATAGATACTTGTAATGTTGGTTGTGAAAATCTAGATCCTTATTCTGTAGTTTATGAAGGATCTTCTGTTGTGGTTGCTGATAATACAACGACTACCTCTAGTATTAGTGTTACAGACTCTAGAACTATCGAAAATATAGATGTTGCTATTAATGGATTGAGACATTCTTCTCCGCAAGATCTAATTTTTGTATTAGAATCTCCAAATAACTCATTAGATAGTGTGTTATTATCTATGAACAGCAAAATATCGAACTATAAGCCCGGTTTTAGTTTTGTATTTTCTGATAGAGCACCAGCTAATGTATATCTTAATAATGTTTTAAATAATAAGAGTTGTAGAATCACTAATAAGAGCACTACTCTTGGTCTTACTAATTTTGATACTAGTGCTAGTTTTTCACACCTTATTGGTCAAACACTATCTGGCCTATGGAAGCTACATGTAATAGATAGCGACACCGGAGTAGCTGGAACTATTGATGGATGGAAATTGATAATTACTTATTCGGATACTTGATATATGTTAACCAACAATATTATAAATCTTTTATATGCTTATGTGGTCGGTTATTTGCCCACCTTCGTTATTAACACAGATAATATCACGAATAGTAACGTAACTATAAAACAGGTAGTGGACTCCCAAGCAATCTTCATAACTCTGTCTGAAACGGCACAAATCAAAAGCACACCAGATACTCCTCTATATACATCACTATGACAAATCCTTTCGAAAATATTATTTCAGCAGAACTAAAACAAATCTATAAATATGCTATAGATGAGGTACTATCGTCTCATGGATTAACCGTTCCCTGTTCTTTATATTACGATAAGCCATCTGCTTCTACATTTTGCAATAACTGTGTTATAGACCCAATATCTCAAATATCGTCTAATATATATAATTCTACTGGTCCTAGTCCTTTTCCTGAGAATACTATTTGTCCAGTGTGTGGTGGATCTGGTATGGTATCTGGTGAAAAAATGGAAATTATTAATTTGGGTGTTTTATTTGATAACAAATATTTTATAAGACCTATTGCTAATAGTGTTATTGGCTGGCCAAATAATAGTATACAAACTATATGCGCCCATACCCTTGCTCATAAATTGCGAGCCGCTTCGAGACTAATGATCGGAGGGACTGCATCTCAATATAGTACGTATGAATATACCAGACAATCCGATCCCCAACCTATTGGTTTTGGTGACACAAATTATATTGTCACTTTGTGGGCCACACAATGAAAATAGAATTTAAATTATTAGAAAAAGATTCTGACATTGCTAATAGTATATTTGATGCTATCAAAGCTAGTCTTAGCGATGTTATGAATAGAGCAGAGCCAGAGATCCAAAGACGAGTAAAAGAAATTTTATCTGATTCTTTAAGAACAGAACCAGAATATCAATCTTTGAAGTCTGGAATATTAAGAGCTGAATTTGGTATACAATATCCTGATACAGTTGATAAAATTGTTGAAAAAATATCCGAGACCGTTACTATAGAACACATACCGATTACTTTTACTGCTAGAGGCATTAAGGGCGGATTTAGATTAGTAGCAATAAAATCTGATAATATTAGTGGCTTAATTGAAGACGCCGATGCTTTGGTTGCGGACGATGCAAGAGGTTATAAATTACCGTGGCTAGAATGGCTGTTATTGAGAGGTTCGGATAAAATTATTAAAAATTATGAAGTATCATTTGGAGCTTCTAAATATTCGCGTAGTGGCATGGCTCTGATGAAAGACTCGAAGTCTTCTTGGAGAGTGCCTCCGCAGTTTGCTGGTACGATTAAGAACAACTGGACCACAAGAGCCATCTCCAAAGCAGAAGATTCTATTAAATCTACTATCATAAGTACTATCGAGAATTATTTATGACTAAATTTCATCATGTATATAATATAGGAGATAAAGGACCAGTAACTCTTCTAGAAGACAACATAAAGATGTTTCTAGATTGGTCTTTTTTAAATATTGGTGGGTTCGTTAATATTAAGATTCCAACCCAAAATATATCTACTGGTAATTTACATCAACTAAAACTATCTACAGATCCAGGCTTAACAGCGAATACCTCCTGGGAATCCCCAAAAAAAGACTGGGTATACGAGACAGGCATTGTTCATAATGGTATGTCGCCCATAAATATATCAGGCATTTATCTGAATAACACCTTTTTACCATCTCCTACCGGATCTGGAGCATATGGCTATAAGATCAATTATCCTTTGGGTAAGATTAATTTTAACAATTCGGTTGGAGCAAAAAGCACTGTGGCGCTAGCATATAGTTACAGATATGTGCAAGTCTACAAAGCACACGACACTGTATGGTGGCAAGAATTTCAACAACAAACATATAATGCTGCTATGTCGAAAGCAAGTCCTAATAGCAATATTTCATCCGAACATAGAATACAAACCCCACTAATAGTGGTAGAATTAACAGATAGAACATATTTAAAGCCATATCAGTTAGGATCTTCAGAAAATATCGTTTATCAAGATGTATTATTACATATATTTAGCGAAACACCCACTTATAGAAACTCCCTAGTAGACATGATGCTTCTACAAAAAGAGAAAAACCTACATTTGATAGATACTCAAAAAGTGATCAAAAATGGTGTTTTTAGCACTAATATTAATGGACAATTTAATCCTAATGCTTTAAATTATGATCAATTATCATACAATGCCGAATATTTTACAAATAGGTATAATATTAAAGATGCTATATTGTCTGAGACAAATACAATTTCTCCCAGCCTATATAGTGGTATAGTTCGTTGGACTTTGGAAATTTTTCCATAGATCAACTAAGGTTGGTGTACTATAAACTAGATTACTTTTAATTTTATTCTCAGAATACAATCAAAATAACTGTCGTACAAACACTCAATTAATGGAGTTCTCTCATGCCAGCAAATAATAGAATTTACTATGCTAGTCAAGCAGTACAGTTACTTCCCTGCAATAGCGAGCTTTCCGCTCATTATTCTGATTGGTTAGTTCCACAGGGACTACAGAGCGTTGGCATGACAACAAATTTCAATCTAGAGCAGGTCTTCCAGCTCGGACAACTAGAGCTTTATGATAATCTTGAAGGAGTACCAGAAGTAGAAGTTACTCTCAATAAGGTTCTAGACGGAACTCCCCCACTTTATCTAATTTGCACAAATGGTAATTCCACATTCCCATATGCTAACGGAAGAGAAATTGCTGAAATCGTTAACAATCGTGTTTCTTTCCGTCTTGGTATTTGGCCAGACAACGTAACAGCCGCTACTGGCGCACCAGCCCACCAAGTAACTTGCAGTGGTATGTATCTATCACGATTTAGTTATACCATTCCTGTTGACGGCAATGCTACCGAAGAAATCACACTAGTTGGTAACAACAAGGTGTGGAGTAGTGGATCGCAGATGAGTCTTGCCGAGTTTAATCCCAATGCTGGTAGATCACCCACAGCTCCTAACGTAATGAGACGTTATAGTTTCGATACTGGAACTGTACTACCAACTGGCACAGCCGGTATTCCAATTCCAAGCGGCAGATCCGTTTCGAGACCATATGTTCAGAACATTACAATTAGTGCTGACCTTGGAAGAGAAGCTATCAACGAACTTGGTTCTTTCTCTCCATACTTCAGATATGTTAACTTCCCACTCGAAGTAACATCTGAATTTGAGGTTACAGCTAGTGACGGAGACAAGGTTGATGCTAATGACTTCTCCACAGTTAGTGGTTGCGGTCAGAACTTCACCAACCTCCAGAACAAAGAAATCAAGGTTATTCTTTGCGGTACCGGAGCTGGTAGTAACAAGCTCATGTTGGATCTAGGTAAGAAGAATAAGCTAACTAGTGTTAACTATACTGGTGGAGACACCGGTGGTGGAAACGCTACAATTACTTATAGCTTCCAAACATTCAACAAGTTTGCTATGACAGCTAGTGGTACTTTTGCTGGCAGTAGTTGGGTAGACAACCAAGCTGACCAAGAGTTCTACAACTAAGTAGTTAATTAGACGATTTTAGAGGCAGACATTAGGATTAGTGGTTTTACAACCGGAGAAAGGACATTATGGAAGAATTATTTAATATAATAGGAAAGCTGTACGTAGATATCTACAATACCCAAAAAATTATAGAACTACTACAAACTCAGCTTAAGGATAAGGACAGGGAAATATCTGAACTAAAGCAAAGGAAATCTTCTAAGGATGATAACGGATGATGTACGTATTGTTTTATATCGTATCTTGTCTGGTTCATTGTTTTTTCATGTAGATGGTCAAACATACGAATTTAGAAAGATTACGAATAAAACCAAATATGAGGCAGAAATTTTATATCGTCAAATTATTAATGACGAGAAGTATAACGAATGGATAAGATCAGATAGTGCTGAGCAGATGATGATAAATTTAGGACTATGGACAAAAGACACTAATGATATGCTGAAGAAACTAGAGAAGAGCATCGAAAATACTAAAGTAGAATTATTTAGTAATTTTTTATATCCAGAGAAAATTAAGAAAATAAGGAAAAGTCTGGATTCTTACAGAGCACAGCTAGACAAAGCCCTATCCGCTAAACAAAATTTCATAGTGTCTCATACTCTAGAAGGACATGCCGAAAACATCAAAAATGAATATATGGTGTGTCAGAGCTTGTACATGGACGACGATAGAGTATTTGATAGTCTAGATAGCATTAATGAAAGTGGTTCATATATGTATTTTAATGCTATAGTATCAGAGATCAATAAGCATTCTATTTCTATGTCTCAATATAGAAAAATAGCTCGTAGCGATGAATGGAGATCTTATTGGAGTTGTAACAAAATCAATACATTTGAAGGATGTGTAGCTAATTGGACCGACGAACAACGTAGTTTAATTAATATCTCTAAAATGTATGATAGCATATATGAACACCCAGAATGTCCCAATGATAAGATTATCGAAGACGATGACGCATTAGACGGCTGGACAATAGTACAAAAAAGAAAGAACGACAAAAACAAGAATCAACAATCGATAGATGCTATTAATCCTAATTTAAAGAATGCTCAAGAAGTATTTCTCATGGCACAGAATAAAGAAGAAGTAGATAATATTATAGGACTTAATACTCCCGACGCTTTACATAGAATGAAACAAAAGAGAGCCGCGATAGATGCTGTTGGTACAATAGATGATATTAATCTGCCCGATGTTCAAGCAGAACTTAGGAACCAGACCAATCAACAAATTAAAAATAGGAAATAACTTATGAGCATGAATAATGATGATATTCTATATAATATCGAAAAACGACTCAAAACAACAATGATAGGATCCATAGCAAAATTTGAAGAATTTTTTGGACATCTATGGGAGGAAGAAAATCCTAATATAGACCATTATGATAAATTATGGGAACAAGCTAGAACATCCATATTAAATAATGGAAATAATCAAATTAGACTTGCGCTTAATGAATTGTCTGATTATTTATATAATAGACGAAATTCCACGACCGTAAAACAAAAGTACCACTATAAGTTTAACTTTAGGAACAGAGGAGATAACGAATGAAGACTAAGACTTTTACCGTAAAGCTAGAGGATAAGGACAGAGAGATTCTCGTAAAGACACCATCTTTAAATGATCAGCGAGAAGCTCAAAAGGTTTATAATCAAGCCTTTACAGACGCTATAAAGAGCAAGAGTGTGGTACGAGCCAAGCTCGATGATCTACTCAAAGATCAAGGACTATGGAGCGACGAAAAACAGGCCCAATTTAACCTGCTCCAAAAAGAAATTCTAGACGGAGAAAAAAGACTAGCAAAGGGAGGATTTAGCTTAAATGAGGCTAAAGACCTAGCTATAGCCATAAAGGCCAAGAGAGATGAGATTAGAGATCTAATCAGTGTTAGAACATCTCTAGATAATCATAGTGCAGAAGGACAGGCCGATAATGCTAGATTTAATTACTTAGTATCGGTATGTGTGGTGTATAATGATTCAAAGGAACCTGTTTTTAAGGACATGGAAGATTATTTGAACAGATCGACAGAAGAAGTTTCACTATTGGGCGCTCAAAATTTGGCTAATATGCTTTATGGATTGGATAATGACTATGAAAGTAATTTACCAGAAAATAAGTTTCTTAAAAAATATAAGTTTGTTGACAATCAATTAAGACTTGTAGACAAGAAGGGTAGGCTGATAGACGCCGACGGTAGATTAATTGATGCCGATAACAGATTTATAGACGAAGAGGGTAACTTTGTAGATAAGTTTGGAAATAGGGTAGACAAAAATGGAGATTACGTTGTTGAGCCAGAGCCATTTTTGGATGAAAACGGAAAACCAATTATTTTAGATGAACCAAAAAATGAAACACCAACCACTCCATCACCAGAACCAGAGTCTACGGCTGTTTCAGAAGAAAAGTCGTCTCAGTAATTACACATTAAACATTTTATATGTTACTTTAATCCCTAGTCTATGTAACTATAGATTAGGGATTATTTTTTAATAATAGGATTTAAATGTCTACAGCTTTTAATTTAACAGCACAGCTGAATCTTAGAGGACCAACCAATGTCAGGAATATTGTTTCTGGCATTAGAAGGCAATTAGGTAATATTACAGCAGACGTAAATCTAAGAATAGACCCTGCTGCTACTAGAAATCTAACCCAACTTAATACAGCTTTAACAAACTTTAACGCAACCCTTAGAACCACACAAACAAATGCCGCTAATACAGCGAATGCTCTAAGAGGTTTGGCCAATGCTATTAATGGAATAAATGCTAACAATCTACCAAGAAACATGACCAACATCGCCACTGCATCAAATAGAGCAGCACAGGCTACTGGTCGAGTAACACAACAGGTAGGAGAAGCTCGTAATCAGATGGAAGAATTCGGTAGACAGTCTGCTCTAGCTGTTCGTCGTTTTGCTGCTTTTAGTATTTCTGCCGGTATCATTGTTGGTTTTACAAATGCTATTAATAAGGGTGTTAGAGCTTTCGTTGAGTTTGATAAAGAATTAGTTAAATTACAGCAAGTTACTGGTGAATCTGCAAAGGGATTATCTGGTCTTCAGAAAACTATTGCGAATTTAGCTTCTGGTTTAGGTGTTAGTTCTTCCGAATTAATTAATGTTTCATCAACATTAGCACAGGCTGGTTTGAGTGCTAGAGATACTGAAAAAGCTCTTAAGGCATTAGCACTAAGTTCTTTGGCTCCGTCATTCGATGATATGAATAAGACGGTAGAAGGTAGTATCGCATTGATGAGGCAGTTCGGCATTAGTGCCGGTCAACTAGATCAAGCTCTTGGTTCTGTTAATGCTGTTGCTGCGAAGTTTGCCGTCGAAGCTAGTGATATTATTGCTGCTATTCAGCGTACTGGTGGTGTGTTCGCTGCTGCTAGTAAGGGAGTTAGTGAAGGCACCGATGCACTCAATGAGTTTATTGCTGTTTTTACCAGTATCCGAGCCACTACTCGTGAAAGCGCAGAAACTATCGCAACCGGTTTGCGTACTATTTTTACTCGTGTACAAAGAGGAGAAACCATAGAGGCTCTTAAGCAATATGGTGTTAATCTTACTGATTTAGAAGGCAAATTCGTTGGAGCTTATAAGGCAGTGGAACTTTTATCTAGAGGTCTTGGTCAGATTGATCCAAGAGATCTAAGATTCTCTCAAATTGTAGAAGAACTTGGTGGATTCCGACAGATCGGTAAAGTTATTCCACTTATTCAACAATTTGCTACAGCACAACAAGCATTAGCAGTTGCTCAACGTGGTCAAGGTTCTCTAGCAGAAGATGCTGCTATCGCCCAATTATCTCTTGCTAATCAGATAGCTAAAGTTAGAGAAGAATTTTTAACTCTTATTCGTGATATTGGTGGAACAGATACCTTTCAGACTATTGCTAAAAGCGCTTTAGGTTTAGCTAGTGCGTTAATCAAAGTAGCAGATAGTGTTAAGGGGGTATTACCAGTACTTGGTGTGGTTATGGCCATACGAGGTACTGCTGCCTTATCCAGTTATGCTAGAGGTTTTGCTGGTGGTATGGGTAATATGAGAGGTGGACGCAGAGCAGCGAGTGGGGGTTATATTAAATATGCTGCCGGTGGACAGGTGCCTGTGGCTTTAATGCCCGGTGAGGCTGTCATATATCCAGAAGCAGCAAAGCGTATTGGCACACCAACTCTACGTCGCATGAATTATGCTGATAAGAAGATGGCTAAGGGTGGTAAAGTAGGCATGGTTCCAGGCACCGGCAATAGTGATAGTTTTTATACATCTTTGCCAGCTGGAAGCTTTGTAATTAGGAAGAAAGCTACCCAAGCTATGGGCGCTGGTAGAATTAATGATATAGCGTCTGGTAGACAAAAATTTGCAGTAGGAGGCGAAGCAAAATGGAGGGACGTAGAAGCCCAGATGAGAGGCGGTAGAGGACGACCAAGCAAAAATACTACTACAGTAGGAGAAGCTGTTGATAAGGTATCGTCTAAAGAATACAACAATAGAAAAGGCAGATTTAAGTCTGATTTTCCTTTTATCATTAGAGGATTAAATAGAGCAGGAACTAAAGCTCAAATTAATGAAGAAGCAATATTAGATAAATATCTTAAAAAAGGAGTCAATGATCTTTCTAAAGCTATTGTTAATCAAACACAAGGAAATATAACTGTTCCTTCTAGTGATATTGATATTCAAAATAAAGAAAGTATTTATGGAGGACTATTTGAAACCGCTTTATTAAAGATTAGTAAAAGATCAGCAGATAAAAAAGACAATAGTCAAAACTTTGACTTTCCAAGAGGTATAGGACCGATCTTGTCTAATATCTTTAGTGGTATGCCTCCTAGTATATCTACCGACGTTAAAAGAACAGCAGCAGCCAATGCTGGTATGAAATCTAATATAGCTAATAAATTAGCGAATGAAATGGCTTCCAATAGACTACCCAAACAGCCCATGCCGGTCGGAGTAGTATCTTTAAGCCCAATGGACTCTGCTATAGTTTCTAAAATTTCAGGAGCAGAAGTAAACAAGTTATTAAATACTAAGCTAAAACAAAAAAGTAAAAGTCAAAGAAGAGCTATTGGTGGACTTATTCAAAAGTTCGCCAAGGGAGGACTAGCAACTAGAAATGTCGGATATATTGATAGTGATGAAATAACACAGCTATTAAAAGATAGTGTTAAAGGTCCGCTCATTAAGGCCGAAATGGATAGGCTAGGAATCAAAGGAGTAACAGAGTATAAAGAACACCTCGCCAACTTAGCAGCGACCAGAAGAAACGACGGAAGTCTCAAGAGATTAACGAATATCTTTGGTGTTGCTGGATCTGGCAAGAGCACAATGCTCCAAGGTGGATCAAGAGCCGCCGAAGCAGACAACGCCAGACTACGCAAAACCAATAGATATCCAGTATTAACAGAGCAAGATATATTGCGTTCAGATCAAATTGTTGACTCTACATCAGTAGCCGGTCCTACTCAAAGAACAGCATTAAGTTCTGCTGATAGAGTAATAGCTTTATCATCTAGAACTAAAGAATCGCAAGAAGCACTAAAGAAGAATAGAAAATCTAGAGATACTAGTGGTAGAAATTTATTTGGTAGAAGACCAGGATCTACCAAAAGCGCCCCATTAGATAGTGGTATGGGAGAGGCATATATCGCCGCTAGTGGTGTTTCTGGTGTTGATCCTAAAAAAGTTGTTACAATGAAGTTGGGTGAAAAGTTTAGAAAGACCAGAACATCACAACCAACAGTAAGAACTCCAGATAAAACTGGTTTATTTTATGGTAATTTTGGACCCACAACAAAAGGCCACACTAGTGTCGTAAAAGAAGCAGAAAAAATGGGTATTCCTGCTAAAGACTTTGTTGCTTTAGTAGGTGGTGATACTCCTATAGATTATACAGATAAAGATCCTCATAGTAGACGTACTGCTATCTTCCCACAGAAAAGTTCTGATCAACTACCGTCACGACTAGGTATGGCTAGAGCAGCTTTTGGCGCTATGGGAGCCAACGTATCCGCCATGCCCAAAGGAAGCGGCCCAGGAAGTATTCCGTCTGCATTTAAAGTAGGAGAAGATAGTTATATTGTACCTAGAGGCAAGGGAGATATAGCATTTGTAGGTGACGAGAAAGAGTCTGGGTCTTTATCTAAATATGAAAAACTAGGATATGGCGTTAAATCTCTTCCAAGATCTGGCGGTATCAGTGGCACTAAAGCTAGAGAAGCCATAGCAGCTAATGATATTCCAGCCTTGAAAAAGTTGCTAAGTCCAGCCGGATTCGAGTATGTGCAAAAACATATGGCTACTCTTCAACAGCGTCCTAAGTTGCTAGACGCTATCTTATCCAAGATTGAGAGAAATAGCGCATCTGGCAAAGGTACAGCAGGCAGACTATCACAGATTAAATCTCAGTTAGCAGACTTACCATCTAGAGTTAGTAAAACTACACCAGCAGATGTTGTAGCAAAAATAGAGTCTTTAAGAAAAGAAAGAGATTCATTATCTAGTAAAGTTGGCAGATTACCATCTAAATTAATGTCTAGATTAGAACAAAGACAAAAATTTGCTGTTGGTGATGAAGTCAAGAAAAGAAAAATCAAAAAGATTAACCCAAATGACTACTCACAAAGTATTCAAAATCTACAGAATGATCCTAACAGTATTCTAAGACAGCAGGCTGTTGGTGTTGCTATTCTTCAGGGACCAAAGAAAGGTGTTGCAGATTCTGCTGTTAGTAAAAAGTCTATTATACAATCTGTTGGCAAACAATACAGCGATTTATTAGGTTCTGCTGTGTCCGGTGGTAGTATTGGTATTCAGAGAGAAGCCTTAAAGCCACAAGTATACAAAGACTTCAATGAAGGTATCGAAAATGGCCTAGTACAAGCCGTTAATACTGCTGTTGGTACCATTTCTAGTAAATATCCAGAACTACCCACTCCGGCAATCAACGGAGAAGAAGAAAGAAGAAAATATTTAAAGGGTGTTAATGATGCTGCTAAAGGCAATATGTTCGAAGAAATGCTAACAAGCATGAGGAACAAAGGACAGTATGATGCCAACCCAGATCCACAAAGATCTTTTGACTTTGCACCAAATAAAGGCTCCGCTTTTGGATTGTCTAATATATTCGATAAAATTTCTTCTCTTTTATATGTAGACGCTAAGGCTAGCAATCCTTCTGATGCTGCTATTTCTAAGAAAATTGCGAACCAAACTCTTAGAGATTTAGGGGTTATTAAGGGTAGAAAATCTAAGGATGTTCCAGATCAAGGTTCTATGGAGAGAGATATTAGTAAGAGGTTGCAGTCTGTTACTGAAGATTCTCCGTTATCATTACAAGATTTACAAAAAGAATTACCCAATGCTAAACTAAAAATGACCAACTCTATTGCCAAGAGTATGGGTCTTGTGGTTGATAGGGCCGGAGGTAAAACCAATTTTATTAGACCTAGAGTCGGACAACCTAGAAGACTAGCTAGAGGTGGTTTCGCTAATAGATTAGCGGTATCTGATCACGATATGACCGGAGCTGTGACAGCAGGAAAAGAAACTCCCAGTTTGTCACAATTTAAAGATCCCAAACTAGCAGTTCCAGATATAATGTCTGGTAGTCCAACTAAATTAATAGGACTTCTTAAGCAATATGGAGCTACCCAGATACTTACTGCTAGAAGCGGCGGCCCTAAAGGAGAGATGAGAGATGCTCTTAAGAGATTTTATAACAAAAATGGTTTATTAATTCCAGACTCTAGAATAACTACATTAGGAGATCAGATCAATGATATTCCTACTCCAGAAAGAAAAGCACGAGCTTTATTTGATTTAGTTAAAAAATATGGTAAAGTAGATTTTTTTGATGATGATCCTAGAAATATAGAAGCTGCTAAAGACGTTAAGGGAGTAAATGCTAGAAGAGTTAAGGTTAGAAAAGCTTCTGGCGGATCAATTCCTTCCTCAATAGACAACTCATTGTCTCTTAATAGATCTGCTAAAGATAAAAGATTGGATTCTAAAAAATTAGCAGCTTTTCTTGGCGCTAAAACCACAACTTCTACTAAGCAACAAGAACTAGCAGAACGATTAAAAGACCTTGGTGTATCAGCTCCCTCTAAACCAAATTATGAAGAATTACTAAAAGGCCTAAAAGGATATGCAAAAGGAGGAGAAGTACCAATAGTTGCTCAAGAGGGAGAATATGTTATTAACAGGAAATCTGCAAAGGCTATAGGATATGGTAATTTACATGCTTTAAATAAATATCATACTGGTGGAATAGTACAAAAATTTGGCGCCGGAGGACCGCTGGACTCCGCTATGGCCTCAATGTCTGCCAAAGATGCTGCTAAGCTAAAGGTTTCTATTAGTAAAAATGCTAAAGCCTTTGATCAGTTAGAGAAAGGCGTTAAGGGTTGGCCAATAGACGCGGTACAAGCAGCTATGAAAAAACTAGCAAGAACACTAGAACGAGGAGACAAAACCTTTAAGTTTGATAATAAGAACTATAATAAAAACAATCCCGCAACAAGACAAAACAAAAAAGAAAGAGTCGGACTAAAGGGCAAGCCAGCCGGTACAGGAACATCAAAAGCTTCTACCAATGAAGCCAATTTTGAAGCAAATAAAGTAAAAATGATTGCTGATTTACAAAAATATGAAAAAGCACAATACGACAAAGAGAGAAAAAAGGGAAAAACAGCACAAGAAGCCAGAGAGTCGTCTAAAGCAGCAGCAATAGCTCGCACAAAACAAATAGCACAACCAATGTCTAAACAACAAGAAAGAGCGGTTACTGCACAAGCTATTCGTAAAGCTAGAGCATCTGGAGCAAATAATCAGGATGCAAAAAGATCAGGGCAAAATGCTTTAAATAATGCTAGAGCAAAACAACAAGCACAATCTCAAGGAGCTGCGATATTCAATACCGCCTCGGTGACCGGAGATAAAACGTCTTTAAGAAACGCCCTCGGTGGATACAACCCAGCTTCTGCCGCTAGAGCCGGAGGAGGAACCAGAACAGGCGGCGGAGGAGGAACAGGAGCAGGTGGTGGAGGATCATCTAGACGAAGAAGATCGTCTGGAGGAGGTCAGCAACCAGATAGGGATAATAATGGTCGTATAATGGGTATGGGAAGATTAACTCAAGCTGGTTTTGGTATTAGCATGATGGGCGGTCTTGGTAGTCAGTTCTTTAATCCAGAATCTAGCGCATCAAATGCTGCGAATGCTGCTTTTACAGAAAGTTTTACTAGTACTATTGGTATGGGAGCGACCGTTGCTGGTAGTATAGGAGACTTGCTTAGTGGTAGTGGAGAAGATAACAACAGAAGAAGACCATCCAGAAATTCTCGCAACAGAGGAACATCAACTAGAACGAGACCACAAGCTTCTCCGTCGAGTCGAGGAAACAGTAGAAGCAGCGGCCCAAGGGTATCGTCTGGCAGCTCCGGTAGTGGCGACGGTAGTGGCTCAGGCATGGGAGTACTGGGAGGACTTGGTGCCGTACTGGGAGTTGTTGCAGTAGGAGGACTTGCTTTAGCGGAGGGGTTGAAGGCCGCTCACAATGCTGCTAGAGAATTCACTATCAACCTAGCTAATAATAAACTACAAGAGTCATTAGAAAAAGCGAATAAGTCTGTAGAAAAATTTAGTAATAATCTCAAAGACCGAACAGCAGAGACCCAAGCGAAACGAGATACTCTAGATGTCGTTAAGGCTACCGATGCTTTAGACGCAGCTTCTTCAAAACCAGAAGCAGGATTATTTAATCTTGGAGATGCTATGTCCGGAGATAAGGGCAGTTTTGAGCGTAGTCAAATTCTTAATAAGAGGGGCATATCCGCATATCTTAGCACAACTAATATGTTTGGGGGAGAGAACGCAGCAAAAAATCAAGCTGCTCAATTTTCGACACTAATTCCACAGCTAGCATCTGAAAAATCCAAAAGATACACAGGAGCAGCAGAATCCTCCACTTCGTTCCTAGAATCAAAATTCCGTTCTGGCTCTAGTATAGACGAGATGAAGAAAGATAAAGACCAGTTTAGTAATCTCACAAAAAGCCTAGCATTAGCGGATGCTGCGATTCAACAACAGATTATGACTGTTGAAAATTCTACCACACTCAATGATGCACAAAAGGCTACCCTTAAAAATAGTATCATAGCTACCAATGCTGAAACCAAAGCTAGAGAAATACAGACTAAAGTATTGAGAGAAATGGCTCTTGAAAGTCTTAATAAGACTACAATAATTTTACAAAATAGTCTCGAAAGAATGTTCCAGAACATGGAGCAAGCTATTGCTTCTAATGCATATGCATTGGATAAACTTACTGCTAGCGCAGACCTAGCATCCGCTTCCTTGTCCGGTTCTGCTAAAGTAGGATCGGTAAAACTAGATAGTATTAATACCCTACAGAACCCAAGGGCAAATAGCGGACAACCTATGAGATCCGCAGCTGATCAAGCAGCATCTATGTTTGGAAATGAAGCCCCGGCTATTAAGTCTATATTACAAGTTGCTTCTTCTATGGAAGATGCTGTAATGTCTACTATTAACAGTACTCTAAAAAATAATCCTGGTGCTACCAATGAACTTGTTGGTGGGTCTATAGATAAATCTATATTTAAAGTATTAACCGATCTTAAATTACCTCCTGACTTGAGTTCCAAGCTATCTAGTGAAGTTGGTTTAGCTATTAAAGATATGAGAAAGTCTGGTGAAGACAAGGTAGATTTTAGTCAGCTAGTTGAAAAAATACCACAACTCGGCAGAGTACTAGATAGTGCAAAAAGAGCGCAAGAAGTCGCTATTAAATCACTAGAAAATTGGCAAAATGCTTTAAATGAATATGCTAATACGACTAATCAATTAATTGATATACAAATAGATAGTAATCAAAAACTTAGAAGAGCTACAGATATACTAATCGGTGGTCAAAATGAATTAGCTAATGCTTTTGGTAAATCGGCTTCATTACAAAGCGCTGTAAATAACTCCAAAGCCAAAACAGCTTCCCAAACAGGAGGACCAACCGACCCATCAGACATCCGTAGAAATATACAAAGTCTTGAATTAACAAGACAATCAGAGCAGGCTAGGTCAGATACTGCATCCCAAAAGGGTTTTGGTGGTAAAGATGAATTCATGATGATGCAAGAAAGGCTAAAAAATACTAGTGTTGCATTAAGAGAAAATTATGATGCTCTTAAGAACATGGCGGACAACACAGATGTTGCCAGCGCCGCCCTAAATAAAATTTCTGAAATTAGACAACAAAGACAGGCGGGAGTCGGTTTTGCTGAAAAGCTAGTATCCAGTACTCCCAAAGAATTAGCAAATCTTAATATGTCAATGGCCAGACTGCAAAACAACATGGCTGGTGGAATGAATATGTCCAATGCTAGCCAAAGAGCTGGCGACCTACAGCTGTTCAACGAACTGGCTCCTTTGCTGGGAGATAAGCAATCAGAGATGAAAGCTAATGTTTTAGAAAACATGCTCAAAGAATCTGGAGTTGGAGTGAGTCCAATGATGCAGGAGGTTCTGACATCTCTAAGGAATCCGGAGGCCGATCCGGCCATGCAAGAAGCTATTGCTACTTATAGAGAAGCTATCGGTCTTCAAGCAGAGGCCAATAAACAATTAGTTTTTCTTAATACTCAAATGGCAGAGAATAGTGCGGATATAGCTGCTAATAAATTGGCTCAATCTATGCGTGGTGTTATACTAAAATTTGAAAGCCAGCAATTATTAGATATTAATAATAACATCAAAAATTTAATTGCAGTAGTAGAGGCCAAAGGTGGCTTGGCGCCGGGCGCTGCTCCGGCCGCAGGAAAAGCTCGTGGAGGAATGATATATGCCGCGGCTGGACAGTTGGTTGACTTTCAACCAAAAGGAACAGATACCGTTCCTGCTATGTTAACACCCGGTGAATTTGTGGTTAATAGAAAATCTACACAAAAACATTTACCATTACTTAAATCTATTAATAGCAACTCATATTCTAATGGTGGTAAAGTAGGATACTATGCTTATGGAGGATTGGTATTCGGAGATCCTTGGCAGAGAGAAGATAAAGCAGATGCTCTTAATAGGTCGGCCTCTGTTGAAAACGAAACACCAGATAGACATCCTGATCTACTAAAAAATATGAGTAAAAGTAAGGGAGATTTGTCCAAATATTTTGAAGATATCTTTTCTGTTCAAGGGGCGTTTTATGCTGCCAATAAAAACTCTGGCCCTGTATCTGATTGGTTTTTTGACAAATTTACCGGCTCATTTTCTGGGCTACAACCACAAGCTGTTTTGGGTTCCTCATATTCTAAGTTTGTTGCTTCTGTCGGTCCGGGAGTCGTCGATTATACTAATATTACCAGATCAGGAAATGTTAGAACTCCTAAAATTGGTAATATCCCAACCCTGGAATTCTTTTCAGATATAGTTTCTCAAACAGCGGAACAGAAAAAAATCAAAGAATCACAAATAAAAGAATATTATGGTGTGCTAGACAATATACTTAAATTTATGCCAAAAACAGAGATATCTGGCGATAGTATCAAAGTTGATGGGAAAAATATAATTATAGATAGTCTTCTTGATCCAAAATCTAGACCAGACTTATCTCCCCAGGTTGATGTTACTTCAACAGCCGATGGCTACAAACAATTGATAACCGTATCTAATCTTTCTAAAAAAACGGGTAATTTGCATGGTTTATATACTAAAAATAATATAAATACTATTCATGCAAATAGTGATGATATGGGTGGAATCGGGAATATATATGGTATTAATGCACAGAATAGGGATCTAAGCGGATATCCATATACTAGGATAGTAGCCGGATTGGATAGTATGAGATATGCTGGCCTAGGAGGCTTCTCTTCTATGGATATAGCTGGAGACCTTGCTTCTCAGACAACTAATTATGACAATTCCATGTTCGATGGTGATATGGCACAAATTAAACAGAGACTATCTAATGCTCAGATAGTGAAAGCTAATCTAGAAAGAACAAAAGAACTATTATCTGGCGGTAACGTTAAACTTCAAGAGAGTGAAACATCAGAAGCTAATAGAAACTATGTAAATAAACTACAACAATTACTTAGCGGTTCGGTATTTAAAGCGACTTTTTCCGAAGCCGAAATAAAAGGAAAAGATTCTGTCAAGCCACCCATAACTCTGTATAACCTAGATGGTAATGATTGGGATTCTAGAGTAGATGTTCTTGACAAGGATGCTTCTGTTACAAAAGGAACGTACGCTGGTAAAAAGGGCTCTAGCTGGATCCCTGTTGGATCAAGAACCATGGGCGTGGGAACAGTACCTGATCAATTTAGTATTCAAAAATGGTTTCCTTGGGTTGGGTCTGGATTTAATTCTACTATTTTTGATGATCTTAAAAACAAATATAATGCACAGAATCCAAACAATGTAAAGGTAACTCCAGGATCATATGCTGATGATATAATGGCATTTAATTATAAAAACATAGAAGGACCTATGTTCGATGCTAATAAAAAGATGACCAAAAACAAATACAAGTTTACAACAGTTTCGCTGGATCAAAATACTGTAAACGAGAAACTGAATCCGTTCCGAGACTTAGTTGATCAAAACCTTCTTCCACAAGATCCAGAAAAATCCGAGATTTACGCAAACACTCCGGGTGATCTAATAGGTATGATCAAAAATTTGGTCAATAATACTATTCTAAGAACTCAACAAAACACTTTATCATTTGGTAGTTCTATTAAGAGATTATCAGCAGCAGACAAAGCTATAGCAGACCTAGATTTTGCTCAACAAACAAAAGATAATGCTTATTTACTTAATTCTATAGCACCAGGATTTCAATACGAAGCAAAATTATATGGAGACGAACTAAGAAAGAGAATAGCACAACAAAAACAAGATCAACAAGCAGCAGCTGGAGAAAAAGGGATAGCCAATAAAGCAAATCTTCAAGACCTACCAGAAAATCCGCTATTGTTAGCCGAACAAGCGAGAGGCATAGTTAGTAAAGTCTTATCTCCTGTTTCTGGAATTTTATCTGCATACAATATTAAACTCTCTCCTATTAGAGTAGCATCTCAAATTGCTCCATACGGTAATTATTTATTACAGGCTCAACAGTTTTTTGGTGATGCTGTAACTCAAAAATTTAAAAACAACAAGAAGGGAATAGACCAAAGACTATGGAATGTCTGGGGAGCGCTCGGGGCCTCTGGTAAAGTATTTGAAAAACTAGGAGCGGGAGATAAGCAGGGGCTACAAACCCTATTAGGTTCTGCTGCTAGTACTCTAGATAGTACAGATTTAGGAGATATGGTTGTACGATATGGTCAATTGTTAGCGGCTCAAGGAGCAACATTCGCTGGTACAGCTGGGCTATCTACTCCGAAAGACGTACTAAAGAAAGAAATTGGAGACAACGACAAACAAACAATAGAAGGTATATTTAAGAAAGCTCAAACAGAAGAGGCTACAGTAGCCAGAGATGGTAGATTAACCGTAAATAAAACCGAAGGAAGGAATCTGCCGACCAACTTATTAGATCTCGGAAAGAAAATAGTTAACCCATACTCCACATTCCAACCTGGAGATCGTAGTCCTTTATTTGATATTCTTCTCAAAGGATTGGAAACACACGACAACAAGGGGGTTAAACGCAATGTTAATGAAAAATTAGTCACCAATCTCAAAGCTCTAAAACAGTTCTATGCTTCATTTTTAGATCCGATAGTAAGCGGAGGGGTTGCTCCAAATGATGATATGATACGGCAGATATCTGATCAGTATCCAACAATGAACGCTATTTTACAAGTATTAACTAATGGCGAATATGGAGCGATGCCGGATGCTAAAAAAATGCAAGAGCTTGCAGCTGCTAAAAAAGCCAGAATGGAAGCAGAGAAAAAGGCTAGTGGCGGCATAGTATATGCGAGCACTGGAACCCTAGTAGACTATAAACCCAGAGGGACTGATACTGTTCCAGCGATGTTAACACCAGGAGAATTTGTAGTTAATAGACAATCAACATCCAAACACTTACCATTATTACGTGCTATTAATAGTAATAGATATCAAACAGGTGGCGTTGTATCCCCCAACTATTATGAAGCCGGTGCGCTTGCATCAGGAGCAGCAAAGACTGTCGGTGCTATAGCAGGCATGGTCGGTATCAAATTAGATACCAAAAAACTAGAGACAGATATTACATCAGCATTCGATAGCGGTTCTCAACAACTAAAGAGTCAACTTCAGGGTATTTTTGGATTAAAATCAGAAGACCGCAATGCATTAATATCATTTGGTACTAGTATGGTAAGACTAGTATCTCAGCTAGCTCAAGTTAGTATACCTCCAGAAATTAAGTTCAGTATGCAGCCAGTACAAGTGAATATTACAGGCGCTCAAGGATTGACAGAGGCTGCTCAAAGTCTAATTGATGGAGCAATCAAGAAAGCTTTTGATGATTTTTTAAGTATTAATGATTTGCAGGGTACCTATAAAGCGCCAGATGAAAACTAGTCGTCTTACTGTAACAGGTGTATTTAATAATATAATCTAAAAGGAAGAAAAATGATCAAATCCCCCATAAGAGTCGTTGAAAATATAGGATCTTATTGCCATGAGACTAATAATCGATTAGTTTTGGGCGAGATTCTAGATGGATATGCTGGACTATCTATTAATGACCATAATACATATATACCATATATATGCAAGTCTTTTGATCTTAAAAACTGGGAGATAGGTATTGGTCTAGTGTCTGTTGTGGACTCCAAAGTTACTGTGGAGCGTGTTAGGGTAATCAAAAAATCTTCAGAAAGTTATCAATTTGTTGGTAATAATAATCTATTTTATGTGTTTGCTAATGAATATAACTTTAATACTGGACTAAATAATTGTGTAGCATTAGAAGATCAAACAACTCTAGTTAATATTAAATGTACTTATTTAAAAACCAATGATTCTAAAGACACGTATGAACTACCCAGCAGCACAAATAATCAAGGATTAGCTATAGACTTTAAGAACACATCAGACTCAACTCTATATCTGCATAATTCAGATGAAAATGAGACATATGCTTGTGGACCCGGAGAATATCTTAAAGTTATAAGTGATGGAAATAGTTGGATTAAATTATACAGTGTGGTTGATTCTTTGGGTGTTGTGTCTTTATCAGCAGAACAACCGAACTATTTTAGTACACAAAATCTAACAGCTTCTGGAATATACGGAGCCATACAATATAATAATAACGGCTCTATAGATGGTTCTAATCTAGTAATTAGCAGCGGATTATTATTGCTAGGCAGTAGCTCAACGAACCCCTCGTCTGCTCAAAATATCATTCCATTATCTCTCTCTAATAAAGATACAATTTTTAATAACAACAATACTTCTGGCAATTTTATTGTTAAGGGTCTTGGTGATAAGAATTTAATTTTTACAAAAGATGGCAGACTAGGACTCAATATTCCCAGCGGTTCATTACCTCAAACAGCATTGCACGTATTAAGTTATGCTTGTCAAGAAGGTATTAGGTTGGAAAATAGAAATTCCTGCTATCCTGCAAATCTGACCCTATATCATAAGCCTTCTACTTTGCCATCCAACGGCAGTATAGTATCAACCATTAATCTATCATCTAAAAACTCCGCCAATGCACAAGTTAATTACTCACAACTAAGATCCAAAATCATTAATTCTGATTCTGTATCTAGTAGTGGCGAATTTGCTGTAGCAATACAGAATAACGGATCGTTAATAGAATCATTAAGAATTAATCCAACTGGATTTATAGCATCTGTTAATACCAATTCTATTGTAGTAAATAATAATGGTATTCAATTAAACGGATCTTTAAGAACTAATCAGATTGCTACTAGTGGTAGCTTTATGATGACTGATGGTAGTGGAAATTTAGTTTTGACAAGCCTTAATAATAGTCCTATAATAAGCTTGTTAGATGGTGATGTTGTCACATTTACTGGAGTATGTTCATGAAGATTAAAAGAGATATAACATCAGAATCAGCTCCAGCCGCAAATCAACTAGAAGTTGGCGAAATAGCTATTAATGCTAGAACAGGAATTTTATACTCCAAATTAGTAGACGGCACTGTTATAAAATGGTTGGGTGCTCCGGTCTGTGAATCAGAAAATAGTACTATTTGTCCAGTTCCAGTACCAGAGATTTCTTTTAGTGACATTTCTAATTTTTGTTGTGGTGGTGATAGTTTAACATTATATGTTAGTAACTTATTGGTAGGACATAGATATTTTTGTACGATAACAGATCTTATAGAGGATTCTACAGCAGTAGTTTCTCCAGAAGAACCACCATTGTTACCAAATAATAAATCGGATAGATCTGCTACATTTAATATCAATATAGATAAAGAATTACAAAGTATATCTATGTTTAAAGTTAGCGTATATGAAATTGTTAAAGTTAATAATATAGACACCAATATGTTGCGTTCTGAAAAGCTAATCAACATTTGCTGTCGTAACTGCGCAGGATAATCATGGTAGAAAAAATAAGTTATTCTGGATCTGTTTGTTTTAGTGGCGTTGTCGTATCTTTTAGTGGATTAGATTTGTCACTAGACGAAACATATAGTATAAGATTTGATAATTTAAGTACTATTCCTGCCGCTACTAACGTTACATTGAATCCAACAGGATTTATTTTGGCTCCGTCCGACAAATCCCCAGTATTATCAACAATTTTTAAATCAAGAAGTAATTATTCCAATAATGCTAGTTTAAATTTAATTAGTTTAAGTATATATAATAACTCTAACGAGCTAATACACAGAGACTATAAATCTATCTCATGCGAGAGTTTGTGTGGCACCGGAGTTCCTTTGTCTCCCACGCCAACAGTAACGCCAACTATCACGCCCACAATTACCCCAACACCAACCCAAACACCACCACCACCCTCTCCACAACCAACATTAAACATTAGAACATCTTTTGATAGACTTATTAATGTGCTTCCAACATGTAATAAGGTTCTTATCAGAGCTAAGGCTTATGGAGATATTAACAAAACATATGCGTATACTTTTGGTACAGATATGACCAATGTTGACTTACAAATATCCAATCCGGCTGGATATATCACCATTTTACAAAATCCCACATACGTATATACTAATATTACATTACCCGAATCTTGTAAGGATTATGTGCTAGAATTTGGCCTATCTGATGATATTAATACCGTGCAATCGGCGGCCGTATTTAGGTGCGGCAACTGTTAATTTTAGTGTATTACATAAGTAAAGCAGACACAAGGAAACTATAATGCCTACTCCGCCACCGGCCCCAATTACCATTAAATTTGATTTTAGACACTATATACCCAACCAGGATTTATCTGCTGGTACTGTGCAATTGGACGGAATGGATTGTGCTGACAAGAGTTTTGTAGCCACCATATTGGCCGAAAATCTCATGCCAGGACATAGTTATAGAACCACATATGAACTGGTCAATCCTCAAACTGATCAAAAGGTCTTCAATCCAGCTTCTTCTGATTTATATGCTTCTTATGGATCTCAAAATTTTGTTACGTCCGTTGTATTGCCTAAAGGACCAGATAAAGAATCTAATAGTTATGTACTCAAGGCCACTATTACAGATCTAACAGAAGGATCTACGGCAACAGCCTCTACTCAGATAAATCTTATCTGTGGCATAAAGAGACAGGTTTTTGAGGTAGAGCTTTTAGATCCAGATTCGCTCACATCTAGAGATGATGTTGTGGACTTGGGAGATTGTACTAACGGTTTTCCACTCGTTGGTGTTATTAAAAATGCTTTAATCGGCAAAGAATACGACTATCAACTATATGACAATCCAGCAGGAAGTATAATTTTTGAAAAACAAACAGGAAATGTTTATGCTGGAGATATTAATCAAAATTTTAATTCTAAAGTAGCCCTATCAGGCTATCCGTACGTATTCGTTCATGCTAAGGTTACAGAAAAAGATACTGGAATATCTAGATTCAGTGATCCTTTACTATTAAAATGTTTTCAAACAGATCCGTGTGATGTTGCATTACCAACCGGAATAGATTGTTCTGTTGGAGCATACACATTAAAGAGATGTTCTTCTAGGGGTTTGACCACAGCTAGTTTATCTTCATTTTATGGAGGCACGGGTTTCTCTATTGGAGACAAGCTAACCACTACTGGAGGCGGTGGCTACGGAGCAGAAATTGAAATTTTATTTGGTGGTATTACCGTAGATACGTTTAGTTCATTTCATGGTGGTTCCGGCTTCAACATCAATGATCTTATTGAAGTTACTGGCGGTGGTGGCTCGGGAGGTTTAATTAAGATCATATCTGGTGGACTTACCAACGCCTCTATAGATTCTTTAAATGGCTGTTCAGGATTTAAGATTGGAGATTTGTTAACTACAGTAGGTGGAGGCGGCAAAGACGCACTAATAACAGTTACGGCCACAGGAGTAAACGGCAGTATTTCCGGATATTCAGTAACCCATTCGGGTTATGGATTTATAGATGCTCCAAGCGGTGTTATAGCTATTAATGGTAACGGCGCTTGTGCTAGTGCGTCTTTCAATGATGATAATTTTACTATACCACCAGCAGGAGGCATTACTTCTGATTCATTGAATTTGGAGGGTGGTACCGGATATAATATTGGAGAAATACTAAACATAGTAGGTGGCGGCGGCACCGGAGCACAAGTTAAAATACTTTCCGGTTCTCTAACAGTAGCATCTATTAATAGTCTTGGTGGAGGAACAGGCTATTCTGTTGGCGATTATCTAACCACAGTAGGAGGAGGCGGTTCAGATGTTGTAATAAGAGTTACTGCTGTCGGCCCCAATGGTGAAATCTTAGCTTGGGAAATACTTAATCCAGGATACGGGTTTACATCTGCTCCAACAGGATTAGTAGCTCTTACTGGATCTGGTACTGGAGCTACATTAGTGGCTAATGCCAATAATTTTGCGATTACATCTGAAGGATCTATTACCGAAGATAGTATTATTAATTTAATCGGATCTGGCTCAGGATATCAAGTTGGAGATGAACTAATTGTTGTGGGCGGTGGAGGATCTGGTGCCGTAATCGTGATTACAGAAGTAAGTCCAACAGGCGCTATACTTGCTTATATTATTAAGAACCCCGGCTCTGGATATGATAGCATTCCTCAAATTGTGGACGAGAACCAGGTTCCTATTGTGCCACAACCATCTTGGAATATCTCTGAGTTTACAGACAATAGTTATGTTATTATTAATGCTGGTTCCGGATACCAAAATCCGCCTACTGCTATCACATCAACTAACGGCGATGGCACAGGAGCAGAATTTGATGTTGATGTTACAAGATATACAGATCCAGCATTTATTGTTGTTAATACTGGTAGCGGATATACTTCAGCACCTACTGGCATAATAGTAAGGAGCGGAGATGGTTCTGGTGTTACAGCAACCTTTAACGATGACAGTTTCACTATTCCTTGTGCTGGTGGTATTACTTATGAATCTATCTCTGGACTTATTGGTAAGTCTTCTTTCTTAAATGGCGAAGAACTAGTTGTTGATGGAGGAGAGGGATCTGGAGGAAGAATTAAAGTTACAGCAGTAAATAACGGTGCTATAGTATCGTTTGTAGTCCTAAACGCTGGTTGTGGCTATACTGATGTTCCTACTCTAAAGAGACTAAACGGCTTAGCTATAAATGGAGTGACTTTCGACGTAGAAGATTTTACCGATTTGGCTGTTATTGTTACCAATCCGGGTGCCGGTTTCTCTGATACTCCAACAGGCATAGAAGTATTGACCGGAGGAGGCAGCGTAGAAGATATATTTGTTGTATTTGATCCAGAGAAATTTATTGAAATAGTAGGACCAATTCCTACTCCTCCAGTGCCAACTCCCACGGTAACCCCATCTCAGTCTCCACCAGTTCTATGCAACGACCTACAAACAGCTGGTGGACAAAACATTATTTCTAATACTAAAACAATAAATATTGCACCAAGCGGACAAAACTTTATTGTGGTAGAAAATACAGAAGGACTTAATAAATATTCAATTGTAAGTTTAAACAATGTACCTGCTGGAACCTATGTTGTAGATGTAACCAATTGGTTTGCTAATTTTGATAATCGTGTTCTCTATAAGAAAATTACTCTAAGTAATGCCATCACTGGCGAAGTACCAGTAAATACCCCTGTTACTATTTATTCTACAGATATTAGATTAATTAAAGTTCCTTATTGGCCCGGCAATATGACATTCTCATACGACGCCTATAGCGTACCAGACAGATTCAGAGTATTTGCAGTACCTATGGACTCTAGATTACCAGACGTACTATTGTTTGATAGTGGCTATAGAGGAAGTGAAGGTTGTGGATATGCCAACAATTTAAGTGGTCTTGGTTCCGGTAGTGTTCAACTGATGAAGCCGGATGGTTCTACTTTTATCAAGGTTGTGGTAGAAGCCCCATGCGAAGGAACGGCGTGGGAATATGCTCTATCGTGTCCACAAAGAGTATTTACTACTGTAACTTCTACACCTACACCCACACCAACTTTGACCCCAAGTATTACTCCTACAATTACCGTAACTCCATCTAGATCTAGCCTATAATAGAGACATAATATGAGTGATTATTTATTATTAAAAATTAGTATTCTAGAACATTCTACGGCCACAGAAAATTGTAGGCTTAGTGAGGATATTTTAACAGTAATTTGTGATCCGGTGCCAAGTCCAACACCAACAGCTACAAACACACCAACACCAACACTCACAACCACTCCGACTAATACTCCTACAAATACATCAACACCCACACCGACCGCTACTGTTACAGCTTCTCCGATCACTCCTACGCCAACTCCGACAGCAACGAACACACCGACCCTAACACCAACATCTAGTGTAACTCCAACAGTTACGCCTACATTAACAGCCACGCCTACCGCTACACTAACACCGACACCAACAAATACTTTAATTATTCCACCAATCGTTAGTTTTAATGACACTAGTGATCAATTATATTTCTTTAATCTAAATGACTCAAGTGTTTTACTACAAACACAAAAATCATTAGATAATGGTACTAGTTGGCAAGATATAGGTCCCTTTATCAGTGTAGATTCGAACTCAGGCATCTATGTTTCCCACACAGACAACTCCGCTGCTAAATTTAGATCTAGAGCATTTAGTTCCGGAGGCGGATCGATTGTTAGTCCTTGGTCATATGAATACGCATATGCTAATTCTGATAATTTAAATGCTCCAGTTATTAACTATAATTACGACAATGGACTATTACAATTATTTAATTTAAATGATTTTAATGTTATTGCCCTTATAGAAAAATCAGAAGATGGAAACGTATGGCATAATATTACTGATTATAACGTAACTATGAATGCTAATAGTAGTAGATCTATGGCAGTAAATGCTAGTATTAGCACTAAATTCAGAGCTTTGGTCTTTACTCAATCATCTGGTGCTTCTGTTAGTTCTTGGGCTGTTACAAACAATCCTGTTGTAAGTCCCACACCCACAACAACACAAACATCTACGCCAACCCCAACTCCCACTTTAACATCTACAGCAACACCAACTCCTACTGTTACCGCTTCTCCTGGGGCTAATATAGTGTTAAATTCGGCCAACAATTGGACGTATGTGTTGAATAACTCGGTAATTTTAAAGTTTGTAAGACAAGACACAACCCAAACCAATATTAGTATTAATGTTCCGGCAAATAATATTACTCTTGTAGCTAATAATAGTGTTCCTAGTGTATCTAATATTGTATTTAATACAAACATTATTGGTCAGCTTATATATAATGGTCCTATATTCGAAAATAAGCCATTTACTATGCGTATTGGTTCTACACCTTACTCTGGCACTATAAACTTCCAAACAATAACATTATCTTAAATAATAGAAGGATAGGCAATGATTATTGATAATATCTTCAACATCAAAACTTATGCCGGTAGTCAAGCGTTGCCTTTATTCAATGCCCCCAATAGCTTAGCGACTAACACAGCATACACTACGTTTCTGAATAATATATTTACTATATATGGAACACAAACAGTAGACGGTTCCATTCCAGTCTTCTATAAAACCAATAATGTTCCGGATCCTAAATCGTCTTTACGAGCACTAGATCCACAGCAATCTTATTACTTTATTAGCAAGGCAGACGCCACTCTTCCCTACAATATACCATATGTTGGTAATTTGTTACCATCTCCGTATCGCAATTGTCCTACTGTGGACGTAATACCCTCTAGAGTAACACTAACAGCCTCTTCTGGAAATTATTACTATTTAATTAATGATGTTGGTAATTTAAATACAGCATATCCTTATACTTACGAAGTCAAGGTATTAAGTAGTAATTGGAAGGTCACAACACTCGCTCCTTCTGGTACAGTAGCTAGTTCACAACCAAGCAATACGATTATATCTGCATTAAGATTTGATACGGATGCTGGTGTTACAGACTACTCTACCTTTTTACCGCCATCTACATCATCAAGTCAAATAGATCGTAATAATTTATTTGCAATTGTAGAAGTGTCTTTGAATTCTCCTCAAAATATTGATTGCCCCAAGATTGTAGACTTGATGCTACTACAGTGCAACAACTGTATTCCTGCCCCATCCCCAACACCAACACCCACAGTAACTACAACTCCAACATTGACTCCAACACCCACCCCTACCAAGACACCAGCCCCTACTTTTGATAGCCAGTTGACTACCGTACAAAATAACACAGCAGTAGCAGCCAACGGCATTACTTTTACCGCTGGTCTACAAGATAGACTCGACTATACTTTAATTTCACCTAGAGTTGGTCAGGCTAGGGCCGTGAATATTTTTGTTGGTGCTACACAAGTGGCTAGAGTAGACTATACTTCGGATTATGTTGGTAGAAGCTTTAGATATTATAGATCTTCAACAGGATTATCTTATGTCGGTACATTCTCTGATACTGTGAATGGAAATATTAATTTTTAATTTCTAAAAGAAGAATATCAACATCATGCCAATAACTATAAATAAGCAATATCAATTTATTAAATTTTTAGGATCTTCTAATCTAAGTCTCAATAGTTTATCTGGTTCTATTACTAATCAAATTGCTATAATTTATGGTATTTCCGCAGATGGTTCTTCATATTTATCATGGAGCAACAGTGCTTTTTCTAGTTTACAAAATCTAGAAACTTATAAGACATATCTAATTGTTAGCAATAGTGCAAATCCTAATTATACTCTATATTCAGGCAGTGAAGTAGTCGATGCGAGCACGAGTACAGAGATTACTACCACTAGATCAATGGAAACATATAGGGGCGCAACACCTCTGACACTAAGTAGTGCTAGTTTTAAAAATAATATTTTGTTGATATATGGTATTTCTAGTGATGGCTTAGGTTTCGTATCTTATAGTCCATCGTCTCAATTTAATAGTTTAACAACACTACAACCAGATGTTGGATATGAGTTTGTTACCAACGGCACTCCTTTTACACTGTGGTTGGCTCCTGGAGCATCTCCCACCCCAACGCCAACCCTCACAGCAACACCAACACTAACGCCGACCAATACCCCAACAAGAACTCTTACCCCAACACCTACTTTAACAGCAACTGTTACTGCCACACCAACGCTCACACCATCATTAACGCAAACCAATACGCCCACACGCACACTCACTCCTACTCCTACGCTTTCTCCCACTCCAACGAGTAGTCCTCTATTAAGTCCTAATTTTGCTAATTATAATAATCAATCTATTTTTAAAGGACTAGCTAATAGTAGTACTGTTGGTACTAACGGAGCAAAAAGCTCGTATGGTTGCCATGACATGAGTGGAAATGTTTCGGAGTGGGTTGGTCAAGCCACCGATGTTTGTTTAAGAGGCGGTAATTTTTCGTCTTCTTCAAATGATATTTCAAAATACGGTAGATTAGTAGTAGCCGCTACCGTATCTGATCCAGCCACGGGCTTTAGAATTGCTACGTCTGGCACAAATGGCGACCACCTATCACTAGGTAATTTCATTACTATTGGAAATACTAATAACGTATCTGATCCTGATACGAGTTATGGCGCTGTGGCATATTCTTATCGCATATCTAAATTTCAGGTTACCAATGATGAATATTGTGCTTTCTTAAATAGTCAAGCAAAATTAGATACAAAAGCATTATATAATTCTTTAATGAGTAACGATGCGGAAAGAGGAGGTATATTGAGAGGTGGATCACCAGGATCCTATTACTATGTAAGCAAAATGCATCATGGTAATAAACCAGTTAATTATGTTAATTGGATAGATTGTGCCAGATACTGTAATTGGATACATAATGGAGCAACAGACACTAGCGATACAGAAAATGGAGCATATACCATCAATCCGTTGGGAGCTGTGGCAAGAAACACAGGCGCTAAATACTGGATACCTCTAGAAAATGAATGGTATAAGGCAGCTTTCTATGATCCAGCCTCTACCAGTTACTATTTATATAGCACACAAAATAATAGCACACCAACAGCAGCATCTCTTAACACTAATGGAGATGGGCCATTTTCTCCATCTTCAGCTTTTGATGATGGACAAATACTTATTGCTGATACAACCAAGATGGTGGTACTAGATACTAATAATCCTAGTAGTAATATTGTAAATATATCAGATATTAATACCACTCCACATAGTCTAACAGTTGGTCCGTTTAGAGATGATGCTTTTATCTCTAATTCCGCCGGTCTTATAGATGTGGTGAGCCTAACTGCACAAAATCCTAGTGGCTGGGCCAAGGTTTTATCTTTAGCGGCTGGATCTGACGCTAGAAAAATATTAGTTAGTTCTGACGGATCAAGATTATATTGTTTAAATTATAATGATAGAACTATTACCGTATATGACCTACTCGGATCCCCTAGGTATGCTACAAGACTCATTATGGATTATCGCGGTTCGGGCATAGTATACGACTTTTGCAATGGAGAAAATGCAGACACAATCTATGTAGCCTGCTCTAACGGATATGTAGTCAGAACCACTATTACTGGATCTTCTTATAATAATAATATTTATTATTACTATCATGGTTTTATTAACCAGCCAGTATCAATGACTTTCTTACAAAATCAAATATATGTAGCCTTGGTTGATGGTGCTACTACTATTAAAACCCGCAATATAAATAATGGCGCAGAAGCGACTATTAGTATTGTTGGATTAAGTAATTTTGGACAGGCTTCTACAGTGACTGTTGTTAGATTGGCTTTATACAATGATCCTTATAACAAATATTTAGTTTTGACAGGAGAAATATCTAATCTTAATAGAGGAGTTATATATTATTATAATCCCCTATATAACAGACAAATGTCTATCAGTTATACCGATACTGTATCAACAATCGGTATTTATACCAATATTGCACAAAATAAAGACTATGCATATTTATTTGCCGGTAATAGATTGCTAACTTTTGATTCAACTAATAAATATTTTAGAACCTCGGTCGTTGTATCTCCCACTTTCAATAGTTCTATTATTAGAGATGTTGAGTTTAGAAGCAATACCGCGATACCAGCACCGTCTCCTTCTCCAACACCAACTAATACTACTACTCCAACCAGAACACCCACTAATACGCCAACAGTCACCCCAACCAACACTGTTACCCCTACATTCACTTCTACCCCAACACCAACTCCAACACAAGAACCTCCTGTAGTATATTCTAACTCTATGGTGGCGGCTGTGGGTGCTAACGATGTGGGCCAATTAGGAGACGGCACTTATGGTTCATCCAAGGTCTTTAAGCATATAACTGCCCCATCAGGAAATGTATTTAATTATAATGTAAGAGCTAGTTCTTTAGGTAGTCATAATCTCATTATTGATTCCAGCAATAGACTTTGGGGATGGGGTAATAACGATAGGGGTCAAGTTGGTCCGTCAGCATGGACTAGTGTGGCTCCTTCTGGTAGTGGTTTGAATACCAATCCTTCTACTATGGCATATGATACAGTTAGTAATAGGTATGCTATATTTGGTCTTTCAAGTAATGTTGTTAATGTTTCGACTAATGGTACCGTTTGGACAAGTGCAACTATCGGAACAGCTCCTCCATCTTTAAATTGGACAACATCTATCGGATGGAATAACAATACTTCCACAGGTGGAGGATCTCCACAAACTAATCAATACTCTATCTTTGCATTAGCTAATAACTCCAATATTCTTGCAGCATATAGCAATTCAAATAATACCTGGGTATCACCCAGCTTGTCTGTTACAAGAAATTGGACCGCTATGGTACAATCAAGAAATAAGATTTTAGCTTTTGCTAGCAATAGCAACAATGTATTTACTATAGTTCCCGGAGCAAATAATACTATTACAACATCTGACGTAAGCCTAGGCTTAGGGTCTTTAAATGTGTTCTGGAAAACTGCGGCTGTTAATAGTAATGGCTCTACTATACTAGCAATTGGGTACGATTCAAGAACCATTGTTCGTAGTACTGATAGTGGCGCTTCTTGGTCGCAGGCTGGTGTTTCTTTACCTTTAGTTGCCAAATGGGAGAAGATTATTTGTTCTAACAACAGATGGATCTTAATCGCTTCTGATCAGGATAGTGTATATACTAGTGATGATAATGGATCTAATTGGACAGCTCGCTCAACCAGCAGCACCAACCCGTCTTGGACTCAAATATCAGTCTATAATAATACCATTATTTTAGTTGGATTAAATAATAACTATTACTTAACAAGTACTGATAATGGCACATCTTGGAAAAAACGATTCTTAGGCGTATAATATAAGTATAATATCAAGGATACATTATGGCTAATTTTAGAAATCTTATCACAGGAAATGGTATACTTCTAGGACTGTCTGATGATAATCAGATGTATGTTTTAGGGGATAATGCTAATAAAAATACAGTATCCAGAATCGGTAATGATGGTCCACTATACGCCGCCGGATGGAAATCAGCATCGGTTAACGCCAAGCATTCCGCAGCTATTACCAATAATGGACAACTATATGTATGGGGAGACAACTCCTATGGTCAATTAGGCATAGGAGGATCAGTAGCGTCTTCTATGGATCCTATATTATTAGATAATAGTGAATGGCTTAGTGTAAGTTGTGGAGCAAGACATACCGTAGGTATTAAAAAAGATGGATCTTTATGGGGTTGGGGATCTAATCAATTTGGTCAATTAGGACCAAACGCAGCAACTATACAATATGTACCTTATAGAATATCCGAGCCTTCTTTTAGCAACGTGGCCTTATTGTTGCACCTTAATGGTTTTGCTGGATCAACTACGATTTCTGATAGTTCTTTATTATCTAAAAATGTTAAGATTATAGGATCTGGGAGACTATCTTCTACTCAGTCTAGGTTTGGAGGTATATCTTATTATTATGGAGATACTGGCAGCAGTGGTATAGATGCCAACGGCTCATATGATGATCTAAAATTTGGTACTGGTGACTTTACAATAGAGGGATACTACTACTTAAATAGTAATAGTAGCGACAACTTCTTATATGATACAAGACATCCCTGGAATGCATCAGGAGGATCTTACGCATATGTTACTAGTACTGGCGTACTTAATGTAGAAGGTCAGACCACTATTATTATGCCAACCAATCGTTGGGTTCATGTGGCTTTTAGTAGACAAAACGGTATATTAAGAACATTTTTTGATGGAGTATTAGTATATACTCAATCTTCAACCACTAACTACGATTCGGGATACTGCTATATTGGTGCTGCTGCTTACTATCCTGCTGGTGCCGCACCCTTCAGAGGTTACATAGACGAGGTAAGGGTTACTAAGGGAATTGCTAGATACGTATCAACCTTTACGGCTCCCACAATACCCTTTATGGACTCTAGCGATTCTTATTTAAAAATTGCTGCTGGTTCCTTCTTTAATTTAGCTATTAAAGCAGATAACACTCTTTGGAGTTGGGGCGATAATTCGTATGGACAATTAGGCACATCTTCTACTGTCGCATCTAGACCAACACTTACACAAATTGGTACAGATAATAATTGGGTTGATATAGTATGTGGAGATAGTCATGCTCTAGCAGTTAAGTCCGATGGCTCTTTATATTCCTGGGGATATAATGCTTTGGGTCAGTGTGGTGTTGGTACTTCTAATGAGAGTTATAATAGTCCTATAGCTGTAACCGGGGTTCACGATGGAGCTACTTATCGTCCAATTTTAGGCATTACTTTAGATAATGAAAAAAGAATAGCTTGTGGAAAAAATCACAGCTTTATTATCGCAAGAACAGCACTAGGAGATAATATCCTATTCGGCACTGGAGATAATAGCAACGCCCAATTAGGCACAGGAAACAATGATTCTAAAACAGTATTTACTGCCGTTGATCTTAGTAGAAGATTCATCTCTACAGATGCTGGTGTGAATCATAGTTTAGGCAAACTAGACTTACCAGAAAATCAACCAACTCCTAGTCCAACTCCCACACTAACTCCAACACCAACAGTTACCGCAACCAATACTCCAACTGTAACACCAACTAGAACCGCTACGCCAACACTAACGGCCACTCCATCTGCAACCCCGGTTGGACCACCACCTTCTCCGTCCCCAACTGCTACAGTATCACCCACTCCTTCTTTACCAGCTAGGGCAGGCTTTAATTGGTTTCCTATCAATATTGTTTCCAGAGCTTTTAATAGTGTAGTATACGGCGCTAAGCTCGATAGATTTATTGCTATGCCGAGAAATGGCAATATTCCAGCCATATCAGAAAATAGTACTGCCACAAGTTGGATTGACACAAACTCCTTGCCTTCTAATATGGCTCTGCCAGAAGTTATAGATGCTAGACACTACTTGTTTTCATATGATCCTTCTTCGAGTCCAAGAGCTAATGGTAACACGATAGCAATCTCTAAAAATGGGTTCGACTGGATTAACAATACTGTAGTAAGAACAGACTCTAATAGTTATAGTATAGTAAGCGCATCGTCTTATACTAGTTTGTCTAGTGTTGATGGACACATTGTTGCTGTGGGACCAGTTGCTAATAGTGGTAACAGAACAGCTCTTAGATATAAAAAAATTACAGTTAAGGATACTGATAATATTTCAGCCAGTATGATCCCAGAGCGAGACTTTGCTCCATTCTTAGATGCAAATAATCGTCCGATCTTAACGATAAATACAGCTAATTATAATAATCATGTGGGCAGCGTAACAGATGTAAGATATAATGGTGGTTCTAGCGCATATGGCGCTTTCGATATGACAGGCAACGTAGATGAATGGACAGGAACATCTGGTACCGGAGGAACATCATTCTTTACTTTGGGAGGAAACTATACTGCTAGTAATCCATCCAAAGATAATGTGACTACAACACAATCTTCGTCGTCTTCTATAGGGACAAGAGGTTTTAGACTTGCTAGTGTAACAAATCCAACTAATAATTATAGCACATTTGTGTCTGTTGGAGATATCAACAATGATTCGGATAACGGTGTGGGTTCTGTTACTTCTAATTATCGTATTGGTACATATCCTGTGACAAATTTGGAATATGTTGAATTTTTAAATGCTGTTCAGCCCACCGGCAGCATTAGTGAATTACACAATATTCCCTCCTTAGCTGATAAAGACGTAGGAATTAAATTACCATATACGATATCTAATACTATAGAGAGTAATTCAATCTACTCATATGGCATAGCGATTAATCCTAATACCAATAGAGCATATGTATGTAAATACTATGACAGTAGTTTACAAGTTATAGATCTTAATACTTCTACGATTATAGCAACTATTAATGTTGGTAGTCAACCATGGGATGTTATATGTGATCCAGCCAACAATAGAATTTATGTTTCTGTATCCGGCGGCGCAAGAATTAGAGTGATTGACGGAACTAATAATACTATTATAGGTAATATTACAACACAGAGTTTTCCACGCTATATGGCATTAGATAGTGCCAACAATAAATTGTATGTGTCATTTTCTACGAATAGTTTTAGTGTGATTGATGTTACAACCATTACGACTAATATGTTGGTACAAACAACTTCTTCTGTCATCGGTACTCCATTAGGTATGGCCGTAGATTCCACTAACAATAGACTATATATTGGGTATTCTGATTCCACAGGGGCGTATATTAGGGTTGTGAATGCTTCTAATATTAATACGATTATATCAACCATTTCTTTACAAAGCAATACGTATCCTTTTGATCTAAAGCTGAATAGCGATAGAAGTAGACTTATTGTAGCCGAAAGCAATAGCAAGTCATTAACTATTATTAATACTACAACTAATTCTATTATTGCTAGAATACCATTATCAACTACTACAATAGCTGGCTTCTCACTAGATGCACAAAACAAGGCCTATATTGCAGGATATGGGGACAATAGTTTAATAATAGTAGATACCAATACCTCAGCTTTGGTTGGAAAGGTTGTATTATCTAATACTAATATTAATCCACAAGACGTGGCCATTGCTAATAATAAAATATATATAGTTAATTGGGGCGATAGTAAGGTATTTACTGTAGAAGTATCTAATACCTATACGACTATACCAGGAATGGAATATAAACCAGTATCTTATATAAATTGGTATAATGCTGCTCGTTATTCTAATTGGTTGTCAAACGGAAAACCTGTTGGAGTACAGTCCTCAACAACAACAGAAAATGGCGCATATCAGCTCAATGGAAATACTGGAAATCCCACACTAAATACAACTAATCCCAATACAGGATCTGCTCCGGCTTATTATCTACCTTCTAGAAATCAATGGTATAAAGCAGCATACTATAAGGGTGGTAATACCAATGCTGGATATTGGCTATACGGAAACTCATCAGATACATTATCTCCAGCATATTTATTCGGCAATAGTCTAGAGAATCTACCAGCCGCCAGTAGTGTTGTCAAAGTTAGAAAAGACGGACTAGTGGTGGTTGCTGGACAAGGATTCGTGTTGATGTCTAACATGGTTCCAAATACTGTACCAAACTGGAATTATTATCCTCTTACACAACTAACTGAACCTACAGACATATTATTTGGGGATAATAACAGAATCGTTATTCTACAAAGCACACTCGGAGTCGTATCTGCTAATAATAGATACTATTATAGTGACGCTGTAAATTACTCCAATAGTTATCCTTCTGTTAGTTGGACAATAGGAAATCTGCCCGCGACAACCCTAACTACATCTGTTGGAGCATCCGCTTATGACAATGGTGTGTTTGTGGTCATACCTCTTTCTGCTTCATTATCTTCGTCTTCTTTTGTTTCTTCTGATGGTATTAATTGGAATACTATTTCTTCTAGTGTGCTATCTAATAAGATATGGAGAGGCTTAGCTAGTAAGAGTAATCTATTTGTAGCGGTTGGAGACAATTCACCACTAGCTGCTATTAGCTATAGTGATATCAGAACCACACCAACCCCCACAGCAACGCCCACAGTTACTCCATCAAATCTAGGTATCGTAATTACACAACAACCGAAAAATGTTGATATAGTTCTCGTGGCAGATAATAATGCTGGAGGTGTCGCGGTCTTTAATGTTACCGCTAGTTCTAGATCTCCAATTGCATATCAGTGGTATGAGTCTGTTAGTAATGGGCCGTTTACCGCTATTCCAAATGCTACGCTCAATAGTTTATCTATCAATAATATTACTAGTAGTAAGCATGGTAATAGATATTATGTTAAATTAACATCTGGTACTATTGTAGTAGATAGTAGTATCGCAACCCTAAATGTATTCACAAATTCACCCATTACTATTCTACAACAACCTAGTAATACCACTGCGGTTAGTGCTGCGGCATCTTTTACCGTATTGGCCACTATCAACTATCCTTCACCAACCCCTACAATAACAGCTACTAGTACTCCAACGCCGACCCCAACAGTTACCCCTTCTAGGTCTGTATGAATGGTGTAATTACTAATATAATTCATTTTAAATTAAAGGCTAAACTATGGGATTAACATATCAATGGCAAGTATCAACAGATAATACAGCGACAGTATTCGTTGACTTGCAAGACGGTCCATTGGTATCTGGAACCAAGACTCAAACACTATTATTTAACAATCTAACAGTAGCTGATAATAATAAAAAATATCGCGTAATTATCGGTAGTACAGATTTTAATGTGGCTCCTGTTGTTAGTGATGCTGCTACTCTTTTCACAGCTCCCTCTATTACTTTAAGTACAATCCCAGATATAGCCACAACAGCGACAACAGCAACATTTTCTGTTAGCGGAGTAGCTAATACTGGTACTATTAGTTATCAATGGCAAAAAAGAGTACCTTGCGCCCCAACTGCTACAGAACCATGTTTTATTAATTTAGTAGATCAAACAGGTTCCGTTAGCGGTGCTCTTACTCCAAATCTTATTTTAACTGGATTAACAGCTGCGGTACATAATAATTCTCAATACCGAGTTGTTGCCAGCGCACAGTGTTGTGGAACAACCGCCATTACACAATCATCAAATGTCGCAACACTACAAGTTGCCACACAAGGACAAACACTATTTATTACTAAAGACTTAACAGATGCAATAATAGCAACAGACAAAACTGCTTCTTTTAATATAGAGATACAAACGACAACAACCAATTCGACACCGGTCCCAGTAACATTCGGATGGCAAAAATTAGTTGCTGGGAGTTGGGTAAATGTAACTAATAATCAACCGATACAAAGTTCAGTTATTAATCCTACATTATTGCTATACAAACAAACACTAGCTATTACTAGTGCTATTGATAGCGAATCTTATAGAGTTGTGGTAAACGATGGAAGGTCATCCGCCACCAGCGCTACCGCAAAGAGTAAGAATCCCGCCACATGTACTGATTGTGGAGGTAGTGGTACTGGAGATCCACACTTTTATATAGGCGGGAATTACGGCTTTGATGATAATCCGATTATTAACGGACACAAAGAAATTGTAATGCTTTATATAAAAAACAAAAAAGACAATACCGAGCACGTATTAACTTGCAAAAATACTGGAGCTTTCGGCAAGTCTTCTCCATATAACGTAGAAAGAACTTCATATACACAATTTAAAGATGGTAAAATTGTTGGAGCCAGAGTAGACAACGGAAAAGCAGATATGATGGGTGTGGCAATGATGAACGCCGCTTCTGGACGTTTTGCTTTTACTTGGTCTGTTCTAAACCCCTCTAATATCCACAAAGCTCAAGACTTAGATATAGTTATTGGTGGTGCGTGGTATTGGATGTGCAAGTCCCTAATTCAATATCTAAAAAAGAATCCGTCTTTCATGAGTTTAGGATGGCCATATATTGGTTGGATTCATGCTGATGGCATCGGTTTGGGATTGGCTCCATATAATCTTATCAGAGAGAATTTTGAAATAGATAATTTATATCTTAAAAATAGTGGAAGTGCGAATATTGACGGTCTTTATATAGCTTCTAGCAAAGATGATAAGAATAGTACTAGATACAATAAAGACAATAGTGCATATTCCATAATTAGAGATCGCGGACTATGGCAAATCAAAACCAGGGTTCTGTCTCCTATCGCAATGACTAAAATTTCTGATACGCAATTTAGCATCAGCACATCTCGCTATATAGATGCAGAAAGTCTAAGTGTTGGCCTTGGGGTTGGTAGTAGTGCGGCTGGCGTTGTTGCTGGAAATCCTATCATATCATCTATCTCGTATAAATATCCTGCTCAAGCTATGGCGAGAGAAGATGTAGCGCCTATCACTGCTGAAATCACCGTAAGTGGTGGGCAGATTCTACAAAGCGGCTCCGTTATTTTTGGATATTTTGTAGACACCACAAACACTAGTAATAGTATTACACTACCTAATCTCTTTACAGCTTCAGATATATATATTGGTCAAAAAATTACTATTAGCGGAGCTACATCTGCTAATACTACAATTACTAATATTAACGGGAATATATTAACACTAAGTAGTAATTGTACTGCTACTGGTAGGTTCCCACTAGAAATTATTTATGCTGAATCTTTTGAAGACAATACTACTTCTCCAGATTTATCTGGGGGATGGTTAAAAAATAAAAATATTATTCCAGACATTAAATTATTACCATTATTATCTAGTCCAGAAGGCATATCTAAAATTGCAGAAGATATCACCGCCAATCCTCGTTTTTGGCATGAGTTGTCTTTGGCTCTATCGGGCAAGCCTCTAGACGGAACTCCAGTAAATAGTATAGTAGCACAACCCAAAGATACTATCTCTGTCAATGGAATAGCGTCTTTTACTGTGGTTGCTGAATTGGCCAGTTCCAAATATCAGTGGCAAAAATCCACAGACAACGGAGTGTCTTGGATAGATATAGCTGGAGCTACTAATGCTACACTTGTAGTTAATGCTATTAAATCTGATAACGGATCGTTGTTCAGAGTAAAAGTTGACACTGTTCTTACCAGTAGTAGTGCTAAGTTATCTGTTCCATCTACTCTTAGAGTCCAACAAGAACCATCAAATACTAGTGCTATTAATCTACAGGCCGTATTCGGTGTTGTTGCTAGCGGAGTACAGCCGATTACATATCAGTGGCAAAAATCCGACGATAATGGCGCAACATTCTCTAATGTGCCAAACAACAATCTACCTACCCTTACCTTGAGTAATCTTAAAGCTGAAGATGATAATGATCTATATAAAGTTTCTGTGGCCGACGGAGCCGGAGATTCCTATACATCAGCCGCTTATAAGCTCTTTATTAATCCAGTCTTAAGTATCACATCGCACCCGACTACACAAACAGCATCCGAGGAAGAAACAGCTACTTTTAGTGTTTCTGGCACTTGCAATAACGGGTTGTTTAAACACCAATGGGAAGTATCTACCAATAATGGCGTATCATATGCGGCCGTTGGAGAACCTTCTTATTCTGGTAATTTAAATTTAAGTGGTCTCAAGATATATGATGATAATAAGCTGTATAGAGTTAAGCTTATTTCTGATATAAAGAATAACTTTGTTTATTCTAGTGGTGCTAGATTATTGGTACCTAATAGTCTTACAATAGTTACTCAGCCAGCAAATACTATATCTTCTAGCGGCAATGCAACATTTTCTGTTGGAGCAAACTCATCTCAGCCACCTCTAAGTTACCAGTGGCAGACACAAGCACCACAGTCCAACAATTGGATAGACATAGTTTCTGGTACTGGGTCTACTTTAAATGTAACAGGACTAAGGCTCGTTGACGATAATACTAAATATAGAGTTATATTAACAGATCAAAGAGGTTCTGTATATAGTCAACAGGCTATCGTAGACACGACACCCCAAATTTCTATCACTCAAAATATTGCTGGATATACTAGCAATAATTATAAGCTTAACTTAACTGTTGTGGCATCTGTTTTGACCACAACACTAGAAAATACTTCTGGTAGTTTGGTATATAGTTGGGAAAAAGCAGATCCAGGATCCAATTTATTTGCCCCACTTACTGGTATTCCATCTAATCAAAATTACCTATTAGGAGATCTAAAGGTGGCAGATAGTGGAGTAAAGTATAGAGTAAAATTAAGCCTACCCGGCGCACGAGACCTATACTCCAATACTGCACAAATAGATGTGCCTCCATCAATAACTGTTAATGTCAAAACTCCATTTTTAGCAAAGACCAACTATCCCAATACGGATATTACTTTATCAATTGATGCGACAACTAAAGTTCCACCACTAAACTATCAATGGCAAAAAGCAAGCACCACAAGTAATCTTATTAATTATCAATTCCCTAATAATGATCCTTTCTATGATAGAGTAGGACTATTTATGGAAATGAGTGGTGTTTCTGGCACGAGGGCTTTTGTGGATTCGACAGACAAAACATATATAATACCGTATAGAGATGATTCGGTATATAATCAATATGCAGATATTAAATTATCAAATTTAGATTTCAAGTCTGCTCCAACTAGTGCTAGATTTAATGATATATACAGTCATCTTAGAGTTTTTGATAGTGGCAATAATTTGTATTTTGGTAACAAGAACTTTACTATAGAATATTGGTACAAGCCAACTGAGTATTCTGAAATGAGTGTTGTATCTCGAAGAAAGGGTAATGTTTGGCCTGTTTACGGTAATGTGGGCTGGACTTTAAGTAGTACTCGTTTTAGAGCTAAAATAGGACAGACTTGGAGAGATGATTGGATTGATGATAATGGGAATTTATCTATTATACCAGTGAACGAATGGACACACGTAGCCTTAACCCGCTATAATAATACATATCGTTTATTTAGAAATGGAGCTATGGTTGGCAGCTTCTTCAATAACGAGACTTTGGATGAAACATCTGGCCCTCTAGTAATTGGCACCTCAAGTTCGGTTCAAATTAATAGTACAGAGAATGGTTACAGTTTGGTGGGCTTTTTAGATAATCTAAGAATTACTGTTGGATTGGCTAGATATACACAGAACTTTGTTCCAGATACATTAATAGATACAGACTATCAAGTAACCATAGCCAATAATAATTTTACTAATATTCCCAACGCAACAGGAACTACGCTAAAATTAGAAGGATTAACAAGCAATAATAATCTAGAACAATATAGGGTTGTTCTAACCGATCCTGTTTCGACTGTTATAGTAGAGAATTAATCACATGACACAAATTTATACATCTAATACTGTTTTAGTCAAAGCAAAAGCGCCTATTGTTAATTTTTCTGAAGGCGACTCCGCGACATTAGTAGCTGATATTAGTATTATATGGATCAACCCAAGCTCGGCACAAAGGTTTTTGACTCATAAATGGCAAGAGTCCAATGACGGAGGAGTAACCTGGAGAGATATTAGCTCAGGTATTGCGGACCATCCACTATCAACAAATAATATAGCTCCAACCAAAACCGTATCTTTGCTCGATAATCAACTTGCAGATCTAGAATTATCAGAGTTTAATATTGCCAAAACTAAGCCAATAGTAGCTTCTCTCACCATCGATAACGTACTATTAAGTCAAGATAATTATTTATACAGATGCATAGTGTTGTTATATAACAATGATATTAATACAATTGAGAGTGCTGGTACTAGTGAAAATATTTTCCTCAATATTTCAGAGAAAAAAACAGGTCATTTATTACCTAATTTTGATATTCCTTGGGATCCTATGAATCCTCGTGGAGTAATCAAATCTGGAAATCTTAAGTTTGATCAAAACACTAAGATAGAGTTATTTAAGCTTACAAAAGATGCTTGTGGTTCTCAGTGGAGAATTATAGAGGTAGGCTATGGAACTCAGTATATCAACGGCAATATCACTAATGGTATGCCAGTAGGCTTACCCAAAACTTATGGCCCCAACGATCAAACATATCCGGGCTATATGGAATTACAGTTTTATTGTAATAATAGTTGGGTAACACAGGAATCTTGGATATCTTTAGTGGGCAATGATGAACACGTATTTGAAAAATATGGACCAATATCTCCAGTAACCGTATCTATCAACGGAGAAGCTTTAGTTAGTCAAACATCTTTAGGTACGAAAGATAATCCTTTAGTTATTAAACCAACACCCGGTGCAACAGGAGGTTCGTCTCTAGATGTTACTGGTGTTTCAGATAATAGCACCGTATCTGTATCATGGAATGGAACAGCCCTAGGGTATAGTAACACATTAGGTATCCAACAAGCTGGAACACAAACCATAACCGTACCATCATCCTTCGTTCTGCCTGTACAAGTTACTATTACAGGAGGATGTGATGATGACTTGGTAGTTAATGGTCAGGTTATTAATCAGAATAATTTAGCTGATAATGTTAACTATACTTTTACTTGTGAGACCAGAACATTTACTGTAAGTGTTTACAATGCTATGGCTGGCGGTACTGCTTATGACTATAATATTTCTTTTGCTGGGACTCAAAGCGCTAATAGTGCTGTTTCCGCTATTAGGTCTGACACTACTAATATTTTAACAATATCACAAGCTTCAGAAACTAAAAATGTAAGTGTTAATAGCAATAATAATAATTGGACCGAGGCTGGTATTAATGTACAAGAAGGATCTAGACTGTTTATATCTGCTACTGGCAGCATACAGTGGTCTACTAATAATTTTAGCAGTCCTTCTGGTGTTGGTTCTGGTAATGCTGTTTTATATAGCGGCATTCCCCAATCAGCTTTAGTTGGAAGAATAGGAACAACTGGAACGCCATTTTATATAGGAGATTACTATAATAGCTTTGCTAATGGTAGTGGTCCTCTATTCTTGTCTGTCAATGATAGTAATAAGAATGATAATTCTGGATCATATGCGTCTATCATAAAATATGCAACACCAGATCCTTTGGGCATTAAAGTTACAACATTGAATTCTGAGCCTTATGATTCTACCATTCAAGACCTAGATTTTTCCAAGGTGAGCTTATTATTAAAATCCGATAATGACTCATTAAATGATGTTTCGGCCAAGCCAAAATCTTTTACTAGTACCAACGTTAGTTTTAGTAGTCAGATAAATACTTTTGGTGGTTATTCTGCATACTATGGAGACAGTGGATATTCTGTAGCTAATTCCGATAGTTCTCTAGGATTCTCTGGTGATTTTACTATTGAAGGATGGTTTTATTTCTCTAAGAATAATGTTGGATACCAGGGTTTAGTTTCCACATATAGAACCGGAGACATTAGTGGATGGATATTGGTTTTAGAGAGTAATAACACTTTAAGATTTTACGCTACTAATGCTAATATTACTTGGTATTGGCCCCTATCTATATCTTCTAATTATACTCCGCCAACAGAGAAATGGACATATATTGTTGTACAAAGACTTGGTTCCTCTGTGAAGATGTTTGCTGATGGAGTAGAAGTTGGATCAACTTCTAATAATCTGGATATAACAAGCGGCTCCAAGATAGAAGTAGGCGGTTATCAATACTTTCCGGGTGGACGTAGATCATTACAAGGATATGTTGACGAAGTTAGAATTACTAAAGGATTGGCCAGATATCCACAGAGCAACCCGCCACTACCAAACAAACCCTTTCCGAAACGATCATATAGTGCTACACAAATAATAGATATCTCTGGTAGTCAGAAATCAGCCACTCCAGTATACGATAGTAACGGAAATTTTCTTTACTACGAATTTAACTCCAAGAATAGTTACATAGGTCCGTACAACGAGCCTGGACAGCTTAGTTTGGTTTATGGGTATGTTTCTGGCTCTCCGATAGTCGCACAGACACCGGCAGAAGGATATTTCCAAGCTTTTGATGGCAGTGATAGATATTTCAGAAAACTTGGGGTTTATGATTTAGATTGCTGTTATATGGGTGGCTACACACCAGATGACGGATACTATATATTATCCAGGAGAGCTGACGGTCAGTATGTAGTATCAGAAAGCGTTAGATGGTATGCTGCTAATGGATATGCTGTTGGAACCATAGTGCCATATCCTCCTCAAATTAATCAAGTAGGAGATAATGGACATCCTAATAATAGCGCATCATGGAGATCGTGGAGTTGGAGTAATTCGTGCTGTAATAATGATGGTACTAAAAATTATTTTGAATTAACAGATGAGGTTCTCACCCCATTAACCCCAACACCTACTGTTACTCCAACAAGTATAACACCAACACCCACTCCTACAGTAACATCAACGGTAACAGCAACACCAACCATTACTCCGTCTGTTACCACTTCATCTTTACCTCCTGCTTTTGATACTCTATATAGTGATGTTGTATTATTGATGAATATGTCTGGAACTAATAATAGTAAAAATATTATTGATTCATCATTATTGAATAATACTATTGTTGCTACTGGTAATGCTGCTATTTCTACCTCTCAAAGCAGATTCGGAGGATCAAGTCTATTAGTACCAGAAGCAACATCTAGTCGCAATGCAATATATTTGTCAGCTTCTAATAATTTTAATTTTGGTTCTGGTAATTTTTCTGTAGAATTTTGGCTTAGACAGAACAGCACTCCGCAATCTGGTTCTCGCGTGTTTCAAACTAGCGAAAACAACGATACTACTTCTGGTGTGGATATTTATTATCCAACCAATAGTAATTCTTTATTAGCAAAACTATCAGATAATAGTAATAATACTGTGGTATTATCTATGGGGGCCACAGATACATCAGTGTGGAATCATTATGCTCTAGTAAGAAATAACCACAATATCATTACATATAGAAATGGTGTTCAGGTAGCCTCGCAATATGCAGTAATGAATTTATCAAACTCTTCTGGTAATGTGGTTATCGGAGGCAATGCTACAACCGGTCCAAATAGATCAATTAATGCTTACATAGATGACATGAGAGTTACTAAGGCGTCAAGATATACTAGTAATTTTACTAGTCCGGTATTTCAGTTAGTTAATGCTGGACCGCCAGTTACTCCATCAAATACTGCAACTCCAACCAATACGCCCACAGTCACAGTCACACCAACATTAACAGCATCAAATACTCCTACACCTACTGTTAGTGCAAGTGTAGGATTTATATCATCGCCAACACCCACTTCCACAGTAACTTCTACGGCGACACCAACCTCTTCGCCTCCAGCGCCGCAAGCGTTAACATTTTCTGCTCTTCAGGCTGGGTGTGACCCAAGATGGCAGCTAGGCAATATTCCAGCCAATACCACATCTTTAAGATTGACCTCTTCTGGTTCACATCGCGGTGGTGCGTTTAGTAATATTGTGTCAACATTCCCGATTGATACTAATAGTACACAAATTATAACTGGTCCTACGAATAACTCTTGGAGTATACATATTTCCCACTTCGGAGCCTCTTTGCCGGGTGGTTCGGCTCCCGGAGCATCCATAAGAGGATATTTTGATACCGGGACGCGGGAGGGCAGCAATTTTTGGAATACGGAACACAACTTTACGGCAAGAATAGAAGCGCTAGATGTGAGCAATAATGTGATAGGCATTATAAACAATACTAGTTGGATTAAAGACGATTGCGACGACTAATATGAGAACACTATCAACCATACCACTTAGGAGCAATAAGCACTGCCGCCGTCTTGATGCTCCAGATTTCTTGTTTGAAAAACCACTTACTGGAGGATTTGAATATCAAAAAGGAGACCAACAACAATGGCACACTAATTGGAGCAATCCCGGAGCAAGATGTTATTTGGTTTGGAGTGAAACGGGGGACAGCGGTATGAGATTTATATTAAATGGAGAAGTCTGGACAAGCCAAGATCTTCCTGGCTGGCAATATAGAATATTTAATATACCACAACCTCATTGTGTATTTGCAAATTGTCATCGTAAAAGTTTTGGCTGGTGGGTTCCGCACACAGACAAAGAAATACTCTTACCAATAGGACTTAAAAATGCTGAAGATGTACTACAGTTTGCCTAACGGAAAGAGCTTTGCTCACGTTAGCAGAAGTTGCACAAGCACATTAGCCGCTCATGCTTTAAAAAACTTTTGGCCAGAAAAGTATGAACAGTTTATCCAACAAGAAAATAGTGCTAACTCTCCACAAACCTTTATGCAAGAAACTTGGGCTAGTAGGTTGGCCCCACATTGTTTGGTGATGGTTAGAAATCCTATAGATAGACTAAATAGCCTAATTTCTAGAAACCTATACCCCCTAGAGACGGTAGAAGCTGTTTTGTCCGCTTGTCATAGATGTTTAATCACGACCAGAGATGTATCAAAAACAATAGATATTGTTAAATTTCATCATATTTCTCCAGTGTGTTGGATTGCTGATAATGATAGTACTTTCTGTTTATTTCCAGACGTTAAAAAAGCATGTGCAATGTTGGATATGGAATATTATCCGGACATTCATGAGAATGCACTGCAAAATCAACGCAATGAACATATTCCCAACGAATGGATGTCTTATCTACAAGATAGCATAGGGTTGTGGGAAGCCCTAAGTAAAAATTGATATATAATAATTAATGGGTCAATTGCTGATTGGTTTTACAAAAGGAGTAATTGGTGTATTTCTTTATAGTCATAAACTTTAGAGGTGTGTAATGTTATTATCAAATTCTAGTCAGCCATATTTATATAATGATAACAATGTATCTCGTATATTATATTGTTGTGCTGATCATGCTATAGATTTAAATTATGGTGGCTCAATATATACTATCAGACCATGGAAAATTAAATTATTAGATTTAAGTAACAACACCAGCGTTCTAGTACCCACAGTATCTTATGACGAGCAATATGGTAGAGTCGCCCTAGAGTGTAATCCTCATATAGTTATTAGTAATTCTATTGTTAAATTATATTATACTGTTGGCTTTATGAAAAGTGATGATAGTCCCATAATTTATTATTTATGCTCTATGACAGCAGATAATTTGTCATTAACTAATTTAACAGACTTTACTGTTATACAAAAAACATTTAGCGGCACATTTCTTACAGACAGCGAATTATTATTTGTAGATAAAATTTATGGCAAAGATACTCTAGTTCGCAAAACTATAGGATCTACTAATGGTAGTCTAGTGCCGGTTGATACTATGTCTTTAGAAGAAATATTAAGAGTAACTAGAACATTCGATACTAATCAAATAATTATTACTGGTAAAACATCACAAAAAACATATGTGTCATATTTATTAAATAATGATCTTAGCATAGATAAAAAAATTAATAACTCTTATGGTATGGATATTTATAAGTGTAGTATATTAAATAACGTATTGGCCTATACTGTGCGTAACGAGTCCTATAATAAGGAAGATGTAGAGAGTAGGAGTATAGTAGTTGAAAATATTGTTAATTAAGCTTGTGGTGTATTCTATAGTGATTACTATATTATAGGAGATAAATTATATGGCCAATCCGGATTTAAAAGTTACTTTTCCAGATGGAAATATTAAGCGCTTAGAAAACAGCCAATGTGCCTGTCCGAATATGCTCAGTGTGGTAGTTAATAACATGGTTGTTGGTAAAAAATATACTGTTTTTATTAATAACTTAAATAATACTCCCGTTAGAACATTTCCTAGTAGTTATAGTTTCGTTGCTGAAAGCGCCAATAAGACACTAGCTTTTTATTATCAGTTTAGTTAATATTGGTGCCGAGGATTATAATTTTATAGGACATCAATACAATGCCATATGCCCTGAATACTAATACTGGTTCCGACGCTGTAGAATTTTCAGCTCAAACAACAACAAACAAACCAGTATCAATTTTATTCAATGGTTCTGGCATTCATACCATCTCTGGTCCAGTACCTCTAGTTGATATTTCTAAAACATATAATAGAACTAGTGCTGGAGAAATAGAGAGCGTTCTTAATACTATTACCTTAACTGGTAAAATTATTAGACCAGATATTACTCCGCCGCCTACCAGCGGTATTCTAACCGTGATGAATGCTATCAGTGGACTGCAAGCGTTATTTACTAAATGTTCTACTGGTCATCTAATTATTAAGTGCGACAACACCGACATGCTTAATGTATCTGGTGTTATGGTTAAGGATATGTCTTTTAATAAATCCGAGGATAATTGGGTATATAGTGCAGATTATAATATAACCATGGAATATTATGAACCAGGACAAGCGGGTGGCTTTGCTGTACAAAATACTAGCGATTCTTGGTCAATAGAACCATTAGAAGACTATGTATATAGTTCTTTTACTACGTTGGTTAACACCAAACCAGAAACCCATAATCCTCAATTAAAACCCAATCCTATTCCGGGAGGATCGTCTACTGGTGGAGGTTCCAATTTAGGTGGTGCTGCTGGGTCCACTACACTCAAAATTATAAACGTTCCACAATATAGAATATCTAGAAGGTTATCCGCTGTTGGGCTACCGGTTTCATCAGCAGTATCATCTGCAACAGCGCCTTGTGTTAGCGGGGCTGGTAACAGAGCATATGCAGAAGCTCGTAAATGGGTGGAATCAAGACTCGAATATACCTTCGAAGGCACTAAGGTTAATAACAATACATCCGGATCTAGTGGTCTAGCTCATGTTATGGTGAGCCCAAGTATCGGTAATTTTAAAGACACATTTTTATATAATCATATTCGTAGTATAAACTTTAGTGTTACAGATGGATCTTATGAAGTTAATGATACATGGCTTGCTATGCCAACTGGTATTAAGTATGTAGAAGACTATAGTATTGAAGCTTCGACAGACGAGAAATATGTTAAGACCGTAAGAGTTCAAGGAAATATTAAAGGTCTTTATATGTCGTCTTTTGAGGTGATGAAAGGCAGTGGTGGAGCCGGATTGCCGCCAACAGGAGCCGGATATCTTAATATTGTTCCCAACTCTGGAAGATTAACAGGATCACTACCAGGAGCCGGTAATATACTCGATCTTGATAATACAGCAGGGTCTCAACCTACTTTTTACAGCAATCCTTATCAGAACGCAAGTAGTGGGTGGATTTTTGATATTAAGCCATATGTTTATCGTAGAGCTTCATTAGCAGTATATAATAATATTCACGACAGAAATCAGAACTACGTATCTCCAGCTACCAATCCGCCACCACCCCCAAACAATCCAATGTACTGCCATGAGTCATTACTAAATGCTATTCCTGTAAGTACAACAGAAGGACACGACCCAAGAAAAGGCACAATAAGCTATAGCTATGAATTCAATAATAAGTTTAATTTAATTACTGGAGTAATATCAGAAAATATTACCCTTAATGAAACTGGTCCAACAGACGTATTTAGTGAAGCATTTGTAATAGGTCGTCAACTTGGGCCAGTTATTCAATCACTAGGCACAAAAACCTCCACAAGAAAAGATCTCACAATAGAAGTTGTGGTAGTTCCTCCGTCGTCAATCGAAGGTCTAATAATGACCAATAACCAGTGTCCATTGTGGACAGGCGGTTCGGTGTATAGTCGTATACAAGGAATAGTTGATGGATTAAAACCATTTGGTGCTAGAAGTAACACCTATTTTGGTAATTTGCAAAGAGGTCAGCTACCAGGACAAGTATATTTATCTCAGGACAATCATTCATGGAATCCAACAGAAGGAAGATATTCTAGGTCTGTTAGTTGGGTATATCAACAATGCTCAACCGATAAGTTTTATCTAGATCACTAATTATGGCCACATCATGCACAAGCAATAAAACAATTATACCAGCTCAGACACTATTTTTGGGAGCTAGTGTTGCGGATTTTAGTTTAAATATGGGTTGGGGAGGACAAGCTTCTCAACTTAGTGTCACACTGGTGGAAGACGGTAATCCGTTTATGTGTAGAAATCCTCTTGGAAGTTCTGGAGGTAGTTTGGTTGATCCTATTGTTGTAAATGGTGGTTCGTTTGATGCCGATAACCACTACCATACCTGTAATAGCGATACCTCATGTTATATGGACGAGAAAGGAATGACGTTTGATCCTAATAGAAATCCTCCTTCTCAAGAAAGAATTGTTCCAGGAAAGGTATACTATGCTTGGACTGGTAATGGCTTTGTTTCTAGATATTGGAGACATCAAGATCCAGGATTTTTTGGAAATAAAAGCTCTATAGCTATCGATGGTACCTATGATGTTAATTCTTATAATAACTCTAAAGGCTTTGATATTATCAATACGCCAGTATTTTTTAAAATAGGAGAGTTCAGTTTTAGCGGTATTGTTCAGTCGTGGGAGAAAGACGCTGGTAGTGGAGGATTGACTTACAGAGTTAATATCGAGAGTATAGATTCTCTTTTAAGCAATTCTTATATGATATTAGGAGGATATGCGGGTTCGGTATTTTCAAAACTAAACGGTGCTATATATGGAGGTCCTAAAAATTATACCGGATCAGGATTAACATATAATGGTAAAATAGTAGAAGGAAATTTAGCTAATGTATTTAATGTTTATGGTTTTTTGGAGTCTATGGGCTTTGAAGGTTTTGGTGCTTCTTATAGAAATGAGAACGGAATTAGTGCAAAGTCTGTTATAGACGCACTTTCTGTTTTAACCTCCTCTGATTCCACAGGAACGGACCCTGCTTTTGCTTTAGTGCAAGAACAGAAGAAAGCATTTTCTCCATTTGGACGTATAATTCTTAAAACAGCACAAGAAAATGATACCTATACCAGAATGAGTCCTTCTCATGCATATAGTATGGGTTTGATACCTCCTACTCTTGATCTTGATGGAATTGAACGATGTCATTTTACATTAGATTTATCAGAAATGCCGATTCCTCCTAATGACTATCGTATTACAGACAATGTATTAAGTATTATGGATTTTATATCTAATGTATGCGAGGCAACTGGAGTTGACTTTTATTTTGATATGTTGGTAGTACCATATAATAATAAGCCTTTGAATATGATTAAAGTTAGAACGGTTAATAGAAGAGTACAACCAGAGCCAAGACAAATAGAAAGAACTATAAGAAACTTTGCAGATAATGGATTCCCTATGTCTGCCGCTAATATAGGAAAAGAAAAAAGCGATAGTTCTCCAAGAGTTCTCTATATTGGAGGAAAGCAGCAAAGGCTCTATCAAGCAAAAAGTTATAGGCTGGGCTTTGCTAGAGCTAATTATGTATGGAATCCTGTTAGTAAAACATTCGTAGATTTTACATCTTATGATTTTGGTAAAATCAGAACTCCTTGTGGTTTTTCTACTCGTAATACCACTTTGTCTACAAATATTAATGGGGCAGATTTTACTGATTTATTTGATACAGATGAGACTATCAAGCAAAACATAACAGGGCTGGCTTTTGATGCTAACGACACAGACTGGGCCGACCCTAACCTATCTGGCAATGCTTTGTCTGGTAATTATGGAAAAACCAAATCTGTCAAAAGACAATCTACTAGCACATTCAATAGATTCTTTCCACTATTTCAAGATGTAATATGTCCATTTTTTGGTTTCCAAATGAGTGAAACCATACCTCCCAACACCTCTACTACAGAAAATAATGATTTTAGAATAGTCAGGCCCGTTTATCTAGATACATGGACCGGTCAGATAGTGTTTGTTATTAGTATGTCCGACCTACCAACGAACCTCAATGTGCCATTAACTTCTCTATACAACAAGAATCAGTTAATTATTACCGAAACAGAGATGCGTGCTGCTATGGAAGGTATTGATTCTTATATGACCTATGGACTAGGAAAGATATTTAAACCAGATTTGATACTAATGCTAGCACAGGCTTATGCCAGTAGAGGTGTGGCAATGACGGGGGTTGGTGAGGAGAATGAGGGGTTTTTAAAATTTCCTAGTTTATCTCAAGCCTTTAATATCAGTAATGAGGTCGGTGCTCCGGGAGCAGCAACTCCACAACCAACTAGTAACGATATCAATTTTGATTTATTCTTAAATCCTAATTTAGTCAAAGATCTAAATACACTAGTTGGATTCATACAGGATATTGGTAATACTTATTATGGCAAGCAGTATCTTGTCAGAGTTCCAGAATTAGCGGCATATAGAGATTACCAGTACAGCAATTTTCAGATACCTGTTGGAGATCAAACCATTTCTGTTTTTAAGGGAAGTGGTAAAATACAATATAATTATGAACCCATTAATGAAGGAGCATGGGAAGAGCCGGGCAATGTTATAGATGACAGTATTCTGGTTGGTAGTCCAAAATATTATATGCTTTGTGAGGAAGATGGGCGAATCGGCCCAGTCCTAGGATATAATGCTTCTGATTCTTTTGATTATGTGTCTAGGGCTCTTTGTGGACTAAGCGTAATAGCACAAGCAGCATATTACGAACAAGGATATTCAGTATCTACTCCTGGTGGAGACAGATGGCGAAACGGTGCTTTGAGATATGATATGAAAGTGTTGGTAGACGCGGCTCGTGCTGGCGCATGTAACGATAATAAGTTTTATTTCTTGTCTTTGGATCTAAGCTCTATTAGCTCTGATGAATATGTGGTGGTTGATTCTCCGGTTGCTTTGCGTGGACCTTACGATGCTAGTGTTGGTGCTTTTGGTCCAGCGATTAATCCCATAGAAAAATCTAAAAAACTATATACCAAAGCATCTGTTCATGAGGATATTATATATTTAAAGCCTAGAACAATGGAGGAGCCTAGGGTTTTAGTTACCACATCCAATGGATTAAGTTTGGCCACCACGAGTTATTCGTATCAGACAGACCCCAACAGGACAGTAATATCTAATATAGCCATAGAGGATTTACTATTATATCTAAAGTCTGTGCCTAATGGTAGCTATGATAATAATTTTATTAGATTTATGGCTCATTATATGAGTCCCATAATTGGTAGCGCAACACTACTTGTCAACGGATATACTTCATCAAATAGTGTTCAGCACGCTATGCTGGCGCCAAAAGCGGCACATCCGTATTTTGCAGGTATCCCCGTTAGATCTAATCAACATACCTATGGCCCATGGACTAATTATCCAGAACTTATTAAGAATAATATATTTCCAGGCATAGAGGATGATGCAGCTTCTCGTGCAGTAGAAAATTTGATTGGAGGCGTAAAAGTAGAAGTACAAGAAGAGTACGTTCCATGGAACTATGGTAGCGTATCTCTCCTAGATAGTGTTGTCCTTGGAGAAATTCAAGCAAATAGTAGTTATCAGCAAATTACGGAAACGGCTAGAATAGATACAATAGGACTACCTATTCTGGGTCTTGGATCTCCGTTTGTATATAGTAACTCCACACCAGCACAAGGATCGATTATCATAAATAACCAAGTATTTACTCCAAGAGTAGTTAACCTACCATATGTACAAAAAAGATATCAAGCCAACTCCAATCCGCTAGAAAATATACCGATTATCGGTGAACTAGTAGTTGCTCCGAATATTCCGTCTAGATCCGAAACTACCACTAATTTATCTTATAATATTATAGTATTAGATGCCGCCTATGCCAATTCTTTAGCTCCTATCGTTAGCAACATACAGTGCAGCATTAGTCCTCAACAAGTTCGGACCACATATAATTTTAGAACCCACACTAGAAAACTAGGATTATTTAACAAAGAAAATGCTGACAGGATCAAAAAATTCGCCATGTCGAATATTAAGAGAAACAAAGAGCTTGCTACACAGACCAATAAACTGACAAATAAAATCAACAAAGAAACTCAAGGAAGACTCAATAGCATCAAAAATAGTGGTGGTTCTTATGGATCCAAAAATTTAAGATCTGGCCTATATGGAACTAGTCCTACAGAAGTTATATGTGGTAGAGCTTATTCGTTTTTAAGCATACCTGGTGTTACGAGAAAAGGTCTGCAAACTTTGCGAGATCAAATGAAGTCCAATAAACAAAGACCCGGATCTAATCCGTCTTCTACCGACACAGCTTCAGTAGATCCTTACAGTCTTTCTATGTCATATGGAAAAGATCCTGGAGACAATAGCGCAGAGGCGGGATTATATTCTTCTACTGATAATTCGATTAAAGAATTTGCAGATACTACAAATCCAGCCAGGACCTCTATTAGAAATAGCAGATGGTCAACATTCGTGGGACTATATGAATCAAGAGAAGCACCAGCGGACTTATTACCAGAATATGCACAAAAATCAGCTATGAGTTTAGATGGAATTTTTTCTCCAGTGTCATTCTATCCGACTAAATTTTATAGCACTTATCCACTTCAAAAATATCAGAGACACCAGTGTCCATATTGTGATAATACGGGCATAATCAAAGATCAGGCATATGCGAATGCTGGCACAATAAGTACGGTTTCATACCAGTGCCCATATTGTGTAAGTAAAAAAGATGGACTGTCCACTACCGCTACAACAACAGCATCGGCACAGTCTTTAGAAATACTACCTCCATATATAGTTACGAATAGAAAAGATATTAATATCATAACAGAATTTGGTTCCTCATCCTCTGTTAGTAGTGCTTCTAGCACTAGTAGCTCAAGTAGTAGTGGTGGAAGCGGACAGGAAATAGCAATTAATCTTGTGAGCCTACAACCTATAGTGGTTCCGTATGGTGAGTTCAGAAACTATAACGCTGGAGAAAAAGACAAATGTAGACATAGTATTGAGGTTATAGCCCATGGAGAAACTCCTCCACAAAAGGGATGGAGTATAAATACTCGTTGTAATTTAGGTAAATTTATTAAATCTGACGGCAATATGCAGCAAAATAGCGAACTGGGAACAGGATACAATGCCGACTATTTTCATAAAGACTTATTGAATGCAGACAATAAAAATAAGTTAAATAATCAAAGGTTTTTTGGTCTTAGGGGTCCTATAGTATATCATGCTTGGGGGTATGATCTGGAAGGATTCCCAGTGCCAAATGCTGCTGATGAACCAAAGCTAGTGGATGAACACGGAAATCCGAAACGTTTTATTCTAAAAGCAACGGTTGAGAGCACCGCTTCTGTAAAATTTAAAGAACTAAAAAACAAGGAAATGTTTGTATTAGCAGATGAATATGTTGCTTCGGTCCCGTTGTGGAAACAAAACTACTACTATAAAGTGCCTAATATGTCTGTTACTAAAAGCAATAATACTATAGTTAAAATGACAGATGATACCAACGTATACAAATGTAAACTAGAAAATAATATGGAGCACTATGGCTCTTTCACAGACGATGGTGGCGCAGTTGGCTTGGGCGACATTATCAGCAAAACACAAAACTGGGAAAATAATAAGTGGACAGAAAAGAAAAAACTTAAAGAATTTTATAGAAACTGGGCAGAACATCCAAATCTATGGAAAGTTGGACCGATAGATCTAAGATGGGACGAGAATCGTCAAGTATGGACAACCAAATCTTCTGACGCCATGACTATTTATAAAATGGTTTATGTAACACTAGAAGAAGACCTTACAAAGTCTCAGGATTACGACGAAACACATCCAGCAAGAGGATTCTTAGATGATCTAGAATACTCATCTGAAAAACTCCCAGCCAATTCTAGAAGATTGGTGTTTGTGAAGGATAGGGGCGGATATACCGCTCCTAGAGGCGCCAAATTATTATGTCGTTATGATAAAGATAGTGGCTTTTATGAACCTGTAAGTAAGCAAACATTCGTAGTAGGAGGTATCGTTGGTTCCGGCAATTCTGCTACCATAGAGATGTCATATATTCAAGGACGCAAAAAAAGTGAGGTTGTACCCACATCAAGTATAACTTTCGAAGATCCGTTCGGTTTTTCTCCTAGAACTGGACAGAAAGGATTATTTACATTTATTAACGGCTTATGGACACTAACTGCCGCTAAACCAGCATAGACATATGTATCCTATTAATACCAAAAACAACTGCACTATTTACAGTAATTCTTTTTTGAATGATTTAGACGATCATGCAATAGAAGATATATTGTTAGACACTAGGTTGCAATCTGGAGGAACTGAGGGAAATAATTCAGAATATGGCGCTAGACTGAAGTACAAATTGCAATCAGAAACATCCAGTATTGTCTGCAAAATAACAGATATGCGTAGTTTACTGACTACCTATACTCCATCAACTTCTCCTAATTATAATTGGCTACCAGCAATTATTAATCATGATAATTATATACAAAATAAAGAGATATTAGCTGGCACTGTAATTGGCAACAAGGTTTTGGGTATAGAAAACTTTATTAAAATTCAAAATCCAAAATTCAAAAATTGGTCTATATTAGATGATGGTAATTCTCCCAACACAGATGGTTCCTCTATATCCATAGATTGGGTTATCAATTCAAATCTAACCTCTATAGAACCGGAATATGGTGTTTTGTATTGGTATAAAAAAAACGAACCAACAGCAACTAATACTACACAATACCCAATAGACAAGCTGCCCTCACGAACTATTGTCTCGCCAGTTAGCAACATTGTGAGCAATGATACCAATAGTACTGTTTTGGCAACACCCCAAGATAAACTTATTAAGATAGATAATAATATATTAAAATTTGTAGATAAAAGTCCAGTATCTTGGAATTCTGGTACTGATCCAGTTTTTGATTATGGAACAAAAGACAATCAAAATTTATCTAAGTCTACTATTGATATATCTGGAGCTAGAAATAATGCCGCTATTAGATTTTATGCTATAAATAGTCAAAATTTTCTAAACAATCAACAAAACTTACTATTTCCAGATTATCAAATTTGGATAGCAGACGGAGAATTTTATAGCTATTTTAATAGCGCCAGAGAAAAACATGATTTTCAAACGCATAGACCAACTAAATGGCCATCTAGATCGTATATATCTCCGGGGATGTATCATGTATATAGGGCTATTTATAATGCTCTAACTGTTGATCGCGTCAAAAGTTTAACAACGATAGGCACAGTATGCTATGCGGAAAAATTAAGGAAATTATGTTGCATACTAGCTACTAGTCCTTTGATTGATAGAGTAACTATAAATTGTTTGTATAATGCTAGTATTAAAGATCAAGTTAATACTTATCTAAATGCTCCAGCTTCTAGCTCAACTAATGAAGAGGTAAGAGCGCTACTGGATATTATAAATGTGATCACTAAAGAGTTAAGTAATCTAACGGATAAAATAGAAAATCAAACCAATAATAATAATTATATACGCACTCCATCACAGCTATACAAAAAACTTAAGTCTAAATATTCTGCTAATTTACGGATAGAACCTCAACAAATCAAAAAGATCAAATTTAATAAAACTCTGCCCAATGGCGCCCACGCATACTTTGATTTGAATCACAAAACCTTCTGTCCCAAAAATACAAGACCATCCACAGAGAGATTTCCTTCTTATATTTATAATAAATTTGAATATACAGTAGGTGATATTGTTATTAAGAATAGTTTAGACATTAACAACAATAAACTTAAATCTCAGTCATTACGGGTTTTTTCAAATGCTGATGACACAACTATTCGTAAAGATGTTCCGTGGGATATTACCAGATTGGCCACTAATGAAAAAATAAGACTAAATTTAGGTCCAGACATAGTTTTGCCATTTACGCCAGACAACGGAGAAATGATACTAAGCTACGACTTAGACTTATTGGGGGATTTAGACTGTTTTTGGCAGTTAGTGGATGGACCGGAGTGTTTTAGATTTAGTCATTTTGCAAAAAACGGACGAATAGACTTTATAAAGCGAAATAAAATTTCAACAGATTCTCGACCTAACTTTTATGTAAAAAAACCTGGAGTATACACGGTAAGATGTCAAATTACTAAATCCTCTACTTTAAAAGCATCCGACACTATAAGACTTTATATTGGCGTACCGAATCCGGACGTACCTCCTAGAACAGCAGCAGACAATACTGATACTGTTACGAATAAATATAATCCTCTATGTTCTAATCTTAGGCAATTTGCCGTTAATAAATATGGATTATTCTGGGTTATTGATAGTGATGTTTATACAATAGCGCAATCTAATCGACAGATTATCACAGATACCACAGCCTCTGAAAGATTATTAAATCAAAAACTTGGTCTGGATTTTGAACCACAAGTAGTAAGAAATGCGGATGTTGTTTTTAAATTCGAAACATTGACCACTACAGTTAAGTTACATTCTGTTACTATAGAAAACATGAGAGATTCTTTAGATTCAACCAGCCAATGTAAAAGCTTTTATCAAGATAAATTGGTTAGACAAAGAGATACTAGGATTACAAATATTAACACATTCGTTGCTAGATATATCAGACAAGACCGAGGCGGAGATATATTAACTTTTTATGGTAGAGGTTATGACAATGACGGCAGAGAGGTTAGATTCAGTGAAGAATTTAGCTTCCCCTATCTGTCCACAGTATTGGCACCAGGGATAAGGTCTTATGGCGGCTATTCTAATAATGTAGTTAATACTATTGGTGTAGAAATTCCATTTCATCCAGTATATGAAGGTTCTTCTTCCAGAACGTTATCTCTTTATAAATTACCAAATGGTAATTGGGGTGGAGGATCCGATGTTAATCCGATAATGGCTAAAAAGCCTTATATAATGCCACGAATGATTGACAGAAACAACATGAGTGACAATAATCCCAATACTACACTTAAATGTAGTATGATGGATATTCCTGTCAGCGGATATACAACACTAAATAAAGGGTTTTTTCATCCTAATTCTGGATGGTTTCCCGGCAGTACTAGTCAGACCTATCCTTCTGTGTTACAAAATATAGGTGATAGTGCCTATAGTTCTTTATCTTCTCATGGCAAGAATATCACATCTGTACACAGATATAAAGTATATAGATATAAATCTTACTATTTTAGTGGTAATGGAATTTTTGATATGAGAGGCATGACTCTTGGAAATAATACTTCACATAATACATACTTAAGTCGTATATTAATTAAAGACGCATCAGAATCCTCTTCTTTTCTCTTTGATCACAATTCTAATCAAGGATATAGAAATGTAAATGGTGTTTCTTATAGATCTCAAGAATCAATAGATGACTTATATATAGACCGCTGCACAGATAATGAAACAGAAGAGAGTTTTGTTTGCGAACCACAATTAGATAATCTTGCTGGTGATTGTTATCCTGGTATTGCTACTTCTATGTATTCTTTGCCAGAAGGTGGAGGTATTAATAATTTGTTTATAGAGGATCTAGAAATTAAAATTAATTTTTTGAACTATCCTAATCCTAAAAATATGATTTTAGCTCTGGAAATTTTTAATCCCACTTTGCCAGCACTACCAGAATTTAATAAGATTTTTATATCTAACGATAAGCAAACAACAGGCGTAGCAGATTTGGATACTTATATATCCGCCATAAATACTATGAATACGTCAACTGATGAACGGTCGAGAATTATATACTTATATAACCAAGAATCTATAGAGAACTATAATTTAAATTTTAATTTATTATTCAGTGACAACTATAAGCATCAAGCGGTTTTTGACGACTCCAATAAATATGATCAATATTTAAGCCATTTGAATAAACCTATACATTCTGATACTCCGATTAGATCTACTCTGTCTTCTAATAATTACTCAGATAGACAGTCAGCGAAATATAAAAAAGCAATAAACAACAATCTACTCCCGGTATCCTCTGCTTCGCTAGCCAAGTTTAAAAATATTCCATTAAAAGATACGTCTTTTATTTTGAAAGTAATAATACTAGGTACAGAAGAAAATGCTTTAGCTATGGATAATGTAGTTAATAATTCTGAGTTGTCTGGATTAACATCTTTTGAGACAACACGTAAAAGTAATACAATAGCTAATAGTATTTGTTCTTGGGATCTCATAGTACATACTAACAAAACACCCAAGTTCCATAATAAAAATCCAAGAGGTCATTTAGACTATGATAATAATAGTAATTCTGTAATCAAAGGCTATAATTTTATTGGTGATTTTACGAATAAAACATATTTGATTCCAAAAGTTAATTTAAATGCTCCTTATCAGTATTTAGCTAATATTAATTATTATTGTAGATATATTAATGACGACGAATTATCTAAACCATTAACATATCAAGAATTAAGATTTCCATTCGTATTTTTTTCGTGGACTCCGTTTTTTACGCTAGCGGGAGCTATGTTTGCAGCATGGGAAATATCGCAAGCTTTTAGTCGAGGCGGACGTAGTGACCCTTTAGTAAGCTTCTTATATGATCTTAGATTTCAAAGAATGCAGGAAGAGTTAGAGCGTAATTATTTTCAGCCTGGATATGAGGCAGTTGCTCAAGGATACGCAGACAAAGCTCTAGTTCTTTTAACTAAAGACGATGTATCTTGGTACAAGATGGAGGTTCCTATAAATAGGTACGAACACTCCGATATTCTAAAGCTCAAAAGATATAATTATATTAAACTAAGTTCTAGTACAGCCAAGCCTCTATCTATGCTAAAATTTAGCCTTGTTACAGAGGACAAGCAACTAACAGGACCGGCGGAGATCAAATATACTTTTTCTACAAATATAGGACTCTCAGGACTAGAGAAGACAGTACCGAATCCATCGGACTCAAATAGCACTATAACATTAAAATTTGACGAAGGAGACGTGGTTGAATTAACTGGACAAACCACAGCCGCCAATAATGGTTTATATGTGGTAAAAACCGGAGCATGGGTGAGATTTCCGGATACAAGAGATATTAGATTTTTAGTAAATAATAGATATGGCAATAGTACCAACACCAATAACCTGACCTCGGCAAATATCACTGCCAAAAAAATTATCAAAATTAAGGGAGCCAGAGCCTTTCATTTTTTCGATATTAATGATTCAGTATCTATGTCTGCTAATTTCCAACAAGAGAATCCCGTTTCTTCAACAATATCAGATAAATATTTAATTAATATTACAGATAGTGTTTATACAATACTAGTGCTAAACGCTGGTCTTTCTAGTCTATCAGAAGGATACGTATATAAAAATACAAACAATACTCTTTTAGTATATAGTAGTAATGAAACTATTAATGACGATTCCACTATAGGCAAATGGGGCCTTGCTAAGTCTACCGAAGAATTAGGAAATAGACTAGTTAGTAAAATAGGCCATTCGGCAATGGGTGAGGGCAATTATGGATATGGTACTCCATATGTGGATCCAGACACATACTCTTCACTATCATATGACTCTAATCATATTAAACAAGTATATGACACGATGGATAATACAGCAAATGACGCCTATAAATATAATAAGATTTTCTTAGAATCTAATGGCACTAATACAACTATAGACTTTGATCCCGATACAGACTCACCCGCACAATTATGCAAATATTATCCATTTAGTATAAATGACTATGATTATGCCAAAGACACAGCGGGATATCAACAAATTTTAGCCAGTGAAACCAACGCAGAGGATAAAGCAAACCTGAATATAGATTTAGTAGGCTCCATTTTACAACCAGATAAACAAAGCTATTATTTTATGGATCTTAAATCAGAAAAATTTAGCAATGTTGCTGAAGCTGGTTATTTATATATAGAAAACGATTACATTAAATATAAACCAACACAAAAACTATCTACTGCACAAAGAAATTCTATTCAACAAAGAATTGATTTTATTTCTACTACAGGGATACCACCTGCTGATTTGCCAACTACGTCTATTTCCAATATAGATAATATTCCGGATCTATTAACAGTATACAGTACTACAGCTGAAGAATTAAATGTTTGTCAATATCCTAATTTCAGTAATACTGGCAGCGCATGTAAAAAACAACAATCCAAACTGAAGTTATTGCAACTGTGTGACGAAAGGGCCAAACTGCTCAAGATTTTAGAGAATGATGATATGTCATCTCCTAATGTATTACCAATATATGAAATTATTTATAATACTATACCACAAAATGGACAAGCGGGCGTTCCTCCAAAAATTAGTATAGAGTATAGAACCAAAGACTATTTTTGGTTTAATATTGATGCTAATCAAAGCTGTTCTTGGGCCTCCGAAGCAATGCCTAGAATTTTATATCAAACAGAATATAGATGTTCTCCTATAGTCGAGTTTTATCAATATCCTGAATGCAATTCGGTTTGTTTATTTGAGGAGGTCAAAGGAGGAGCCGATTTTGATATGTTAACAGAAAATGGTATACAAATCTTACAAAATAAAAAAGTAGAGGAAGAAAAAGCAAAATATCCGCAAGTTACAAATTGGGGCTTAGATACTGAAACATTTCACGACAGAGTAGAGAAAAAATTCTTTTTATCATGCGGAGAAAATTTTAGAGATACATTATTAACAGTCAGAGAGAGATATTTATATCCAAAAATTGATGCAACCCAAAGATTTGGCGCTGTTAAAGATGTATTTAATTTAGACAATACCGATAGCATAAAAATGAAATTTAGAATTATACCAAGAAAACTTAAAACTATTGATCCTATTTTTCAGAGATATGTTTATGACTACAATGGAAATTTGGCCAAGGATATTATACCACCTCCAGGCGGCCCTATGTTTAATGGCTTGTCTATTTGGAGATGTATAGACTTTAATAGGAATTCTCCTAATTTGGGTAAGATGGTTGATCCGCCACTATTCTTCAAGGTACAAAATGAAATGATTTTTAGGGCATATTTTGGTAGTACAGACGGCATCGAAATTAAAAATTCTCCTATATCAGAAGCTAAAGAATTTTGGGAATGGATACCGTATGAATATTTTGATGGACCAATTATAGAGTAAACATAGGATAAATTATGTCTATAGGTAGTGTAGTAGATCAAGAATCGTTATTTTATTTTTTTGACCCATCTGCGGTAGATGGAGATAAAATAGATATATTTATTAATAATCAACCAATTAAAAGTATTGATCTTACATCTGAACTTAATACACAGCCATTTAAAGTTGCAGAATATAGCATTATAGGCAACAATACTCTCAAGATAAAAGCCACTTCTACTGGAGAAAGCGGCAACTGTACATTTGCATATTATATTGAAAAAAATCAAGATATTATTGTATATGGATTTTATGAATTAGTATTAGACGAAGAGATTTCTTTGGATTACGAATATTCTCCAAGTAGTCCTATACCAACTCCTACTAGTACAAGAACCCCCACACCCACCGTTTCTATTTCTAATACCCCGACAAACACACAATCTGTAACACCCACATGCACTAACACACCCACTCCTTTAGAAGATACTCCAACTCCCACCCCAACCTCAACTTCAGAACCAACTCAAACACCAACTCCGACTGCGACTACTACCAATACTCCTACGCTTACTCCTACAATAACTGCAACGAATACAAATACGCCAACAAATACACCATCACCTACTGTATCTCCAAGTATCGGCTCCACCTGTTCTGTACTAGTAATGGCTGTTTGTTATTTACATTCTATTAATCAGCCTAGCTCTGTTATTGCTTCAATGTTATCTGTTAATGAGTCAGTAGTATCTGAAATTATTCAACAAAGTTATCCGTGTATACCTATTAAGCCATCGCCCACTCCTACGCCTACACAAACACGCACTCCAACTCCTACTCGTAGTGCTACTCCAACAAGTACTCTCACACCAACCAAAACATCTATGGCGACAAGAACGCCAGATCCTACTAGAACACCAGACCCTACAGGAACACCAGAACCAACTAGTAGCAGAACACCCACACCAGAACCTACAGTTTCTCCCACCAATACTGTAACACCCACACCAACTATTACCGCCACGCCAACAGCTACAGAAACTCCAACACTAACCCCATCCCCAACCGTCACACCATCTAAAGGTTCAAGACCACCACAATATAGAAGAAAAGGAAAGGGACTACCATGTGATCCATATGTAGTGCCGGGTAGTGAACTAACGGATATGAATATCTTAAGATTGAATCCTAAAGTTGCAGGTAAGCTAAAGTACGAAAAGAAGTTCGTTGGAGATATGAAAGAGGGAGGTATCGTTGTATCTATTGTCAAGCCTGGAGGAGAGATTGTTATGGTGGATACTGGTATTACAGCCACCCCTACTGTTACTCCTACGAATACTCCAACTACAACACCTACTACAACTGTTACTAAAACACCCACTCGAACTAGTACGCCTACACCGACTAGTACTGTGACACCAACACCTTCTATTACTAGTACTATTACTCCTACACAAACACCTACTATAAGCCCCACTCAAACAAGTACAGTAACTCCTACAGAAACACCCACACTAACACCAACCACCACTCCAAGTCTTTCTTTAAGTCCATCGAGTCATCCAGCCCAACTTCTAGATAATGTTCAGAAAAATGCTATCGAATGGTTATTAAGTAAAAACTTCATAGACTGGGAGATTATAGAACTTATAGGCATATCTTTTAATACATATCAATATTATATGTACTTAAGACAATTTAAAGATACTCCTGTTCCCACATCTTCTATGACGCCCACACCAACACCAACTAGTGAACCAACCCCAACTCCTACAAAAACATCTACTCAAACACCAACCGTTACCAAAACATTAACGCCGACTAATACTGTTACTAAAACGCCTACTGGTACTATGACGAGAACACCGGAGCCAACTTCTAGCACAACTCCTACGTCTACGCCAGAGCCAACAGTAACTATGACCCCGACTGTAACACCCACACCAGAACCAACACCCACAAATACAATGACGCCTACGATTACTCCTTCTATTACAGCATCTCCAGATAATTGTGCTAATTATGTATTTCCTGGAGATATTATCATGGTGTATTGTTCTGGTGATTGTCCACCTCCTCGACTAGAGCCTGAAGGAGAAGGTGCGGAAGGAGAAGCAGGAAGCGGAGAATGTAAAGACACAGACCCATTGTGTCCCAGAAAACCAGATTATAAGTGCGAAACCAGAATAGAGATATCAATAGACTTTACTAAGACATGTGAGTAAATTATGGAAATGACTAATAAATTATGTGTGTTTACAACCCATAACTGGATCAATTTTGAATGCATCAACTGCGGGCTTAAAATAACAGCCACAGAAAAACAGGATACTATGCCCATTATGCCATGTAAAGAAATATTACATAAAAAAGATAGATCTCAAGACGAATATATTGATCAGATGCTTGAATGGTTCAAAGACAACCCCAACCTTGCAGATAAAGAGACTATTCGTAATAGACTCAATATCTGTGAAGGCTGTGAGTTCTTTCAGAATGATACCTGTACAAAGTGTGGTTGCTTAATGATGCGCAATAAAAACTTTGTTGGTAAGATTTTGAAACAGGATGCTTCTTGTCCAGAGAATAAGTGGTAGATTATTTACCGGTCGAAGCGGCGTTGGGTTGCCACTTATGCCAGCCTTTGTTGGGTAAATAATTTTTCCCATCATCGTCTTTACGCTTAGGGAATAGTGTTCCACCCTTCTTGTGCTGACCAAATGCTAGTACCGCACCACATTCATTGCAACGTAGTTCGTAGTAGTCATTGCCCTCTACGCTACGCACAACAAATCTTAGATTGGTACTACCACACAGACCACACTTCTCTTCTGAGAAAATTTCCTGAATTAGAGCTAGTTCTTTAAAAATTTCTTTTTGGCCAGAACCCTCTAGTTCAAATTGGAGCTTATCGTTTGCCTTATAAACTACTTTCATATATTATTTCCATTCGTTAGAGTACCCAATTAATGTTTCTGGTATGGTCAACATATTCTGTTGATAGCCAGATAATACCCTAATAATAGAAACAGCACCATCATGTGACAAGCCATAAATATTTTTAGAATCTAAATTATTGTTTTCTAGTAATTTGCTTACATTTATATTTAATCTACTAGAGAGAGTATCAATAAAATTGATCTGATTATTGGTGATTTTATTAACGCTGTCAGCATCTGGATGGTCATCAATATCCTTGGCGATTTCTTCGGCCGCAACCACTTTCCTAAGTTTTAATGCTCGTCTTAAAGCACGACCCTCTGCTCTGGTTTCTGCAACAGCCACGGGATGATTACGATAAATCTTATCACAATTACCCCAATAAACGTCCGCAGCGCCGCTAACCGACCTATATTTTAAATTTTCGTCGTTGGAGTCAACACTTTTTAATACGTACGATATGGTGTGAACCACCGTGGCTCGTTTTTCATTGTTTGGTTCTGGAGTTTGAACCACATCTGTTTTAGCCTCTGTTACGCAGCAGTCTAGGGCTATTTCAAAAATACGTCTTAATCCATCGGTTGTAGGATTACCGGCTATTTTTTCGTCATCTGAGAGCAATGACAACACATGGTCCGTCCACCCAATATCATTTGGTGATACTTTGACCGATTCGACAGCAACGTTTTCTACAGCACTCACTTCAACAACCTCTTTTTTTGTATTTTTGGCCATATTTAATCCTCTATAGTAATAATCCTTTGGTCGGGTGATGGAAACTTATGTTTAATATTATTGATTTGTTCTAGTAACTTAGAATATATGATCTTGGCTCTGGTTTTTGAGTAGTCCTTAGTTTGTTTGATTCTTATCAAGACCAAACCTTTGCCTAAGATTAGACCCTGCTTTTTCTGATCATAAGATATGTTTTTATTTAGACAGTCTTGACCCCATACAGGCTCAAAGTGAGATGGTCCGTCAACTTCGATTGCCGTATTTATACTAGGTAAAAACAGGTCAATCTGCAACTTGGTATTTGTCAAAATCTGCTCTTTATGAAAGTCTACTTTGAACCCGTCTGTTAACAAACACTCCAATAAGAAATTTTCTAATTTCGATCCTTGCTTACTCGCAACCCTAACAGCATGATTAGCTTTTTGTAAAATATTTTCTTTTGTTACAACGTCTAATTCTTCCCATGCTGTTTTGGCCTTTTGTTTACGTTCATTAAGTTCATCATCAGATAAAGTTTCCCAAGACTTCATAACACCTAGTCCGATTCTGTCTTTCGTTTCTTGTTGTCTCTCTTTGCCTAGAGTCGGATGTTTGTGCTTGCCAGTTTTTAAAGCATTTTTTTGAGCAGCTGATTTGTCTCTGATAGTTATTCCAAGCTTCTTAGCATCTCTTAATACTTTATTAGCATAAGTACCTTGTTGAGAGGCTATGTCTGCAAAACTCATATTCTTTTTTACATATAGGTCATTAAGCAAATTCTTTTTTTCACTATCCGACAACAAACTATATTGTTTCATATAAATCACCATAAATTAATTTTTGACATACTATTGGTTCATAACTAAAAAACTGACTATACATTTTAGCAATATCTGTATTAGCACTAAAAATTCTATTAATTACTTTAGGACTGAATAATTCCTTAAGATAAGTATAATCATAAACCTTTTCTGCCCAAGGAATATTCTGTGCATAGTAGGTCAGTCCCTGCTTTTGGACAAATCTTGAGCTAAAAATCAATGAGTCTAAGTCTAGTGCTACAATATGAGCAGGAAAATGAGAGGCGTGGCTAATATGTAGAACCGGTACCATCTTAGTATCTATAGCATCACATCCACTAGTAAAAATAGCTATATTATTGAGTGGTCTGTTTCTAATAAAGTCGGATACTAAGCTTATGATATCATGACTAAAAATATCGTTTTTTAATTGCTTAATAATAAATCCTAGATTGTGTTGCATAATATTAAACTTTTAGTATGGTTGATAAAAATTGTTCCACTGTGATATGTTCTATATTAGTGTCTATTGTCAAGGCCCCATCAGACCCAACTTGTAAAACACCGCAGCCTACAGCATGTGCTTCTGCGACATATTCATTGGTAAGATTAAGGTATTGCGTCGAAGTATTCAATATGTCATTTTTTTCAGATTCTGTAGTATTTCCTAAATTATATGGATTCGGATTTGCTCCATCAAACATAACTACATTATTCTGTTCACAAAATTTGATAAGTTCTGGTGTGATATTATAGTTGCTATTCAGAAAAGTACATATATTATATCGAATATTATTGTCTTTATCTTTTTTAGAATAAAAGTCTATATTGTTAAGAATGTGTGGTACTCTTATGGCATTTGGAACCACAGCATCCTTTTGGGTTACTATGTTATGACACAAATCTAAAATTGGATGAGAGAAATTTTGGTCATGATATATATAAATATTATATGTTTTATGGTATTCTTCGATAAAAGATGCTATGGCGTTAGTTAGGCCAGAAACATAAAACAAATAGTCTTTTTCTGATTGATGTAAACAACCTATCTTGTATACATCAGAAGTGATATTAATGAGTTTAATTTGTGGATTCGATGTTTTATGCAAATAAGACGCTATTGTCTTACTAAGCTTCGAATTATTATCTTGTATAATCATATGAAAACCTTGGCTTTTGGAATATCTCTCACGTTATTTATCTTCATAAAGTTTTTCTTATCTGCTGTTTGTACATTAAAATGAATTTTCTGTTCTATTAACAGATTGATGATTTCAAATAGATACATCTGTGAGATTCTTTGTTTGTCTATGTTCTTAATAGCGCTTATTGCATCAGGATTGAACATAACACATTCTGTCCACTTATTTGGTAAATCAAAGAATAAGTATTCTATAGAAGATTCGCCAATATAGCCTATATCAAAATTGGTTTTGGGTTTATTAATACAATATATTTGTGACGTATGGCTTTGTCCAGGTTTGGCTTTGAATGGGTTGTTTTTAAACAGTACGCCATTCGTTATCACCAACAAATTCTTTGTATGTTGGAGTTGATCTAAAAAAATAGATAATGAGGCGCCGTGATTCGTATTTGCATAATCTGGATTATATACTATATTAATATTTTTGGTATTGCTATAGAGTTTGAGAATTTTATCATGTTCAAAACCCGACACTATAGTAATAGTATTGTGATTATTATATTTTTTAATTTCATTGATTTGATATTCTATGACAGAAATTGATTGTTTAATTTTAAGTAGGGCTTTTGATCCTATAGATTTCATTCCCTTGGTAATTTCCGGCGCTATAATTAAAATATCCATAATTTTAGTACTGATGAATTAATATATGTTCTATGTTTTTTGTGACGCCTTCAGAAATTAGTTGCTCATTTTCTTTACATAGTTGACGGAAGTTATCAAAAGCTATAAACAGACCGTCCAAAGAAAAATATGGGGTTCTACACAACATATGGGCTTTGGGTTTTGTGATAGTCATAATTTCGTTAATATCTGCTATCTGCTTGTCTAGATCGTGCATGTTATTACTATCGACTATCCAAGCATATTGTGATTGGTTTTTATTTTTGTTCGTGTCAAAGACTATGTTCAAAGCTTTTTCTCTAGGCTCTTCTTGTAAGAAATTATGTAGTTTCCATTCGCAGATATCTGATAATTGATCCTTTAATACATCAATAATTTTCGCCGTATTATTACTAGCAAATAAAATGAGAGAAAGATATTTAGGCTTAATAGGCATCAACTTCATTTGCTTTACTATATCAGGAATAGTATCTTCTGTGGCGAAGATAGTAATATAGTATGGTATTTCGCATCTTTTGTAGATTTCGCTGGTAAGTTTATCAATACCACCTATCTCTTGTTTATTTTTATCGTATGTTACAAGATCGAATCCGTACAAGCATCTGTAGTCTTCTATGATATTAAAGCCGTCATTGTCAATCTTGGTTGTATAGAATGGTTTAATTCTATTGATGATGTTCATTGTACATGGTTCTTCGGCATTTGCTAGATCTGCGAAAATGCATTTTTGACATAATGTCTTCATATTGAGTTTCTCTTGAGAGTTATTGCTATAGTAGTATTTTGTGGATTTTTATTGATTTTAACAATAGAATAGGTATTGTTATATTTTTCTATAATATTTTTGATGTCAATTAATCCGATGCTATTATGAATTTTCTCGATAGCTTGAGACATTGCAGCAGAGTCTATCATTTTGTTAACATATCCATTAGATAAAGTTAACATATCGAGAATTTCTATAACACAGATACCTGTTTGTGGTCTAATTTTATTTAATAGCTGTACTATTATTGTTTCGCATAAATTATATGCTAATACATTTAATTCTGCGAATCGCAATACATCCACAGAATAATCTGGTATATTATTTATTTCATTAATATGTATATTTTGAAAACCAGTTTGATCAGCATTTTGTATTTTAATATTGATTATTTTATTCATAATTTGTTTCTTTGCGTTTTAATTAGTTTATCAAGTTCTTTAACCATGCTAATATCACTGTCATAAATATTGTGTTGAGTTTTATTGGGTCTATCTAATATTTGACCTATTGTAGAGTTTATGGTAGAGAAATTAGAGACAATTTCTAGATCCAAATACTTATTTTTCTGTGTAGTAATTGTATGACACCCAAGCAAGCCACACACTATGCTATCATAGATATAGTCTATTGATATAGCTACTCTATATTTTGATATTTCTGTCATTAAGTCTCTTAGACTTTGAAAGTCTTTATAAGATATCATTCTAGCATTAGGGTATTGGCTTTTGATAGACTGGTACAGTAAGGCGGTTTGCCTGAGATTATTTGGATTTAAAACCACAACAGATTCTGTTTTGTTAATATTAGTATTTATATTCTCTGGGAATCCATAGTTGATAATATTATTATATCCAACAGCCCAGTTTTCTGCAATGTTAATATCAAAAAACACCTTTTGTGTATCTGTTAAATATCTAGCTAATAAAAACTTGTCTTCTTTTTTAATATTGCTTATAGGATTACTATGAACTAATAACATTGAAGGTATATTCAATGATTTGATTTTAGCCTGATGTTGAGAGTACGATACTGGATCGGATGCTATACAAAAATCATATGTTATGGAGTCAAAGTCTATTTCGTCTGTAGAACCATATACGAATACATTATGATTTAATAGCGAACATACAACGTCGTCAAACATAGATCCTGTTTTGAAATATATAATATTAGCAGGATTTTGCTGAATTTTATTGTATATCGAGTCAATGACTGAAAATGTTACTGTATTATTTTGCATACTAGATCCGATAGTGATTTATTGGTGTTTTTGCTTCTGTGTACAGAGGTATTATTTACAGACTGTAATAGAGTTTTAGATATACTTTCTGTCGTTAGTGAATTTTGCTTAAGCTGTATATCATCTATACTTAAAATTGGGATAATCGGCATCTGGGTATAGGATACATCTTTGTGTGTGACATATGCTATGCTATTTTGTTTACAGTATTTTTCATACATAACATACTTAGTATATGCATTTAGCGACAAGTAGCAATTTAGATTATTAAGAAATCTAATCGAATCCATATGATTACAATTATTAAACATAAAGATGATTTTATCATAGTTTGTAATCTTTAAAGACTGTTTAATATCAGCATAAAAAGATTCTAACTCAGATTTTTCTTTATCCGTAGCCGTTATCAGAATGCACAGAGATACATCGTCATTAGCCCTAAAAGTTGTGAGAAAAGCCTGTATTAATTTATGTATAACACCACTTTCCTTTGAATATAATCCTATAAATCCAAATTTATACAGGTGGTCGTAGGAGCCAATATTGTATCTTTCTTTATTACATTGATTGAGGATAAGCGGCGACTGTTGCTCGTATATTTCTACATTGGTGTTTTTGTTTTGAATTTGTTCTTTTGTTTTGATATCGTCTACTAGTATAGATGCGTAATGAGATAGTATATCTGTGTTTGTATATTGGATGTAGGGACTCACAAAAGGTATGATAATATTAGGAGCATAATAATTTATAGCAAGAAAATCTATGGGTAAATTTTGTATAACGCCATCTAGTTGTCCAACTCCGTCTAAAGAAGAGGCCGTATTTAGTAGGATACTACTTGTATCAAATATGTCGTTGGAATCAACAGGTATATGCTTTGCAATAATGTTTAGATGCTCGACCTGAGATAATTCATGTATGTTTCTTAGTGCTGCTTGACCAACATAATTGGGTTGCTGATATGGGCCGAGATATAGTATGTTTTTCTTATTCATATATGTTATTTATTGTCTTTGATATTAGCATACTCAATATAATCATCATTAAATTTAAGTTTATTAACTCTTGCGTATTCTGCTTGATTATTATTGTCTATAAGAGTATTAAAATATTCTATAATGTCTTTAGCATTATAACCAGCGATACTCATACCATTAATAGTAAATCCGTAGTCCGCTTGCTTCAACATATCTAAAACATTTTTATCTAAAGCATAGGCATGTTTTAAATATTTATCAAATATAAATTGAACCATATCTATGTTAGAAATATTAGCCGGTATAGAGGCTGTATCGATCTTTGGTAGGATCTGTGGAGGATCGTCCCATTTTGAAACATAGGTATCAGATAGTTTATCTAGATAAGTCTCCCACTTGAGAGCTATATTATCCCAATTATAGTGTTGCTCTGTAAGAGTGCGTGTTTTTGTTGATATCTCATTTTTATTAGATGAATGATAAAACTTTACAATATATTCAATTAAGCTCCTATTGTCAGGATAGGTTCGAATAGCTTGAGTTTCCAGTTCCTTAAAATAGCTTGCAATAGGTATAGGATATGCTTCTAGTTTATCAACAACATCACACATAGCACTATAATTGACGGTTGCTATTGGCACACCACAAGCAGCGGCTTCTACTTGCGGCATACCGAAACCTTCGCAAATAGAATATTGTACATATAGGTCAAAAGTATTGTAGATTAAAGATAGGTCGTTTGTGGATACCCCATGAGTTACAGAAGACAACGCCATACTTTTTTCTAGACATCGTGGACATACCTTGGTTGGTCCAGTAAATACGTTGGCCTGAATAAAGTTGCATTTTTTACAAACATATGAGAATAGTACTCTATTAATACAACCATATTCTTTTAGAATTTGTGGCAAGTCCCAACCAGCATCTGGATAACTAGTATGCATATACAAATATATATTATTGCGTATGTCATCGCTGATATTTTTATCTTGTAGAATTGTGCCAATAACATTAAAAAGTTCTGGAATCAGTTTGCGTTTCTGATTTCTCATAACAGAACCTATAATAAATGCATTTTCTGGCACACCCAAAGCCTTGCGTATATCAGACTTTTCTGTTGCTGAGTATGGTTTGAAAGTGGTTAAGTCTACGCCGGGAGAGGCGGTGTCTATATAATTAACCGATCCAGCAGTTTGCTTTTTTAAAACTTTGGCTCCCCAGTCAGAATAAGTAAAAATAGCATCAGCAGAAAGAAAGGTATCAATCCATTCTTCTTGTTGTGGCTCAGAGTCTACTGTTGGCATCAGCACCCAATGCACAAACTTTCTTAATGGTGACCATCTTTGATAAGAATTCATCCAGTAGTCACGAACATCAATTACTACATCGGGCTTGAAATCTAGTAATACTTTTTCAAATCTCCAACGACCAAATTGGTTATCTGGTCTAGACATATATTCTTTGTATCTGGCGTCTTCGGACCTAACACCGTTGGCATAATATCTCCATTTGATAGCAGTATCTCTAGGATCATTTACAAAACCATAAGAAGCAAATTCCGCTATTTCATACTTGTTAGTCTTATGTAACCTAGACAGAACCTCTTTTGCATAAACGCCAAATCCAGAGCTTAAAAAACTGGCTTCGGAACACATTAATACTTTGAGTTTTCTTTTATCTGTTGCCATAATTATATGTTGTTGATATTGGAAGAGATATAAAAAAGGGGGTCGTTTATGACCCCCAGTTTTATTTGGTCTTATAAGACTCTACTACTAAAACGCCACAGTTTCCTTGCTGTCGCCCGTCTTAGATGTTGCTCTCGATAGCTTTGTAATCTTCGAGAAATTATTCACCCTGACCTTGAGGGTGTTATGCTTAACGCCGTCCTTTTCCCAAGAATCATTCCTTAAAGATCCTTCGATAAGTACTAGATCACCCTTCTTAAAGGATTCACCAATTACTTCGGCACCAGAATCCCAAGCTTCACAATTGATAAAGGAAGTAATCTTATCCTTTTCGCCATTGTTCTTGGTATATTCACGAGAAGTAGCAACGGTAAAATTAACCACTGATGTCTGCTTATCTCCGCTACCAACCACTCGTAGTTCTGGATCTCGTGCAAGATTACCCTTTAATAGTACAATATTCATAGCTAATCATCTCCATAAAAATGTTTAAAATACCAAACCGTCACAGTACTATTATATGAATCGGGCCTGTGGTGTCAAGTCATAGGCTCAAAACACTTTGATACAACCAGACCGTCTCCTGTTTTCGTTTTATCGCCAAAAAATACAAGAATATTTCCTTCAAATAGATGGTGCTTATACTCAGCCAATTGTTCTGGAAACATTATCAATGAGTCTAATATTCCTACAGAATCTTCGATGCTGATAAATGCCATTTCTTGTCCTGGGTTTTTTCCTCTTTTAGTTTTGATAAAATTAACCGAAGAAATTTCACCAGCAATAATAACGTTTTTGTTATATGCAGAAGTTTTAAATGTTTTGCAGTCGGTGTTTGTCATTGTCGTGTCGTATGTATCTAGTTTAGAACAGGACAATGCAACCCCGAGCAAACCGTTTTCAGAGTCTGAAATCCACTCTATCTTATCTGTTAAAGAAAATGGAGGATGTTGTATTGTATGTATTAGATTATTAATTGCTTCTTTTCTTTTTGTTGTAAGCTTAAGGGTGGCAACGCCATCTAATAACATCTGTTCCAGATTTTTGTAGTTTTTGACTAGTCTTAGTTCATTGAGTTTTTCTAATTCTTTTGCTGTTAATGCTGATAGAATATCTAATTCCAACAACATTTCCGTGCGAGTCTTTTTACTAAAATCTACAGCACCACAAGAAATTAGTGATTTAGCTGCGGCAGAGTTGATATTTAGTAAAATATCTATGAGAATATCATACCAAGACAGAGCATACAAATCTTTACCAGAACAAATACCTAATAGTTTTTTATATACTGAAGCTCCGACAGCCTTTATGTCCGTTAGGCCAAAATATATCTCTTTGTCTTTGATGTAAAAGAATTCATTTAAATTACGTAAGTCTGGTATTCTGATACTAATACCCATGCTATTAGCATTTCTAACTAATTCTTTAATTTCTTGCTGTGGATCAATTTTATCTTTAGCATATCTGAGATATGAAGCAAAAAATATCCTTGGAAAATGTGCTTTGGCATAGGCTGATAAATACGCATTAACCGCATAAGACACAGCATGACTAGCGTTGAACAAATATCTCTGACTCTTTTCGATCCATCCGAATATCTGTTCTGCTTCATCCGTGGTAACAATACTCAGTTTAGCACACCCGTCGATAAATTGCTTTTTAACCTTGGCCATTTTATCGGCTTGTTTTTTGCCGATAGCTTTTCTTAGTTCATCAGCATCTTGAAGATTGAATCCGGCAACAGACTTAGCAATACCCATCGCCTGTTCTTGATAAACCATCTCTCCGTATGTTTCCTTAAGAATAGGCTCTAACGCAGGATGGAAGTAGTCAATAGCCTCTAATCCGTTTTTTCTGTCTATATAATGATGAGATACGCTCTTTCCATCTCGATAAGCTTCCAAACATCCCGGCCTTAAGATAGAAATTAGTGCAGATAATTGTTCTATATTTTCCGGTTTGAGTTTTTTTGCCATAGATTGGCCCAGCCTTGATTCTAGCTGGAAACATCCCTTGGTATTGCCTTCTGATATCAACTCCCATGTTCTAGAACAAGACAGATTGATATTAGCAATATTAGGATCAAAAATAATTTTGGGAGTTGTTGAATGTTCCGATATAGGAAATTTACAACCACAATCAAATGTAAAATAACTTGACATACAATTTAGTTCGTGGCGAATGATCCTCTAAATTTAACCTTTTTACCTAAATTCCTGTGCAGTCTTAAGAATCTAATAAGAATATCGGCAGTATCTCTAACGTCCTTTAAGGCGTCGTGAGCACCCTCTTTTGATATTCCCAAATAGTCTCTTAGGTTATCTAATGTATAGTTTTTAAGTTCGTTGTTAGATTCAAACCAGTAGAATATAACATTCATTACATCAACAACGTCTCTAGGATAAAATAGTGAAGACCTACCTTCTTTATTGAGGTTGTTATACTTCTTACTAAGCCTCTCGATAATACGAAGATCAAATCTATTAATATTGTATCCTGCTGCAATTGGGGCAGTAAAACAGGATCGCTTATCGGATCTAATATGATACTTTTCTAGATAAGACAAGAATAATTTCCAAGATTGTTGCTGAGGCGTATAAGAATGCCACATTTTTAATATGTCATCTTGTGAACAACCACGAACCTTTGAATGAAATTCTAGTATATCAGAATCAGAATATGTATATGTAGAATCGGCCTCAAGTTTCTCGGGCTTGATACTAACATTGAATTCTGAGTCTGGTATAATTTCTAGTCTTAATGGATCGACAATAACCGCCGCTATTTGAACTGGACTGCATGAATCCGGATCGGATCCATCGGTTTCCATATCAAACACACAAAGTTTTTGAAAATTAGGCATTTACTTGTACCGTTGTATCCTCTGTAAAAAATGACTTAACTGACGAGTTATTTACTTCTTGAGCATTGATAGACTTGCAGCAACTTACCCTTACTGTTTCTATCTTAACATATTCCATTCCATTGACAAAAAATCTATCATTAACACCAAGTTCATTAAATTTCTTATCTACCATGATTATTCTCCATTTTTAAGAAAGTCAGATATCGTCATAATTTTATCTAACATGGCTACGCCAAGGATATCAAACTTAATCCCACCTATCGCTTCTAGGTCTTGCATTTCCATACCAGCAATAGTTTGTTTATTTTTTGTGTCATAAACCATAGGACACATATCTGATAATCCTTGACTACTGATTAGTACACCAGCCGCATGTTTCGATTGATTAGACTTAGTTCCTTCCAGACGAATGGCTTGTTCAAACCTTTTGGCTAGAGGACCGGCCAACTCTCCGTCTTCATTAATATAGCACCACTCCTTGAGTTTGTCAACATTGTTTTCTAAGGCCCAGCGGATTATGGAAGATTCGCCAGTATCATCTTTCATTTCTTGGAGTTCGTCGGCAATTTTTGCTTCGTCGGGAATATGTTTGGTAATACGATTCATTTCTTCGAAGCTAATATTATCATATGCCCTAAGTACGTCTTTTAAGGCGCCTCGACCTTTCATAGTATTGAATGTAATCATTTGAGATACCTTATCTCTACCATACTTATTCTTGATATAGTCGATTACTTGTTCTCTCTTATTAATTGGTACGTCTATATCAATATCTGGCATACTTATTCTATCTTTAGTATTTCTTCCAGCGTTATAGAATCGTTCAAATAATAGATTATATTTAAGCGGATCTATGCTAGTAATACCAATTAAATAAGATACTAAACAGCCAGCAGCACTACCTCTGCCGGGACCGGGTAACCATCCTTCGTTTCGTACATATTGTACAATATCTTGCACTATCAAAAAGTAACTAGACAGACCCGCACCCTGTAGAACATCAAGTTCAGATTTTATTCTATCTACATATTTCTGCTGTTCTTCTGTGCTGATATTATTCTGTATTTTTTCTTTCCATCCATTTCTACATAATTGTCTCAAGTATTCGTCGGGATTGTAACCCTTCGGACAATCAAAGGATGGCAAATGTGGCTTGTCTAAGATGTCATATTCTTCGCACATCTCAGCGACTATATTAGTATTCTCTATTTCTGTTTCATTGTGCAAAGCGGATATTTCTTCTTGAGAGGGTATGTGATAGTTGTCCGATAAAAAGAAGCAATCCATGCCAATTGATTCTTGATTTTGTATTTTGCTATTAATTTTACTCAAAGTTGTTTTGAGATTATTACATAACAAAATCCTCTGATCCATAGCATCTTCTTTTTCTGCGTAATGAGCATCAGGAGTACATATAACCTTTGTGTTGGTTGACTTCCCTAAATCTCTAATAGCGCCAGTTAAACTAGCCTGTAATGCTATATTTTCCTGGTCCATAAGTTGAGCTTCTAGAAATACATTTTCATTACCAAAAATATCTTTAATATTATGGATAAAGTTCGTCCCAAGATTCATATAGTCTTTTTTGATTGTATTATTGTCGGTAATAATATTTGCTAGAGTAGAACCTAAGTGTCCTACTACAGCAATCATATTTCCGGTCTCGACTATTGATCTAAGGGTTTCTATGTCTAGTCTTGGCTTATGATAAAAATATTCTGGCTTATTAGATTCGGAGACTATTCGAATTAAATTCTTCCAGCCCTTATAGTTTTTAGCAAGTACTATAAAGTGCGATAGTTTGCGATTAGAGGGTTCTTGTATAGACGGATTCTGATCGCATATATAGAGTTCACAACCCAATATAGGCTTGATGCCCTTCTTGGTCATGTCACTATAGAATTTGACCGCACCGGCAATGTTACCATGATCGGTTAATGCACAAGACTTTGCTTCTATCTTTATGCATCTATTTGCAATTTGTTGAGTTTTACTTAGTCCATCCAATAGAGAATAGTGTGATTCTCTAAGAATGGACGTGTAAAGGAACATATTTCCTATTCACGCCCATCTATTTTGTCTCCTTATTAAGTGGTGCTTCCTGGAGCCTTATATTGTCCAAATGCATGGTTCTTATTTTTATACTGGTTTGTTACAGTATTGATTCCGTACAGTTCTATTTCATGTTTAATTTGTTCACATTTGGTCATAGTGGAACCAGTACCACAAGTCTGACCATCTCTATATTCTGTTAGTGGCTGCACATGCGTATTGTCAAATGTGGTTTTGCCAAAATGACATAACTTGTTACACATCCAGCTTTTATTTAATTTGGGGCGTTTTGATTTTTTGATTATTTCAAATTTGTGTCTCAACATATTCTCAGTTTCGGCCAAGTCTTTTTTATCAAAACAGATGGAAAATGGACCGCCATCATTAATAAAATATATGGAAAAAATGATATGATCTATATGTGGATATAGATGACTAATAGCATAATGATATATTCTTAACTGAGGATCTCTTTCTAGCTTTTCTTGTGTCTTTTCTTCGCCGGTAGCCCAGTCTAATCGCCTGCCGGTCTTCCAGTCGATCACTTCTATGGTATTATCGTTGATCAGCGTGATCAAGTCAATAGTACCTTTTAGTGCAAGATTGCCCGAAATCTTACCGTCTGCCGTATCATATTCATAGGCAGACCACGGCTTCTTAATCTCGAAATCAAAGTGTTGTTCTGGACAAAGAATATTTCTTTTTCTTGGATCAAACATACCATCATTAAATTCTATCGCTTTATAGACCCAATTATGGCAGTCTTTATAGTCTTTCAACGACCACTTATGATGTGGACTGTGAGTGGAATAGTAATTATATACTTTTTCGATAATAGTATTTAAAGAGTAATTATTTACATCTAATTCGCCAACCACATCATCGATGACAATATTTTGATTATCTTGTTGTGCCTTTTTAATTACAGCTAATATTTCTAGCACCTTGTGCGTAATAGTGCCTTTATCAGCCTTTTGTCCAGAAGGAGATCTCCAGCCTAGCACGTATTCTAAGTAATATTGTTGCTCGCACATTGAGTGCGTATTAAAGCTAGAAGATCTAAAATAAGTAATAATCATTTATTGCCTAAGTATAGTTTAAGAATATTTTGTAATTCAACACACTGATCATAGATACTCATATTATCATTTTCGATGATATGATTAAAGTTTTGCCAATCGTATCGATTTTTATCTAAAATAATTTCGCTCATATGTTCCGAATTGTCGTATTTTCGTGTGAGCCTAATAACCACGCCATTATACTGCTTAATAGCATCTACTTCGTTCGGAAACCTACAGTCCGTAATAATAGCTATATGTGGCTTTTCTTTATCAATTTTCTTTAGAGTAGCTTCTGCCCAAACATTAGTTTTAAGCTTTCTAAATAGGTCAGTACCTATTAATTGCATAGCATCTCTAGCTGTTAATTTTTTGCCATCCCATTCCAGATCTGTTAACTCATTCTTATCTTCATCAGAGCCATAACACTGATTATATGTCATGCCCAAAATATCCATACAAATATTTTGTTTAAGAATGTCAGCAAAATTATATATCTTAATAACCGGATCTAAAATTTGAAAAGCCTTTTGTATATTCCAGTCGGTAGTAGAACGACTACAAGGATCAAATACTCCTTTATAGTTAGCATCTCCACACAAATCAGAAATTTCTATTTGTCCTTTCCAATTAATCCAGGCTTTAGAGGAAACGCCAGACTCGACCATCATAAGCGAATAAATGAAGTTTCCGCTGGTAGATTTGCCCGATTGCTTCTTGCCAGATATGCCTATAATCATATTATATCTATTCCTATATTATATTTAGTTTTTTGATATCTTCTACAGACATGGACGCTATATCATTGGCCGGTATATCTATATGAGTAACATTATACGTTTTCTTACATTTCGTATAAATTTTTTCTCTGGCCTGATATCCTGCTTCGTCGTTATCCATTATTGTTATAATATCCATAGCGCCAGAACAATCAACAATCATTTTTTGACGATCTGTGAATGTAGTACCGAAGATAGCAATCGCATTATGGATACCCGCTTCCTCCAGCCTCCATACGTTTCCGGGACTCTCTACCAAAATAACCGTATTATTGTTGGTTTTGATGTGCTGTTTGGCAGACCAGATGTTGTATACGTTGTCTCCTGACTTAAAGCCAGAACTATGTTTCCATTTGGAATACTTCCATGACTCTATCTCACCAGGACAATTATGTTTAGGATCATGGTGAGATTTACACTTGCTACATTTCTCAAATAAACTACGACCAGTACAGCCAACTATATATTCGTTATTATCATCAAAAATTGGTACTACTGCACGATTATGCATTTCTTTGGTCTCATCATAACAGTCGCCAACATAGTATTTAGATAATATAGCCTTACTAAATCCTCTTTCTAGAAAATATTCAGAAGGTACAGATATCTTGGATAAGAGATAGTCTTTAGAAATCTTAAGTTTATCTTTATCTGAAGATTCTGTAATATATCTAACAGTATTTACAAAATCATTCTTGTCTTTAACTTTGGCGTCTATGACCGATAGACTATTGATATCTATCTTATTCCCTAGGAACTGCTGTATAAACTGGATAGCTTCATTAAAAGAGCAAGTCTTGTCTCCGTTGTTTTGCCAATTATATTTTCTATGAGATAAACATCCTCTAACAAAACCTATAATAGAAGACTTAAATACGTCTTGACAGTTGTGTGTACGACATTTCCAATTCCCCCTATAGGAATCTCCAATATGATACACATTACACGCACCGCCATTATCTCCGCCGTGTATGGGACAAGACATGGTGGCCATTTTATCATATAGCTTATAATCTATATGTAATACGTCCAACAGTTCTTCTATCCTGTCACAAACAGCATCACTAATAGCCTTAAGATGCTGCTGATTATACGAAGGGGATTTCGGTTTCATGAGAGCCGTCTGATTCGTCATCTACTACAAATCCTTCTTTCTTGGTAGAAACATTGTTCATAATCTCTAGTCTGGTTTTGCCCTCTACTATCTTGGCACACCAGCCTTTCATATAGCAGTTGATATAGTCATTGTCATCTAGTCCCCCGCCGTGTCTGCTAATTAGTGGTACTAGTTTTCTGTTCCCGTTAGCCGCACCATCTTCTGCTATTTCCTCATCGGACTTACGCTTAAAAATAGTAAAATTACTACATAGCCAAATAATTCTATCTGAACCGCTAGCAGAGTCGGTACTTTCTTTGGTTATGCCGTCTCGATTTAACTGTATAAATGCCACAATTGGAACTTTATATCTAACCGCAAAGTTGTGTAAACTAGTCATCATAAAGCCTAGAACCTGATACTCTTTGAGATCCTGACTAATACCAGCACTATCCATAAGCTTTAAATAATCATAGAATATAACACATTCTTTAGCCGTTCCGTCTTCATTTAGTCCTACGTCCTTAACTAACCATCTTCTCATAATGGCCAACTGATCTTCAAACGGCTTGCCTGCGATACTCTTATGATAAATCTTCATGCTCTTTAGTTTTTCAACCGCTGTCATGATTTTATTCTTTTTATCTGCTGATTCGGCAAATTTTCCTGTTTCAATAGAGTTCATATCTACTTCGCTCATCATAGCTAGAAGTCTATGGATATGATCTTCTCTATTCATTTCGGTATCCATATTTAAAATAGGTATACCTAGAGCAGCTATGTTTTTACCCATATTATCAGACATTAGGGTTTTACCAACCTTTGGTCTGGCACCGATAACATTAATGGTCCCCCTTCTTAGGCCACCACCAATAGCTTGATCATATATGGGAAACCCTGTAGGAATACCAACTTGGTCTACCTTGTTTTCTTCCAGAAGTTTAATATAGTCATCAATAGATGAAGAAATCTGTTCGGGTCCGCTCTCTGCATCATTCAGCAATGAGCTAAAATTAAAAATACTATCTTCGGCTATACCAACAATAGATGATATAGATTCATTGCCTGTAACTTCTAATATTTTATTTTGCGTAGTTTCTAACTGCTTACGCAAAAGTCGGGCTATTTCTAATTTGCGTATCTTTGCTGCAAATTTTCTAACATTGTCTACATTTACTGGAAAATCTATAATAGCCTTAAGATGCTGCGCTTCTTCTTTCTTGTTTAGAATATGACTGATATCTAATTCTTGAGCAGCAGAATAGATTGATGCAACGTCCAGCGATTGTTTGTTATCTTTTTCGCAGATATGCTTTATACATTTATATAAGATAGCATTACTATCAACAGTAAAAGACGACTCTTGGATAATATCTACAACATCCAAAAACGCATCTTCACCATATCTACATATACCAGCTAAAACTGCCCTTTCGGCAGAAGGATCACATAAAATATTTGGCATTCTTACCCCTGAGTAGATGAGCAGTTATTGCATTTGTATCGTGACGGATCGTAGACGAGTCCAGGATTAACCTGTTCAGACCTACCGCAGACTCTACATTTTACTGTGATCGGGTCAAAATGTCTAGTCCTCGGTATTGGCGGATTCTTAGACAGTTTCTTATCTATCGCAGCATCGTCCTTAAACATATACATTTCTTGCATAGCCAAAAACTTATTGGTACTTTGTGGCTGTTCTGGCTCTTTTTTCTTTTTGGTTTTTTTAGCTTTTGTGGTCTTTTTAGGCTTTTCTGTAACACTATCGTCGCCGCTCTCGTCTTTGGGCAAAAGCGCTTGAAGTACAGATATGATGTCTTTGATTTTTTGTGGGTCGTTTAATAGTTCTTTAGGATCCATGTTTCACCTTTGTTTTATGAACAGACACTAATATATCCGATAGATTTTTTATTCCATTAGCTATATATGATAATCTATCCATGCGCTGTTTTGCATATTTCTTTATAGAGTTTAGATTACTTGCTCTTTCATTATGCTTAATAGCTTGCATTGATTTTTCTATATAGCCATATCCTTTATAGTTATTAATTTCATCAGCTATTACTTCTTTGATTGTTTCTTCTGCCCAGTTATGTCTAGCAGTTTCTCTATTGGATGTTCTTTGTACATGCAAAGAGAATTGTGCTAATCTTAGAGAAATTTGAATACAGTCTTCTGGTGATAGTTTTTCTATCTGTGATCTATCCATATTTAGATAACCATTCAATTCATCAGAAGATAACGACCCATTATATTTGGGAAGTCCGATAGACTGTTCATATTCGTCTAGAATCGAATCCCACTTTTCTAATTCTTCTTTGGCTGTTTTATGCATTGCTAATAAGTTCCTTCCACTCGTTTGTTGTATCAAAAGGTAGTGCTATATAAGATATTCCATTATTGACACACCAATTTTGCTTATCTTCGTCTCTTTTTTTGCTCTTAACGAAACCCATTACATTCTGATGATAAAATTGTACAAACTTATAATGCTGTTCGCCATGAACCTCAATACATTTTTTAATCAGTGGTAGATAAAAATCTAGGTATAAAGTTTCGCTACGTCTAACAGGAATTGGAACTTCTTCTAATACCTGTAGAGTTGGATATATTTCATGTATTAAGGATCTAGCTAGTAAATGTAAATCTGACTTATTTTGTAGTCTGCTATTAGAGATACAACCAGTAATAGACCAAGAAACTTTATTATTGTCTAGGTCTTTAATAATCATGTTTTAATGCCCATAGTATCTTTAACAGATTTGACCAAATTATCATACGCAGCAGAATTCTCTAATAGATACGCTCTTACTTTTTCTACTCCCTGGAATTTAGGGCTATCTTTTTCGGACGTTAGTGTATACCAAGCACCACCCTTATTGATAATACCTATATCTGATGCTATATTGATAATTTCTGTATATTTATCTATGCCTTGGCCATATCTAATATAACTGGTAGTTGTAGCGCCCGGAGGCCCCAATGCAGAACACACCACTTGCCACTCTACTTCCTGTCCTATTTGCGTACCATCTGCTCCAGTTGTCCACGGTTTAAAAGTTTTGGCTCGGAGCTTGATGTCAGTTTGATAGGCGATTGCCTGACCACTCTTTTCCTTAAACTCTGCACCATAACCAGTTGGATTGCCCATTAAGTGAGTAATACCAATAACAATATTCTTATTAACCGGAATAACGTTGGCAACTTTACGACAAAACTTAGCTAATAACTTAGCCCCGTCTGCTCTTTGCATCTTATCCATATCACTTGTAATTTCTGCTTCTGTACATAGTGCAGAATATGAGTCTATGATTAGTACGCATCCCGGTTCTTGATTAATAATTTTTTCAGCTATCTGTAGATATTCTTCTGCGTGTAATATTTTACCTTGTTGACTACCTATTACATGAAATCTATCTAGGTCTAATCCCTTGATACCTTCTAGGTCACGCTTTTTAATTCTACCTTCAATATTTAGGTAATACACTTCTCTAGGTGCCTTAAGATTACCTTTATATTCTGGTCTTTGTGCTGTTGCCGCAAAGTCTAATGATGTAACAGTTTTACCACACTTGGGTTGTCCAGTTAATACCACAAAACTTCCCTCTGGCACACCACCGCTCAAGATCATATCAAGAGATGGACTTACCGGTATAACCACCACTTTTCTATCAACGATAGAATTACCGGACAAAATTATGTCGTCGCCAAAATCTTTCTTTACTTCTGTTTTTATACTACTACTCATTATCTAATTCCTTGAGCTTTGAGATGATGCCTTTTTTATTTGGTATTGTAGTTTTATATTTTACATTATCAGATCGATTTAATTGTATAGATAATGTCTTGTTTTCTGCATCTACAATCTTTTGATATCTGTCTATGATAGGTAGAAGGTGCGGCGCTCGCAAGGAATATATTTTGGCTGCGTCCTTATCTTTTAATGCCAACACAATAGCTTTCGATGAATATTTTTTAAGTAGTTTATGTGCTGATGATATTTGATTTCTAAAATATACAGCCCACTCATCAGATACCCAGAACCTAAAATGTAAATCTTTTTTATTCCTTATGGCCTGATGTTCACAGATAATTTCAGTTATATATTGAGCCGCAGATACTTCCTTGTCATTGGAGTACTTTGATATATAGGTATCAGCCATAATTAATTGAGTAGTCAGCCTCTGGGTCTAAAGATATTGGTATTGTTATTTTGCTTATTAGTTTTCTTGGCTACTTCATCAGACAAAAAGGATGCTTCTTTAGTCATTATTGCAACACCCTTATTTCTTTTGCCTGCTGTTTCAGAAATCATCAGCTTACTAATTCTACTAGCCTTTTCTTCTGTGGTTTCTGCCAAAGCCGCACTGACAGACTCTTCTGATATATTAAGTTCTTTGGCTATGTCGGCCACTGGAACATTTTTGTGATTAAGCCACTGTATAGCATAAGATGTGGTGTTTGATATTTTTTTTGACATTAAACCATCTCCCGATTGATGTTATTATAGATAGACATATTTTGTGTTTGTAAAAATGTTAAATACATTTCAAATAAATTATGGCTAGTTTCTTTAAATTTGACTTGAGGTTCGTTGGACTTATTCACAAGATTCTTTTTAGAATTAACATTGCCATATATGTTATATGGATTATACAACATATTATTCTCATCTATTCTTACAAAGAATTTCCATCTATTCTGAAGATGTAGCTTCTTTGCATATACATACTCAGAATCGTTATCTAGTGTGCTATTACCAGCACTATCTAGACGTGACGAGTTTTTCTTAATAGTATAGAAAATGTTCTTTTCAGTTTTGGCTTTACTATTTATGGCAAAAATTGCGTTAGATAGGTCTTCATGCATTGGGGTTGTCCTTTGTGTCTTGAGTCTTATCGTCTGTTTTATTGATTGTATCTATAATAGCTTCTTTTATAAAAGCAAAAAATGAATCTACATAATCACCGTATAGTACTCCTGTTGGCACAGGAATGTGATAGTTTTGTTCGAACATACCTTTTGACCCAACATACTCACCCTTCTCATTCTGCTCTAACACATTAGCATTAACTTTGATTAATATTTCGTGAGGGGCTGTTGTAAGCTTGGATTGATCCTCAAAAATTTCTCCATATTGAGAAGAGGCCATTTTCAGTACATCCTTAATGTCGTCAGGATGTAGATTTTTCATATTCTCAACAAGCTGTATATATTCTTCGCTTAGTTCTTCGTTTGGTTCTGTCATTTTGGCCACTGTATTTTTGGTTGTTTTTTAAGTCTACTCATACCCTTGGGTAGTTGCTTTGCTAAGTCTTGGTCTTTATAAGCGTTGTGCTTGTGATGTAGATGGTCTTTTTCGTCTTGACTTAGCCTGTCTCTATTTCTATTAGCTAAGTCTCCCAACTTAAGTTCTCCGTCAGACTTAATCACAGAACCAGATATGTTAGTTAGGTCATCAGCATAGGAACGATGTGTGTGTTTGTTTCCACAAGATACACAAACCTGAGTATCAGAGTATTGGGCAAAGGTTAGAAACAGTTCAAATTTATGACTACATTTGTCGCAAATAAACGTATAACTCGGCATCAGCCAACCTCTCGCTGTGTTTTAGTAAAGAGTTTTCTATTATTGGTTTTTAGAAATGTCACATACTGATTGAATATGGTTTCCGGTACTTGCATAAAAACATCTGTGGTTTTACATACTTTATTGACTGCACTATATGGCTGCTTATCCTTAACAGATGAATGAAGTTCAAAAGGGTCATGAAGCTTTTTATTTGGGGCGCTTCTAACAAAAAATGCAAAATTATCTGGATCGGACATATTACGAGCTAGCTTATTCTTTATTTTTTTTGCATAGGTCTGATCTGTTTCTTTTAAGGTTTGAAAGTTATCTTCTTCGTCCTTAAATTCGGCATGATCCGAGGTAGTAAAATAATAAGCATCAGCAGATTTATGCTTTATGCTAAAGTCATTAATGTCTATTTTCATTTCTAAGGTGTCCTATAAATGGCTCCCATTCCACATAGGAAGCGTGAGATATACCTATAGTAATCAAGTCCTTGTGCCAAGGCAAGTACAAAGTAGAATACTTGGGCTGTACTGGCTCTTTTAATAACGCCATATTAGCTTCTTCTGGCGTCTTATTGGCCTTCTTTGCGTTGCATTTAACGCAAGCTGTTACTATATTTGTCCAGTTTGTAGATAGTTTCTTATTTCCTATGTGTCTAGATTTAGGTACCACATGATCGTATGTTAATTGATTTTGTGCATATTGCACTCCACAATATTGACAAGTGAAATTATCTCTAATAAATAAATTTTTTCTAGAGAAATTAATATTTCTTTTATATACATCAAAATAATGACTTGTTTTTGCTACGGCGGGAATTGGATACTGTTGCCCACCAGAGCATTTAATAAAGTCATCTTTATAATGTGCTAAAATTTCAATAGAGTACTCAGTATCTGTCTCATACTTTAAAGACCATACAATAGCCCTCTGCCATGAGATGATACGAAGCGGTGAAAAATCAGCATTTAATAATAAACATCTACGATGATTCGTTTTGTCTTTCATAAGATTCTAGTCTAGAAATAATTGCTGCTATAATCGGATTTCTGACTATATCAACAGATTCTAGAACAGAAAATCCTATGTTGTCAATGCCATCTAGATATTGTATCATACTGAGGAAGCCCCCACGTAAATGTCTAGATAGATCCGATTGTCCTATATCGCCAGTCAATACCATTTTACTTTCTCTGCCAAGTCTGGTCAATAACATTTTAAGTTGATCATACGAAGCATTCTGACATTCATCCGCTACAATAAAACTATCATGAAAATTTCGACCTCTCATTAGTCCAAGTGGTACTACTTCAATTCTATTATTGAGTTTTAAACTAGCATATAAAGCAGGAGAAATAAAATGATTAATTTCATCAAGAATAGGTAGAAGATAAGGATGTAGTTTTTCTTCTGCTGTTCCTGGCAAATATCCAATTTTTTCACCCGCTTCCAATACCGGTCTCGTTATAATAATTTTCTTGACTTTTTCTTCAAGAAGATATTCTAAAGCCATACCTATAGCAATATGTGTTTTACCACTACCAGCTAAACCCTGACAAAATGTAATACCATTTTCAGCAATAGTTCTAATATAGTTTTTTTGGTTTTCTGTTCTAGGTTTTAGCCTATTTCTAAAACCACTATATGGAGTAGCTGCTTCAAGATTATTGGTAACGTCTATAACGGATCTATTTTTCTTTTTTGATTGTTTTTTTCTCAATTGTGGACCCTTTACTAGTAGAGTTTAAATTAGATCAGACAAGCGCCGCCCGCACAACTAATTTCCTCTATACCAGTCGTATTGTCCTCTGTTTCCGATAGTTGCGTATAATCAACCTTCTTAAAACTATTGAATAAATCACAATAAATTTTCCAATTATATACATCTTTCATACAATATGTAAGTCTTTTAACGTCACCATCAAAATACTTACCAGCAAAATTTTTCATCTTGGTTACAAACAATAGCTTATCTTGGCTATCGTTTTCTTTGGCTTGATTCAAAGATACATAGTCACATGCCGCCCATAGATTATTATTAAAGGCATTTAATCCTAATTCAATTAATCCAGAACACCATAAGGCAGCATCGCCATATTCTTTTACAATTTCTCTGCTTGTATAAACAGTTGTAAATGGAGCCTGTGGATAGTCTTTGTCTCCACTTTGAGGAATAAGACTAATACCAGCAAAATATTTTCTATTATCATAGATATACTTTGTAACTTCATCCCATTCATCTGGTTTTACAGTAACGGTGTTGCTCACATTATGACTAAGATAGTCTTGTGTGCATAATGATCTATTCTTACCAGAGTTGACCCAATTCTTCTGTGTTTCTTTTACCACAGCAAGCATCTCTACGGCTGGTAATTGGTTCTTTAATTTAGCTCCATCTGGTACTTCGATTGGAAACTTAATAACTTCGTCAGTATTGTTGGCAGACCACGAGGATAACTCACAAGCCTGCGGATTTAACTTTTTGAAGTGTTGGTATGGTGCCTCTAAAATATTGGCTTGTACATGGCGAATATAGCGTTTGGCGTGGTGAGGATGGATACCAGAACTTGTACCAAGCATACTACTACTAGTACCTTCTGGCTTTAGGCATGTAACTCTAGCAGCTTGATTAATATTGATCTTTTTAGCTAGTTGCTTATTAGTATCAACAGCGATTTTGGCTCCCTTAGTTAAGACCTTTTCTGTTAATACAAGATCATGTTTTTCCATGGTTCCCGTAAGAGACACTCCTAATAGGGCTTCTCTATCAAAAATCTTTTCACTAATATCTCCGAGATATGCAAGCTTAGTAAAACCAGCTTGTAAAGTACCAATAATAGATGCAGCCTTGCATCTTTCATAAAAATCATCTTCATCTGTAACGCTAGAGCAATTAATGGTTGATAGATTACATCCTTGCCATCCGCTCTTACCGCTTTCTTCGTCAACTGGCCACATACCAATTTCCACACATGGATTAAAAATCATTTCTGTGGATTCGCTCCAGATAAATCCTGGTTCTCCAAACTCCTTGACGCTTTCCATAAGAACTTTAAATTCTTCGAATGTAGTTTCATTCTTGAGAAGAAGCGCCGAGTTATTACTTCTGGCTCTTTGTGGATTCTCAATATACCAGTTGCCAGTTTTAGCCTTCGCCATTTCTTCATCATCTGGACTAAAAAGTGCTAGACTAGCCGAACGACGAACGCCACCACTTAATACAGCATCACTGCTATGCATAACAATATCATATGCATCGATTGGGCGTAGTCTTTTTTGTCCATTGGCTACGCAACGATCTAATAAGGCTCGAATTTTTTCTAAACCCTTTTGCAGTGGCTCGAAGCCTGGGGCCTTTCCGACACCACTAGCAAGAGAGGAACCCTTGGCTCTAATATTGGAATAATCAAAAATTACATATGTATTTTTATACGCTTTGAATTCTTCCATCGGCTTGCTAAAATAAGAACTTAATAGTACACCCAAAGCATTAGCCCATCCTTCAATGCTATCTTCTATAACATACTTGGATGCTTGGTCGTTATTCTCTACGTTATGTTCTAGGGTTGGCAACTTAGCAACATGGTGCTTTTGTACACTGAATCCAGTGCCGCTACCACACAATAGTAACCAGAAACACTCTTGGAAAAATCGTAATCTATCACAATAAGAACTTGTGCAGTTGTAGATCTTGGCGTGTCTCTTTAGAATTGGATCTCCGCCGAATTGTAATGCTCTCTGAGAACCTAATACCTTTTTCTTGTACATCATATCGTATGCCCACTCGATCTCTTCGGAGATTCCCTTATCGGCATACATGGTATGCATCATGTTTTTTACTCTTTCTACCGCTTCTTTCCAAGTCTCTCTACGATTTTTATCTTCTAACCAACGAGCATACTTACTAACGAAAGTATAATTTTGCAATTCTTGTAGAGCCGACATATTTTCTCCTTGTACTTAATTAATTGATCTTGAAAGAATGGTGACTAATATTAGAGAGAGATTCGATCATTTTTGTGATGTCACCGACAATAAGAGTAATAAAACGTCATCATTGTATACTACAATACACCACACAAATTTTTAACCCAAGAAAGATCCGGTGTCACCCTAATGATTTTGATACCACTATTTTGTGTAAATGTATCAAATATTTTTTGCTCCGCTTCATCAAATAGGACTGTGCCATGATTATTGGACATTATTACCGTATCAATACCCTCTTGCCACAAAGCCATAATACAATCGTTACAGCATTGACCAGAAACATATGCTGTTCCGCTATCTGGCCTAACCACACAGTTACTCAAGGCGTTTCTTTCTGCATGAATCATCCATCTATACTTATCTGGTCTGTGTGTAGGCAGAGCATCATCCTGCATATTTCTGGGAAATCCATTATATCCTACGCCTAGTATCCTATGTTTCTTATCTGTAATCACACATCCATGTTGAGTATGAATATCATGACTACGCTGAGAAACAACTTTAGCAAGTCCTAAGAAATAATCCGTCCACGCTGGTCTCATTTTTTCCTCTTGAGTGATAGACTATTCTAACACTCTGACAGAAATAAGTCAAGCGTTGGATTACTTGTTCGCTGTGATTTTATTATAGACTATCAAGGCTATAACAGAACCGACTATGCCCATTAAAATACCCGCTGGAGAAACAGCAGAATATTGTCCTAGTAGGTATAGAATGGCTCCACCGGTATATGAACCGGCTACACCTAAAGCTATAGTTTGAAGAAAACCAAATCTTTCTTCTCCGGGGACTATAGACTTAGCAATAGACCCTACTAGAACGCCATATACACACCATATTAATATACTAAACATTTGAGGACTCCTCTACTAAGGTAATGATTTCTTCCTCCGTGAGTTCTGGTCCGGTCTCCATAATAGAACGCTTAAGTTCTGCACCATAAGTTTTGTAATCTTCTGGAGATAGTTTATTTTTGATAATTTTATTTAATCTCCACATGGTCAATAGATTCTTCTTGATGCATACTTCGCTAACGGCCTGTTTCATCATTTCTCCCTGTCTGTTTTTACTTAATCCTAGGAGTTTTTTCTTATTGCATTCTTGTATGATGCGAATTAGAGATAAAACAATACCAATAATCATAAGAATCAAAATAATACTTTGAGAATTTTGACGCTGTAACGATCTCTTGTCTTCGTCAAGATTCATTTTATTCATTACTTTGACGGCGATTTGTTCTAGTTTTTCATTATTAGACATAGTATTAGCCTTTTATGTTTATGGTTCGCAATAGCCACAATCTACTTCTTTAATGCCATCACCACTCAAATATTTACCTGTGCCTTTACAAACTGGGCAATCTTTTCTTTTGTGTTTGGTGACAATAGGAACGTCTCTAGCCTTGATATGCGCTCCTACTATAGTTACTACACCCGTACTGTCTCCGCTATAGTTTTTATTAACACAACCACCGATCAAACAAATAAGCATTAGTGCTATAATATATTTATACATAATTACTTTTTCTTCAAAACAGAGTCTAGTTTTTTACGAACCCAAGGAAACTTGGGCTTTGGAGAAACAGGAGAAGGAATATCGTCTATATTTTTAACGTGTGGTTGCATCATTTTTAATATAGCCAAAATAAAGCTAGTAATAATTTTAATTAGTCTATTTAAAGCAATTTTATCTATAATATTCATAGGTAATCAAATCCGTAGTCTGGTAATTTTTGTAAAGGAAAACCATCGAATGCACTAAAAGTAAAAGCGCCCCCACCACTCAACATACCCTCTGCCACATCTGCTGTAATCAAGAATGAACCATCAGGAATCTTACCCCAAGCAGGATGTCCACCACTATTCCATTTGCCCCAACTATTTTGTACTAAAAATAAAGGCTCACTTCCGGTATCATCACAAGCGATCCATGCCATCGAATGACCCCAACTACCACTGGGTCTAGCGATACCATTAGATTCTCTTACTCTAGAAAATCCATAACCAGAACATACATTAACACCATATCCATTAGCTAATGCATCTCTAGCTTCTTCTACGGTACGAATATTGCTAATGGTTTTAATCTTATGTTTGTGGGCTAATTTTCTAACGTCCTCTGGTACGCCACCACTACCCCACCTATCTCCTATAGAGCTATTATATTTACTTAAATCTATAATGCCGTCATAATTTTGTCTAACTAATACACCGCCTATTTTGCTAACAAATTCGGCGGCTCTAGAGCAACTCATGCCCTGTCCACTATGACCTCTGCTACCATAGATAGCTTCAGTTGCTCCTCTGGCTATCCATGCTTCTCTTTCATGGTTAACATGTATTTCTATAGCTCTGGTAATATCTACAGCGTTTCTTGTTCCATGGCTTACGCAATCTCCTGTAGTTTGTCTTTCTTCATAAGCCAACTTATCAAATCTTAATACTGATTTAAAAGGTGTACTTAACTTACCTTTTCCAGTATTTTTAATCTGAGGACTAGCCTCACCAAAATACGGATATTTCAGTTTGCTCATTAGTCTTTCTAGATGCTCTGGTTCATCTATGCATCCAGCAAAACCATTAGAATACATATCATATAATGTTTTTGGAGTATATCTAGGCATTTATTATAGACCTTTAGTTAGCGCCCAAGCAATGGCTTTGAACACATCAACACTACGTTGACGTAATTCGGGTGATAACGCAATGTTATCGTCTCCTATATAAGACTTAACAACACCATTGAGTTCTTCTCCTAGATCATCATATTTATCTTTAATATTAAGTTCTAGCATCTTACCGCTTAATTTATTAGCTTCTCTAATTTCTTCAGTGTTTTTAATCACAGTATCGTCATCATTAATAGATATTAGTTTAGCAAGATCGAGGTACAGTCCGGACAGTTTTCTCATGTCTTCGGCCTTATCACTATAATCGGACGACTTAACTATCTGAATAATTTTCTCACATTTAGATTGTAGTTCGTCAGATGGTAGAGATACTGATACCGCCTGACTACTACTATTAAAATGAGACAATGATGGCTGGAATACACCAACCACCAATAGCAATGCTGCTACTAGCCAGAGCAAACTATTATTTTTATTCATTTAACTTCCTCTTTTTTGCCACAAACTGTTGGACTTAAGTATGGAAACATTTGATCTGCAACCTTAATAGCTTCGACACAGCCGCTCTTTTCGGCCAAGTCTCTTGTCTGCTTCCAAGAAACAATTAGCTTAAAAAAGGTTTCGTCTTTTTCTGCTGTGGCCACAACTTTTGGTACAACTACCGGATCTACTTTTGGTACGCTAACACCACCCGTTCTTTTGTTAACTAAATCCTTTAGTCCCGAGACCACAGGAGATAGAACGGAAGTTAGGTTGTCCTTGAATAGAATCCATACAACAAGAGCAACACCAGCATAAAGGGCCAAGTCCATTGGTCCTGTTTTAGCAGCAAATTCTTCAAAACTTTGTGTAAAATTAATATTCATATTATTATCCTCTTTCTTATACCTGTGGGGTTGTTTCTATTTGTGATGTTTTTTTCTTTAAAAATACTCCAGTATTTCTGAATGTTGTTACTAGAGCATCTATAGAAGCACCGACTAGCACCATTAAAAATGCCTTAACATATTTATGAATCACTGGTTCTAGAATATTTGGCACAACCGGAATGTCAATAACAACAAACACATTATCATAAAATTTATTGAGCAAATCCATAGCTAGTGCTTTTTTATCTGGTCCGCTTAGGTCGTTACCTATAGCTTCTATAATTTGAATAATAGATGCTGTGGCGAGCTGTAATACTTTCCATGCTTCTGCCATAGCGATACTTTTAACACTATTTAAACTACTCTTAGTACTAAGAATTAGTTTTTCTACTTCTGCTCTTATTAGATCTTGGCTTGTTAACATTTTTAGTTTCTCTCTTTTTGGGTTTTGTAGCAACGGGTTCTTCTGTTTCTTTCCAAGTTTTCTTGATTTCTTTTCTACTATTGATATATTTATATAGAATAGCTAACTGACCTCCAATTAAAATCATACTTTCTACGCCATGACTAACATCTCGTATAAGATCTTCTTTTTGGCTATTGTCTCCTATTAAGCCTAATAAGTATAGGCCACTAAAAACAAAACTGACTAAAGTAAACCAAAATTCACTAGTACGATATCCGGGTTTAATCATTAATTATATCTCCAAAAGAATGACTACCACAGTATTATAGTATATACACCAAATCAAATATGGTAAAATATACAGTGGTTTTAATATGAAGGAAAAGAACTAAGATCGGCGGTAGTTATTTGGTAACCCCCACCCAGTGATGTCATTAGACTGTTGATAATGGACGCATTAGCCCACATAGAGGTTCCTGATCCAGACAGTCCGTAGGTCCATACTGTTAAAAGTACCGGATTATTAGATCCTGGTATAATCATAAAACATGGATGTCCAGAATCACCAGATACTATTGTTGAAAAGAATGGCGATCTAGTAGAGTTTTGAGGTGCTCTACATCTAACAGAATTTAAATCAGTAACTAATTCGTTAACCAAACTTTCTTCGTTTTGATTAGTATACAATACTGGAAGTACTGCTAGTTGATTGTATAAAGATGGTAATTTAGCTCCCCAAGACGCTGGTAGTATACGAGCAAAATTAATGGTGTTAGGAATGTCAGAATCTAATAATCCTATTTCAAAATCTGGATAGTAATTTTTGTAACCCGTAGCAGTTAATTTCGATGTAATTTGTCTAGTCACTACAGCATTGTCCGGAGTCACAAATCTGATTGACGATCCAGTAGAAAGAGGATAATGTGCCGCATATAATATGTGTCTAGGAGAAATTAGTGTACCGCATCTAGCAGCACCATGAACAGAATTCCATACTGATACACAAGATAAATCAACTATATTATGACTCCAGCAGTTAGTATTTCTGACATATGTGGCTGTGTCATGATTTTTAACAGAAAATATTGCCTTATTTTTTGTTGGAGATAATGCATTATCTATTGTATTGGATATGTTTAATGCTAGAGATCCATTAATATAGGATACAAATTCATCTACTGTTGGTTCTGTAGTATTATTTGTTCTTATAGATCTAACTATAGACGTTCCTTGAGAAGACGTACCACTTACTGAAACTAAACCATTAGCAACATAAGAAGCAATACCAGAAACATTGGGCGTTGATAAAATATTAGTATTAGAAATAGATATATTAACTGGACTTATTTTATTGACTAGACTCGTTGGTTGTATAATATAGTCAGATACTCTAGTAGATCCTGTTCTTCTTGTAATATTGGCGTCTTTAGAAACAATAGACTGCGTTGTTCCGGATTGTGTTAATCTGGGCTGTTCTGTTATATCAATATAAAAATCTTTAGCGTCTACTTTTCCAGCACTAATGGCGAAAGCCATGTCTGTTCCGAAAGCTCCTGTAGATAACGCGGCAACAAAAGTATTATTTCCATATGCCACACCATTAATCGGGAGAGAAGGAGATATGATAATATTATCCCAATTAATACCATCTTGAGATACTGTACCGCCAGAACACACAAAAGATCCATCTCCAGCACTTATAGTGGTACCTCCACTACTATTATTTCTTAGTGTCCAATTAATCCCGTCTGTTGATGTCATTACTCTATTAGTACCACTGGATGAACATGCGACAAACATTCCATTATGGAATACTACAGAATACCATGCATTAGCTTGTGGCGCTAATCTAGCTGTCCATGTTGTTCCATTAGTCGATGTGGCTATTCTATTAGTACCACTACTACCTACCGCAACATATATGCCATTACCATATGTTATAGATCTTAATACTCCAACTCCAGTTATAGTAGTTGGTGCTCCCCAAGTAATACCATCAGATGATACAGACGCGCCGGAGGATCCAATAGCCACAAATACATTATTGCCATAGCACACGGATCTCCATGTCGCCGTCGTGTTTATGTTGGATGGTCTCCAAACCTTACCATCAAAAGAGTACATTGATCTTGGTAAGCCAGTGGTGGAAGCACTACTAGCAGTAGCCACATAAACGCCATTTCCGTATGCGATAGCGTCCCATGATGATGATGACGGAGCACTATACAATGACCATATTTGTCCATCTGGTGATACTGCCACTCTTTCGATTGGTAGTTCGTTGTTTTGACTTTCTCTGACAGCTACAAACTGACCACCTCCATATACTATCGCTTTAAACCCAGGAGTTCCCACTCCTATATTAAATGTTTTCCATGCAAAGCCGGGTCTGGACCATAAAGCGGTATTATTAGTTATAATAGCTTTAACTGGAGATGTGCCGTAGCGTAAATCGGAATTTTGATTTGCAAGTTTTAATAACATAATTATGTAATAACATATAATGTTTGAGAATCTTTTACAGATAAGGCGTCGTATTGTGCCTGTGTTAAAGAAACGATATATTTGATACTGGAGCTTGTTACCACACTACCCAAAAGATCAGATACGGACACTTTTTTAGTTGTAGCGCCACCAGCGGGGTCATCCATCAATACTAATATATCATCTGAACTAAGTGTGCCACTACCTTCTGGTAGTTCATTAATTCTTTTAATAGTCATATTATCCCCCTATAAGTGTTTGACCACTAGAAATTTGTACTAATATTCCATTATAATATCTATTTCCGTATTTGGATTGAATATCAGAGATAGTGGGAGTATTTTTAACAAAAAGATTATTTGTAGAAAACGATCCTGTTGCAGTTGTAGAAAGCACAGAGGAACCATTTTTGAGTGGTTCGCTAGATTTGGCGGTTGTTATGTCTGTAAAGGGTCTGGGCATATTTATCTCCAATATTATGGAAGGTATTTTTCACTATTTAATAAAAGATTATTGTCTAGGTCTAGAATACGTATTTTATATACACCGGTTATATTTGTTAGCACATTAACAATATCATTGGGCATACTAGTATCATTTAGTCCTAATAAAACAGTAGACAGACTGGAACTATCTATAGCAATATTATCTATAGAATAAAGCTCTACTATATAATCATATATGTTTAAGGTTTGCTGTAGAGTAAAATTTATCATATTTATACCGGCATACCGTCTCCTGTAGGCGTTAGTTGTACGCAGGTCGGGGCTGTGTTGCTCTGTGTAGCATACAACCAATATCCAGCATTTAAGCCACCACCCTTATAATAGGCAGCTTTATACCATTCATTTTCAGATAACATAAAAAATGTAGCATTATTTTGTCTAATGATAGTAGTTTGAGTCATATCGTAAGCACCATTCTCTGTTGATCCGACAGCGGCTCCTCCGGTGGGCTTACCATTATGCAACCAATTGCAGTATCTGGCGCAGCTCATCCAACTAACAAAATTGACTGGCTTTCTACTCTTATTAGTCTTGATACTGTATACGTAGCTGCCAGCTGAACCACTACGACTAATGCCTCCTAGCGTATCTAGCGACATATTATTAACATATAAAGAATATGTGTCTGTTTGAGCTACGGCATTCAAAAATTCTACATATTCATCATTAGTAACTTCGTATGTTCCGACATAGTAAGAATATGGTACACTACCGAATCCATTGTTATTAGCTATGTTATTAAGATCTAGCACCAAAACCATATTAGGATATAGTGCAGAAGGAGAGTACGCTCCTATTCTAAATCCAGTGAAACCACTACGAGAATTTACGTCTGCATATGTTTGAAAAGTAGAAGATAAATATGCTGCATTATATGCTAGATTACCGCCTCTTAATACTTTGTTTGTAGAAGCAATCGTGGTATCTGTCCATTCCCATACGTTGCCACTCATATCATACGCACCATAATAGCTACTAATACCATTCGTTCCAACAGTACTTACATTACCAGCACAATTATCGTAATTAGCACTATTCGTTGTAAAAACCACCTGAGTAGAAGATGTACTTGGTGTTGGAGTTAAAGTTCTAGTAGGTGTGGGAGTCGAAGTTCTTGTACTAGTAATTGTGGGTGTTGGTGTGTTGGTTGTGGCGGGAGTATTCGTAGGTGTACTAGCGATAGTGCTGGTAACCGATGGCGTAGGTGTCCCTGTTGGGGTTTGGGTATTGGTACTGGTTAGTGTTGGAGTTAATGTTTGGGTTGGTGTTGGAGTTGCTGTATTTGTTGGTGTTTGTGTGGGAGTAGGAGTAGGAGGAGCTACTTGTTTTATAATAACGCCACTTATTGCACCGAATAAGGGATATGCACCATCTTCGGTTGTGGATGATGTTTGAGATCCTCTAGGTTTTCCGTTATGTAGCCAATTGCAGTATCTAGCAGCATTAAACCAAGTCATAAAATTTACTGGTTTATTTTGCATATTTGCTTTAGAGGAATAGACATAAAATCCATTTACTCCATTTCGAAGTATGCCGCCTCTTATGTCCTCACCCATTTCTGCAACATATATTCCGTATGTATCGGACATTCCAACGGCATTTAGAAATTCTACATATTGACTATTAGTAATTTCGTAACTACTAATTCTATAGTCGTATGAAACAGATCCTAGATTATTATCGTCTGCGGTGTTATTGGCATCATCGACTAGAACAAATCCAGGTAGATTCAATGGATTAGAAAAAGTTGCAACTCTAAATCCGATTTTTGAACTTAAAGATGCTGGATTTCCGTGATAAGTGACAATACTTTGTCTTACACTACCATCAGGATTTAATGTTGTTGTCCCATCTGTAGATAGTCTAAATTCACTACAAAACCAATCTCCTCCAGCAATACCTCTTAAATTATCAGATATAGAATCGTTCCACTCCCAAACATTACCATTTTGATCATATGTACCATAAAAACTCGGGCCTCCGTTAGTCCCTACTGTAGTTACATTACCACTACCAGAAGGAACATTCCAGCTAGCACCACCAGCATAGTTCGCATAATTACCAGAACCGTTTGCTAGACCATCTCCAGTTAATGATGCTTGTACTGGAATAGGAGCAGTATCACTTTGGGTAGCATATATCCAATAGCCAGCATTAGTACTATCTCCTTTATAGAAGGCAGCTTTGTACCATTCATTTAAAGAAGGAATCCAATATTGAGGACTATAACTAGCTGTAGTACCAGTAGATGGTTGACTATCCGATTCTAGAAATTCATAGATAACTTCATTATCAAATCTATTAGCATACTTAATGTTAATAGTATTAATATTTAAAGATATATTATTTTGACGAACTTGAGATTGCTTGTCTTTTCCGCCGTAATTAACGACTATTGATGATCCATTTTGTATAGGAAGCCCGCTTCTCGCATAAAATAATATTTCTAAAGACATACATTATTTTTCTATTCTATCTTCTAGGGCTTCGAGGGTTTTGCCCAACATAGCAATTTGAACTTTAAGTTCATTCATGACTTCTGTGTTTCTTTGTAAGGCAGAAGCAAATGCTGCTTGTGTTTCTTTATTACTATTTAATCTTTCCATGATAAACTGTCTATCATGAACATAAGGGCTTTGGGTTTCTATCATATGGAGCACCTCTGCTTTGGTGGCCATATTTCTTCCGATAGTTACCCAAAACCCTAGCATTGTGACTATAATGCCAATAGCAGTTGTGGCAAGATTTTCCCAGAAATGAATAATAGTATCAGTCATAACCTATGTCTCCTTTATGACATGACCGCACTAACATCAACTGAAAACCCGACTAGGTTCAGTTGGCGGTAGTACCCTTGTAATTATCATTAACTGGCTTCTTGGCTCCGGTTCTATATGTTAGTTCGCCTGGAACTTGTGCTGTTGGAGTAGCAGCATCGTCCTGACCGAAACTATCTGTAGCAACCGTTGGAGCAACAGAGAACTGACCGTTGTAGATGTTGTAGTTACCAGCTCTAATAGCTGTAGCAACTCTACGAGTAGATAAGGCTTCAATCTTATGTACGGCTCTACGAGCAGCAGAAGAAGCTTTATTGAGAGGAGCATCTAGTCTTAGAGCTAATGGCTTAGATGTATTCTTAGCAAAAGCGTTAGCACTAACAGCCTTGTCTGTATCTGTGCCGTCAACAACAACAGAACCCACAACCCCCACGGATGTGGCAGCGTCACTTAGACTTTTGCCAACTAAAAGATTGGAGGCGGATCCTACATTGATTGCTGATCCACTATTGTTTTTAACTGGTTGGCCATTAATAGCAGAGTGTGTTGACATTGTTATCTCCAGATTATTTTATGAGTGGTTGAAGAAATATTTCATTCAGTATATGGATACACCAAAATATTGATTAAATATACTTATTGTACAGGTCTAGGGAAAATTTGTTATTAAATCTAATTCCATGCACTCCGCTTTTAACCACACTAGACATTTGATCACTTTTCCATAAATTACCAGTACAAATACAGGATATACCCGACTTTTTATTTAGATACTCACAAGCAATCAAATTATCAGCAATATCATCAATCATCATGCCGCTAGACGGAGCAATTACGCCGATATCCATAGTTTTAAGTATTTGACAAATCTTAGCTAGGATTTCATGGTTAAATACCCTATATTCTAAACAATATCTTAGTTCGATATTAGAATCATCACATATTTGTTTATTAGTTTTAATATCTTCTCTAATTTTGTCATATCTTCTGTTAACAACGAATCGAGACTGTATAGGTAAATATATAATCGAAACACCACTCTTCACAGTGTTGCCGACTAAACAATTGCGACTTTTGGTGTCGGATGCACCATAGGGAAAATCTAAAACTGTAGAAAATTTAGTATTGTTAACATTTTCTATAGTCTTAACAATAGGTATATGATTGCCGAATACAGAAATTTCACTAATGCCGTGTTTTATTAAAGAATCAATTTCGCTCTTGATTTCTTCATCGGATAGTGATTGATTATATATAGCATATTGAGTGTACATTATTTCCTTTTGATATAAGTTTTGAGAAAATCTATGTTAGGAAATTTTTTAGTACCAAGTATACCATCAGCAAAACCATAATCAACAGCTTCTTGGGCTGTTAATATCCAATCGCATTTATTTGATAGCTGAGACACAATGTGCTTTTTGGCCATCATTTTTTTCCAATTTTTTTCTTGACATATACTACTATTCATACACCTATCAGTGAATATATCCACCATCTTATCGCATTCTCTTTCATTCCATTGTATGCTACTAGCAGCCGCCTTGCTGTGTTCACCATCTAATGTGAACGAACCATAATGTATCATAACATTTGTATTGGGCATGAGAATTCTCAAATCCGCCGACTGCAATACAACACTACTAGAGGACTCCGCTTTTGCATAGGCCAATATAATAGTTTTGGCCTTAGATGCTTTGATAGAGTCATACATACCTAAACAATCTTGCCAATCCCCTCCAGGCAAATGCATATGAATAATAATCGGCTCTAGAGACAAAAGATTGAGATATCTCAAATTTTTTTCTAACATGATACCAGATCTATAATCTACGCCGCCTTCTTCTGGACCATCAATATATGAATGTAAATAAATTTCTCTATTTAGTGGATCCACATCATAGTTATGTATACTATATAATAGTTCGTTTTCGGGATTTACTTGTTTAGTCATGTGAGCCACTCTTTGATAAATATTTATATACTTTGTTTGTAATATTACGCATTACTACAGAATCACTAAAAGCCTTGCCAACACTGATTCTAAAACGATATCTGGTAAACACATCTAAAGATTCCACTCCGTCAATTTTTTCAATGATTGTAGCAATTTTTTCTGTGATATCAAAATTTGTATGTCCTGTCCAAAAATTAAAAATTTTACCACTAGCAGTATATTCTGTAACAGGTATAATGCCCATTGGTGTTGCCATTACTCGTATGTTCTGTTGTGTACTTGGTGGAGGCAGATCTGCTTCATCTATATAATCGCCGTCGCTTTCTTCATCATCTAATAAATTTTGCACAGCCTCTTCGTCTACGCCAAAAGGATCTCTCCATTTTTCCCACATGACTAAATTTTCGGCTTGGTTGTTCATAGTGTTTCCATTCGTAAACAGGTGTCTGTATATAGGAATACCCCGTTGCACACACATATTATAGGTCGGAAAGGGCTAGAAATAAAGATAACTATCTCTTTGTAGAAAATACGGCCATTGGTCTAATCAATGGCATCTTAGATAGTTGTTTTAGAGACTGCTTTTTTTCGGCTTTGTGATGAGTATATAATATAGACCAAAAATTTAGCACATTTTCGATTAATAGTTTTTGATGAGGATTAGTCTCGTTTTCATACTGATTTTTTAAAATATTGATGATTTCTTTTTTAAGTAGGCCATCATTAATACATAATAGCATTTCAGCAAATCTTTCTGCTTCAATTGCTATGTCGTCAATATTTGAGTCATCAACATCTACTTTAGGTAACAAACAATGAATTAGGATACCGTCATCTTTGTTTAAAGTAAAACTCAAAAATCCAGCACTAAGATCTATAGCATTGGTTTCATTATCTTTAGTTATCTGTACAGGCTTTTTGAAAAGACGTTTCCAGATATTGCGAATATAATTAAACATGATGTTACAAAAGATTAATAATTTTTTGAAGATGTGGGAAAGCAGATATATCTAAATCTATCATATCTACAAAACTTAGTAGTGGATTGGAATATCCAAATGGCAAGATATAATAATAACAAACATTAATGCTGTCATTATATATTTGACAATCTGCTATTTTAAATAGATCCTCCTGATACGCAATACCAACATCATCACAAATCTTTTTAATAGATTGAGAGACAGGTTGTTCTGGCCCTATTTCTCCTGATGGTATGTCTTTGGTGCTGTTGGCTATCAATACCTTTGGTCTAGGATCATTTTTTCTAAAAAGCAGAATATATAATCGAATATTAGACTGTATCATAGGTTTGAATAATAGAAATTCCTCTTTTAATATTCTGTCGAACAGCCTCTCTAGATATATTAAACTGTTTGCCTATTTCAGAAAGTGTCATATCATCATAATAATACATCTTAATTTGTTCTTTTTGCTTTTCTGACAAAAGTTCATTATTAAGCATTTCTTCAAGGTTGTTTTGAAGAATGGTTTTATATTCGTTGTCCATTAAAATATCTATAGGTTGCTGCTGCTTAGAGTCTTCAACATCTAAAGATATTTCTTCGTCATCCTTCATAGCAAAAATAGATTGTACTTTTGTACTAGACTTATATTTATTGGTGATATATGTTTTGATCGCCCATATAGCACACTGATTTCGATAAGAGTACTTAGTTTTTTTCATTCCTGTCTTACCCACTCTAGTTTCATCATATCTCCAATCAGCATACATAATGGCAGTAGCCACATCTGAAATGGCCTCTTCGTTCATAAGCATTTCTTTAGATAGTCCATTATAGAACTTTGGAGCAAACTTAGAAATGGTCTTTTTGGCTAGGGAGATATATGAGTCTAGAGAATCAAACTGTTTTGTTGTTGTCATTATCCTTGGTCCTTTATGTCCTTAAAAATTATAGAATCGAAACTATTTTGTCAACTTTTTCCATTGCTTGGGATCTGGTCTATCTTCATCTCCACGCTTTGCGGGCTTATAGTCCTTGCCTTCTCTTTCTTTTTTCTTTCTGATGTTTTCCCATAGGCCGGGTTTAGATCCGGCATCACTGGTATCGTCATTTTCGTCTGCGTACATGACAAAATCGTGGATAGACCGCAATTGATCGTCAACAACGGCGATTTTACCCTGTAGCCACGTTTCTGTCAAATTTTTTCTAACTGTTTCGTTAGATTCTACTTGAGATAGTATCGCATCAACATGAGTCTTAATAGCCTTCAATGAACTCAAACTCATACCCATTAGATCGTTCTTATATTCATCAAACTCTTCCATTACTTCTTCGGTTTCGGTTTCAGCATCGTCGTCCTTTTCTTCCATATGATCTAATGCAAGCGCTAGTTGATCTTTTGTCTTTTTGAGAATCTCATCGGCTTTCCATGTTGGGCCAGAATTAGTAGTTCTATAAGATACAATATAGCCCATATCATAAGGTAGTTGCTGTATATCCTCTATAACTCCTTCACTACCATAATGAGTACATTCTGTATTAATATTTTTGATTCTATCTCCTACCTTCATCATAGATGAAATAGCAAACTGTATACCATTTAATATTGAAAAAATTCTATCCATGATATTGCTTTTCTAATTTAGAGTATAAAGAGTTATATAAAATATTGGCTAGTTTTATAGATCCTTGATTATCAGACTCGTAGTGAACACCCTGCATCATTCTACAACGAGCAGTAATATTGACTATATTATCTAATGCGGTACTAATTTCTAGATTATTAGGATATTGCTTGCGAATAATTTCACAGGCTAAAGATGTATACACCGTATGGCCAGATGGGTAGGCTGGAGTATGATGAGTTTCTGTTGATATTATATTAATTGGAATATTATAATACGGAGCCAAATCATAGGGCCTTGGTCTATTATAAAAGTATTTAATATTTAATAAAATTGGCCTAATTATTCTATATACAGATCTAAAATAGTCTATAGAGAAACTAATATTTTGTTCTCTTATATATTTATATAATAGTGCATTAGCGTCATCGTCTATTTGATATACCAGTAGTTTATCTGCATATGATAGTTTTTTTGTTAGCGAAGAAATTTTTAAGATTTCTCCCTTGGTAATATCACTATCATTTTCTGGTGGTTTGCCGAGTATGTTTTTCCAGTCGATATCTTTAGCAATATCGGGAATGGGATACTCTAGCTGATAATTAACATATACGATATCATTAAGTTTTTTAGACATAAAGACCGAGGAAGTTGTCTAGGCCCATTTGTGATATTTGCTTTAGATAACTTTCGTATGTTTCTATGCCATTTTCACTACCCTGTAATAATGGAATCATAGAATTTGCTGTTAATTCATCACCCACAGCTCTTGCTGCTACAATCGTGGCTTTTTCTACAGATGCAGCTTCTCTTACAGACTGTAAATTATATTGGATCATAGCAACCATATCGTGTCTGGTCCAAGATTGAGGACTAACTATTAATGGCTGATAGTCCACGTCAAAAAATTCTAATCTTTTAAGATTAATCATTGCGTGTTCGTGTTCTTCTTCCGCATCCTTCTTAATGATAGCGGCGAGTTTCTTATATCCCCATCTATCAAGATGTACGGCCTGTGCAGATAATGATGTGGTTTGCTGCCAGTGAACATTCAAGGACTGCTTGAGCAAAGAGACTACTTCTTCGGATGAATAGTTAACAACCTCTTGTGATTCAGCAGGTTCCTCTGTGGTGATTTCCTCTGAGATCGCTACTGGTTCAATAACTGTTTCATTTGTATTGTCTAGTGGTTGTTCTTGCTCTTTAATTAAATCTTCGATAGGCTTCATGATTAACAAGTCTTTCCTTTTAAGAATACTAATACCTTACCACGCTTTACAAGACCAATATCTTGCTTTCCATTTTGGTCCAGGATTATCACAGTTATGTCTGGCCCTAAAGCTTTTTCTGCGTTCTGGAATATTTTTTTTGATTTTCATGTTAGGATCGCCAAAGCGTACAATCACCACTTTGCCTTTATCGTTTTTGACATAAACAGCAAATTTTTTGGGACCATCTGAAGTTCTAAACGGCTTATTAAGGGTAACCTTTCGGCCTTTGTGTTCAGCCGCTATGGTCTTCTCATCTTCTTCATAAACTACATCTGCTTCTACTTCCCATACAAACTCGTTCCACTCATCGTCCCAAGAGCAGTTAGAAGCTAATAAATTATCATGGACTTCTTGTAGGAGAGAACCTGATTTTGTTTTTGTTTGTCCTAAACACACAGCCACTCTTTGTTTAGAATCTGGATAGTCCTTTTTCATGATCTCGCTACCCATGCAGCGAGCAACAAAATCAGTACTTTTTTCATCGTCTTTAGGTGAGGGTATCGGCATATAGTATCTCCTAGTAAAATAGCTAATTAAGTATACACCCAGAGATAATTTGTGCTGTATTTTGCCACGACAGTAGTTTCGCAGCATCTAAACCAGCACTATTGGTGTTAATCTTATTTTTATAAACATGTCTCATATAATCTATAGTTTGATCTATTTGTGATTGGCCTATTTTGGCCCAATTACCTTGGCCAGTAAATGCTTTACCATCATACGCTTTTTCTGTCTCTGAAATATCTACTAAGTAAGCATTTTGGGGATTGCAAAATTCTGTATGTGCAGAATAAAAGGTTGCAATAGCTGGCTTATTCATGGACATGGTTTCCAATAATTCCATATTCCATCCTTCGGCTCTGGAAATATAAATACCACAATCGCTTTGTTGAATAAGTCTAGCTAGTTCTTCCTGAGTTTCTGTACCAGGAATAACTTTAAGTCTAGGATCTTCACCATATAATTCCTTCCATTTCTGTATTTCTTCCTTCGACGAATATGAGGATTGTTCTGAGGCTACTATCCATAATTCAACATCTTGTTCTGTGGGAAAAGCTAGCTTAAAAATTTTTGGTAAAATATCGTGTGCTTTTCTAACTTCCCATTTACCTATAGTAATAAAAACATATTTATCTTTGGACGGCACATTTGATACTTCAATCTTGTCATCAAAGATGCGTCTATCCACCCCCAAAGGAGCAATATGAATCGGCTGTCTAACTCCATTAGATACTAAGATAGTTTTAGCCCATTCACTAGAGACAAACAACTCATCTGGTACAGACAGGTGCTTTTGTTCCAGTGTGTTTAGGGTATCTAATTCAAAAAATGGATACGCATAATATCTGCCGTTTCCTATGCGTGATGCTAGGTCAAATTGATGCCATATCTTAAGACATGGTGCTGCTGGATCAAATTCTATGCTCTCATTTAATAAAGTTAATACAATATCATAATCTTCTTTGTTTGTGACCATTGGATTATGTATCGGAAAATAGTCCACATGAACATATGGTAGTAATGCCTTAAGAATATTTAAAGAGGCAATGCCATAGCCAGTAGTATTGATAGGAGCATATAAATTAATAGACATATTAAACACCTAAGATTGGATTTTTATTTGAATGAACGGAACTAACTCTGCAAAACTGACCACACTTTGGCATGTGTTTAATAGACCCTGCACCTATATAACAACAGCATGACCGAATACCACCCAAAAGCTCTTGTATCACACACTCAACAGGTCCCTTATAATCAACGACTATTTTGGTGCCTTCTGAAGCTCTATAAGTTTTTATATGGTCTTCATACATCTCTTGAGCATGATGTGTACTCATACCATAATATGTGAATTTAGTTTTTCTGCTATTTACTAGATTAGACTGATCGCATAGAGAAACTAGATTATCTTTGTATTTATCAATATTAGCAACAATCTTGTCTACAGACTTATCATGCTCCCATTCTCCATCGCACTCTTCTGACCCGGCAAAATAACCGCCTAGCATCACAAAGTCTGATCCAGCACATAGTGCTTTGCATACATCCCCTACGGTTTTATGTCCTCCATCGGAGCAAATTCTGCCGAGTTTTTTCTCTCCGTTTTGAAGTCCGTGGGCAACATATCCATTTTCTAAACAACACGACAATTGCGGCACACCACAGCCTGTTAGGAACCTAGTTGTACACGCGGAGCCTCCACCTATTCCTGCCTTGATGATGTCTACTCCACCGTATATTAGTAGTTCTTGTGTAGATGATGTATTGGTTACATTGCCAGCCATAATAATCGATTCTGGAAAATGTTCTCTAACCTTCTTACAATATTTCACAAATACATCCATATGTCCATTTGGTACGTCTATGCATATATTAGGTTGTATGTTGGTTTTGTTTTTAAACTCTATTAAATTATTGATATCTGCTTTTTTATATCCTATAGATATCCATACATAGTCATGATTATGACTAGAATAGAAGTAATTAATGAGTTCTTCTGTTGTATGGTACTTGTGGAGACAGGTTATCATTCTGTGGCGACTAAGAGCATCTGCCATTCTAAAAGAACTAAAACTCATATTGGCACAAATAATCGGTATGCCTGTCCACTCTCTCGGAGAATGATAGAACTTAAATGTTCTATCTACATGAATATCAGATCGACTAGTAAGAGTAGATCTTTGTGGCACGATCAATACGTCATTGAAATCTAGTTTTTCTTCGTTTACTATTTTTTGCATATCAGATTATTTAATTCCTTTCAAGAACTCATCAGTATCATAACATTTCCAGTTTTTAAAATCATCAAACCCCGTCTCACTGACACAAATTTTTGGTCCTGTCATAACACCCCTCCCTTTATATCTCTGTAGTGCTGCGAAAATTGCAGCCAGATGATCGGCGGCATCTATAATAAATTTAATTTGACCAGACTTAACATAATATTTAGGCATTTTATACCGAGAAAAAATACCATCTTTTATAGGTATCTATATTTTCTGAAGAGTTGATATGTGTTAAATATTCTTTAATGTCGTCCCATGACGAGAAAATGGTTTGATGAGGAATAGTGCCAAACAACCAATCTGGAGCACTATTTTTTCCTTGTTCCATATGAACAATTATGGGTTTTTTCTGACGATTAGCCCAAAAAATTTCTTCATATGTGCCACACGGATGAATATCTAAATTGAGATTAACAATAAGAAAATCGCTTATATCAACCAACCTTAGATCAACTCTCCTGATAACCTTCATCATTTCTGATAGTTCGTCGTATCTCTCTTTTTGTTTTAGCTTGGTTTTAATTACATGAGAGTCGTGATCTTCCATTCCTGTTGTTGTCGGCTTGGTAATTGGATTAAACACTATAACGCCCATATCTTCTAAAAAGGGCGTAATATTATCTCTCCAAGTAGCTCCTCTGTCGGCTACCCTATCCATAGCGCCAGCAAGATAAACTCTTTGTTTATTGAGACGATTCAGCATTTATAAAACTCCTTAATCAATACCTATCCTTAAACATAAAAGTAAACATATTATCAGAATGTGGTATATGCTCACCTTTATCTGTAATATCTTTAATCAGTCCAATAATTACGCCAATAATCAAAAATAACAATATAGTGTAGTTCATACATCTCCAATCATATGAGTATACTTACGTCTCATATCCATAACTTCTTGAACCATTTGGTTTAATGTATCTGGATTGGATGACCTGCCCGTTGGGTTGTGATAGTACAGACCGACCGGATGGTTCACCATCTTTATTTTAGCGCCGCCGTCTGCAATACGCAACCACATATCTCCATCAGCCGCACTTAAGTATTTAGTATCAAACAACCCGAATCGCTCGTGTATGCTCTTTTTCCACAAAGGCATACAGTGAGGAGAATTGTGCATTAACAAGTTACGATTAGTGTGTGGTAATGCAGCGTATATTTCTGAATAATCATTATCTTCATATTTTTCATTAGCTTTATATGACATATATGTAATACCGTAGACTAAATCTAAGTCCGGATCTCTGTCAAAAGCCTTTAATAATAATTCAAAACTAAGAGCATTTTTCCTGTCGTCTATATTCCAGTTCCCTATGATCGAAGACCCACACAAACCAATAGCATGATTCCAGCCAGCATATAAGCCTGGATCCTCGTCTAATTTATAGTATTTGATATTTGGATATTTTTCGGTTAATGGGATGATATGATCTTTTTCATTTTCTGGTGAGTTGCAATCCAGAAATACAAACTCTATCTGATCGAATATTGTTTGACGCAACATATCTTCTATGTAGCCTTGAACAAATTTTTCACCTTTATAATAAGAACAAAATGATGAACATTTATAGTTTTGTGTCATGATAGTATACCTATAGAGTTATATTCTTCGTGTGTTATATGATACTTGTGTTTTTCTAATAGTGCAATAGCTTTTGAAATCTCTTCGTTGTCAGACAGTATATTGTTTTCAAAAATAATTTTTGTGGGAAGGACTGGGGGATTATCGAAATAATCTAAAATGATGACGGCATCGTGTCCTTCTGTGTCTATTTTTAGTAGATCTAATTTTGATATTTGATATTTGGAGACTATCTCTGTTAGTCTTTTAACTTCTATATTCTGTTCTTTGATCAAAGACATAGGGAGGCCATACTCCATAAGAGTTTTTACCACGGTTGGGTGTTGACTATTAATAGAATTACATCCTCTAATCCAATCTGGTAGACCATATTGTACTATATCTGAATACTCTACATAGTATGCTGTCGCAGAACCATTGTAGTTGCTAATAGCAATATTCTCTTTTGTGCAATGAGCCGGTAGTTTGTCATAGTAGAATTTGATTGGTTCAATAAAAATTCCAGGTGTTATTCCTGCTAAGGTATCAAAATCGGATGTTCCTATTTCTATAATCATAATATGTTTTATCTATAATTGTATATTACTGGTTGTGGGACTGTTCTAGATACAAAGTTTCTATATTTAAAGACCAACGGCTGAAAGATTCTACCAAGGATCTCATTCCATTCTATAGGATAGTTAGACCTAACTCCATGTGGCTGAATTCCTCCATGACCATTACCTTCGGAACATTCTTGTGGATGCGTTGCTGGAAATTGTTTGAGTAATTCTGTTTTTTGCTCTATTAGATTTTTAGCAGATTGATACCATTCTGTTGTTAGTGGTGTTTTAGGCTTACTAATGAATCCTCCACAGCCTATGAGTATATTCCAATATTTTTTGTAGTCAATGTGGGCTATTTGGTGATAGCTAAATTCTGGATATCCGCATAGAATAATATTTTCTTTTTCTGTTTCTTGAAAAGCTTTACTCCAAGAACCAGTGGTTTGTTTGATGTCTGCGTATCCGCCTCCATGATAATGCATAAAATAAGCTCTTAGAAAATCAGACTTATGAGTATCAGATAGGTATGGATATGCTAGTGGTAAAGGATCGGACTCCACTAAAAACTCTGACAGATTGTCTTTATTTATCAATACGACAGGATACTGGGATACTTTTTCTAGTTGTAGTAGACTAGTTTTTCTATTTGGAGACATTTCATTATCTCCTGTCCAGAAAACAAAGATATGTTTATTCATAAAATTACTTTAAAAAAGATTGTCCAAATGTTACTAATTTCGGATTATAATGTTTATTGATGTAATCCCTATATCCTTTATGATCAATCAATTTATCAAATATGCTATAATCAAATGTAATATTGTCTATTATTTCTTTTGGTGTTTGAAAATATTCAAAGTTTAAAAAGTTAATATTGTTATCATATCTATTATTGATTTGTTCTTCATCAAAACCATACTTTATATGCTCATAATGCTTGTACCATAATTGTTTATGAACATAATAATTTGTATTTATCATTTGTAGATGTACTATGCCAAAATTTTTAGTAGCCTGACTATTATTTAGATGTATACTTGGCGTTCTCCAAAAACTATGATGTTCCTTAGATGTTGTTAAAAAATTACCGCTAAATTTACAAGGAATGATAAATGGATGATAACATTGATTATAGTAGCCGTCACATCTAGTTTGTTCAAATGAATAGTTGATATGATTAAACCAATACATATATAAGTTAGTATTAGTGTTAGTCATATAATTTGTGATATCGTAAATATTGCTGTTTAAATTAGTAGATAGTAATTCATCAGCATCTAGACAAAAAACAAAATCAGCGCCCTCTTCTCTACTTAGGTCTAACATCATCTGACGACCCACACAGTGAGAATCATCATATTCTAAATCTGATTTATTTAAAACAACAGCCCTATCTCTGCCTAGTATTTTGTAGATAACGTCGCGTCCATTATCTGTGGAATGATCATCAAAAAAAATAAATTTATCAATATTGTATTGTGACCATATCGGCAACGTATGCTCAAACAACGGTGCTTCGTTTTGAAAGCTTGTATTAAAGTATATCTTCATATAAATTGATGTTGTCTTTTTCTAATATAAAGTTTGTATAAGACATAGGTCCGTACTCTTCAACTCCTAGCACAACACCTTTTTCATCATAGGCTTGACCAATATGAAAGCAAGGAATTCTTTCTCCGCATTCTATTGGAAACGGGCGATTTTCATAAAAAGGATCATGTACGCAAGCACTATTGGCCACTCTAGGATAAATTACTTTGCCTAAAAAGTCTTGATCAATTTCATACCTATCTGTCTTATGAAAATTATTAATTAGTTCCATTATGTTAGACAGAATACCGTTTCGACATCCCCACATACCTCCCATAATTGGTCTAGCATGATATGGGTGGTCTCTCATAATATGAAAAGACTGATCTGTAGATAGCCAGCTATTAACGGCACAAGCTTCTCTACTAGAAATTCTGGCATCAGCATCTCTACTCAGCATTATGTCCGCATCCGCAGCAGCATAAAATCTCCAGAACATACCTGTCCAATTAGGTTCTTGTCCTGTAATAATAATTTCATTAGATTCATATCTAGATAATTGATCAATAATATCAACAGGCACATTATTAGCACAGTAAAATCTACTAATCCATCCGGGATAATAATACTTAGCCAAAATACTATTGTGTATAGCCCCAATAGTATATCTTGTATCATCTCCCCAAAGACTGTATGATATAACTTTTTTCATTGCTTAATAGAGGCTTCTTCACCACTCAATAGTGTTTTATTCAGTATGTCTATGGCAAAGTTCCTAATTTTAGATCGTTCCTCTTCGGTAAAACCCATATTTAGATCTGGCACCTTCTCTAAATCAAAATCAATAAAATGCTCCTTGCAAATTTTGTCAATAAAAGCAATAGGAATATTTTTCTTGATCAGTCTAGTCTCTGTCAATATCTTTTCATATTGAAGCAATATATCTGCTTCTTCTTTATATTTAAATTTAAGTCGTAAATATAGCCAATGTAAAAATGTCATAATAGTTATTTCTGATAAGTGTAAATATATATCTGATATGGAGACCAGATATCTTCAATAAGATTAGATATAAATCCCCAATTACCTCCGGCCAGTCCGCTCCCGAATTTTGGAGCATGAATCTCCACGTTCTCGTTTTTCTGCAAAAAATCTGTTTGCTCTGCTATGTACTTAGCTATTGATACCATGCATTTGGCCAGCGCTAAATAATTCAAGGGTCTTGGGTTGTTGGCAGACACTATACCATTTTGGGCGATCATATTAGCAAATATAAGCTTGTGTCTATACTTGGGTTCTTCGTACACCTTGAGGAATTGAGTATATCCCAGATTATTCTTTAGGAAGTTTTTTCCAAGCATATGATAGTCTGCTTTTACAGAAGGGAATTGTCGGGCCACTTGTCCAGCAAAACCAGCACCAAAAGCATCTACGTTATTACATACGTGTGGTACGATAACGGTACTACCATTCTCTTTAGAGTTTACTCTGTCTTTGACTACAGAAAAAATATCATGATTCGATGTTAGGTACGGCGGGAGCCTGTGTTTCTTTGTTTCGGTTTTCATTATATCAAATCCTTTCTCTTGGACCATTTATTGATAGGACACTCTTGGTCTGCCCAAGCCAATTTGTTAAGAAATCTTTTTTTATTACTAATAGCACATCCACAAACACCACATTCAGACTTGTGACTTAGGTACTTTTCACAACCTAAACATATTTTGTATCTGTCATCAATCTCTTGCTGTGTGCTTTTTGGAAAACCAGAATATATGTGCCACCACAAAGAATTAAGAAATGTTTTGAGTTTTATCAATGTTATATTCATTTTTTCTTTCTCTCAATGGCACAAGGGTATTGTCTTTATCTAAAGTATAAATATCTATATCATCAACTATAGAAGAAGAATTTAGCCACTTAATATTTCCTGTTTGAAGATCTATGCAATTTTTATCGCCATTGCTTTTGAAATCTGTCGTCAGTATATAGTACTTGTTTTGATAACGAAAGCACTGTCCGTGTTCAAGTTCTTCTAGGTATTTCATTTGTTGTATTCTTCCCAATCTTCCCAAATCTCATCTTCTAGCATCGATTCTCGTTTTTGCTTCATCTCTTTCTTATGAGACTTGTTGGCTTGATGATTGAAGTAAGTCTCGTCATCCTTGCCGTTTTTGTTCCAACCTTTCTTACTCTTAAACTTCTCTCTTCTAAAATCCTTTCTATCAGAATCTTGTTCTGGCCTTGACATAAATTAATACTTTTAACCTCTTATCATTAGGAAAACTGAATAATTGTTTAGATCCTTCTTAATCATAGTACCTCAAAAAAACTTGATGTCAAGACTCGTTATGGGTTTTTTGCGTCTTGACTGGGCTAGTCAAGCTATTTATTATTGTACAGGTTCCGGGATTTAATACTTTCTTATACAATACAATATACCTACAGCACTCAAACAACCAAGGCTAGGCAATTTAATTTCATGAGTAAAAATACAACCATAGTCACCGGAATATGGGACTTAAACAGAGGTGAGTTATCTGAGGGTTGGGGTAGAGGATTTAATCACTATATATCGCATTTTAAGAATTTGCTAGCGATAGATAATATTAATCTAGCCATTTTTATAGATCCAGAGTATGAAGATCTGGTATGGCAACATAGGAGTAGGGATAATACTGTTGTATATCACCATACTAAAGACCAATTTAGCGGTGGCTTTTTTCCATTCTTTGATAAAATACAGCAAATAAGAACCAACCCACAATGGCTAAATCAAGTCGGCTGGCTACCAGAAAGCACACAGGCAAGGCTAGAGTGGTACAATCCTGTAGTTATGAGTAAAATGTTCCTACTGCATAACACTAAAGTATTCAATCCTTTTGATTCTGACTATTATTTTTGGCTTGATGGAGGTATCACCAATACTGTTCATCCAGGATATTTTTCTCATGATAAAATTTTAGACAAAATAGAATCTTTTGTTAATAAAATGCTATTTGTGTGTTTCCCATATGAAACAAACACAGAAATTCATGGCTTTGATATCAATGCTATGAAACAGTATGCTAGGTCTGATTCTGTAAACAGAGTGGCTAGAGGAGGATTCTTTGGTGGACATAAAGATTATATATCACCAGCTAATGATCTATACTATAGTTTACTAAATGATACATTGTCTTCTGGATATATGGGAACAGAAGAAAGTATATTTACTATTATGACCTATTTAGACCCAGACACCTACCAATTTGAGTCCATAAATCAAGACGGACTATTAGCCACCTTTTTTGAGAACGTCAAGAACAACACGACCACCAAACAAATTAAATCCAAAGCTAAATTACACAAAAATAATAATACCACACTTTATATTAACACATTTAATTCTCCTGCACAATTACAAATGGTGCTAGATTCTTTTGAATTATTTGATAATAATTTCTTGAGTAAAACAGAAAAAGTACTTATTAATAATTCCACAAACGAAGAATTATTTTCAGACTATGATAGTATTTCTAAAAAATATGACTTTAGAGAAATACGCAAAGGCAACATGGGTATCTGTAGAGCCAGACAGTATGCTGCCGAAGAGTTTGCCAAATCTGGCAATAAATATATGTTGTTTTTTGAAGATGATATGCTATTGGACTTTAATACGTTTACTTGTCCTTTTGGCTTTAATAAAAAAATACGAGATCTATATAATGTAGTTCATAAAATTATGGACTTAGAAGAATATGACTTTCTCAAATTTAGTTTTAGTGAATTCTATGGCCACAATGGAGAACAGTGGAGTTGGCATAATGTACCAATGGATAGAAAAATAGAATATTTTGGAGATATTAATAAAAAACCATATACTAAATTTTCTGCAATCAAATCAATTAACGGAACCCCCTATGCGGAAGGAGAGGTTTACTACTCTAACTGGCCACATATTATATCACAAGAGGGCAATCAAAAGTGTTTTCTAGATACAAAGTGGGGCGCTCCGTTTGAACAAACATGGATGAGCCATATATACACACTAACTAGAGAATCCCAAGTTAGACCAGCGATCTTATTAGCAAGTCCAATCACTCACAACAGGGTCCATCACTATGACGGAAATGACAGAAAAGAAAACTGATACCGAAAACACCATCTTTATTCAGATAGCGTCTTATAGGGATCCTCAGTTGTTGCCTACAATTAAGGATATGCTTAGTAAAGCTAAATATCCAGAAAATTTAAGGATAGGCATAGCTTGGCAAAGATCTAAAGACGATAAATGGGATGATATAGATATTTATCTTGATGATCCTAGATTTAGGATCTTAGATATTCCATATACAGAAAGTCAGGGGGTCTGCTGGGCTAGAAATAAAGTTCAGTCATTATATAAGTCAGAAAAATATACACTACAATTAGACTCTCATCATAGATTTGCCGAGCATTGGGATGATATCTTAATTGATATGTTACAAGATCTACAAAAGAATGGTAGCCCCAAGCCATTGATTACAGCTTACATACCTAGTTTTGATCCAGATAATGATCCAGCAGCCAGAGTTCAAGAACCATGGAAAATGAATTTTGATAGATTCATACCAGAAGGTGCTGTGTTTTTCTTACCAGCTAATTTTGATACATGGGATGACAAGAGCAAGCCATTGCCTGCTAGATTTTATAGTGCTCATTTTGCCTTTACGGTTGGTGAATTCTGTTTAGAAGTCCCACACGATCCGAACTACTATTTTCATGGTGAAGAAATTAGCATCGCTGTTAGAGCGTTTACACAAGGATATGACCTATATCATCCTAATAAAGTTGTATGTTGGCACGAATATACACGCAAAGGACGAACAAAGCAATGGGATGATGATAAAGAATGGGTTAGGCGTAATAACGAGTGTCATCTCAGAAATAGAAAATTATTCGGGATGGACGGAGAAGTTAATGACATAGATTTTGGACCATATGGATTTGGTTCTGTAAGAACACTCAGAGACTATGAAAGATATGCTGGACTTAGTTTTTCTCGTAGAGCAATTCAAAAGCACGTATTAGAACACAAATCTCCACCAGACCCTCTACAAAATGTACCAGATGAGGAATTTGATGCTGGCTTCTTAAAGATATTTAAGCACTGTATAGATATAGCATATCATCAAGTGCCAGAAAATGATTATGATTTTTGGGCTGTGGCTTTTAAAGATAAAAATGGCAACGATATCTATAGAAAAGATGCTGATAAAGACGAAATTATAAGAATGAAGAATGATCCAGACGGATATTGTAAGGTATGGAGGGAATTCCAGACTGACCAAAATCCTTCTAGTTGGATTGTATGGCCGCATAGCATCAGCAAGGGTTGGGCTGACCCAATAACAGGGAACTTATAATGCCAGGAAATTGGGGATATCTTACTAATGATATGAGGGAATATGTTACCAATACATATCCTAAAGATTGGTCTGTTCTAGATATAGGTTGTGGACACGGACACTATGCCAAGCTTTTAAAACATCATTTTTCTGTCAAGAATTTTGATGGTATTGAAGTATGGGAGCCGTATATCCAAGAATATAATTTAAACAATCTTTATACTAATATTTATAATGTTAATATTTTAAATTTTAATTTTGATTATTATGATTTAATTATTATGGGAGATGTACTTGAGCATTTATCTAGGGATGACGGTGTTAATCTTATTAATAAATTAGCTAGTAAATGCACAGAACTATTAGTTATAGTCCCATACTATCTGCCTCAAGATATAGTAAACGATAATGTATACGAGGTTCATTTGCAGCCTGATTTAGATGATAATATAATGTCTCAATATTATCCTAGCTTAGAGTTAATTAACTATAACAACAAAAATTTTAAGATAAAGATTGATGTTGGAGACAAAACATACTATTACTGTGCCTTTAGGAAAAAGAAATGAAACCTATATACTTTACAACATTGAGTTTGGGAGAAAATTATACCAGAGACTATACATGTAAATTAGTAGATGAGGTATTAACAAAAACCAATCATTTTTTTGCTATAACTACAGATTGTCCTAGTCTTATTATGGAGAAATATGGTACGAATAATAGGATACTTATGGATGTAATATCCAGAGATGATTTTAGGATTAGACTACCTATAGGCAGTCCAGACGGACCCGCTAGTGATTTTAATTTTAATATGAGGTATCGATGCCTAGAACAATTAGTTAAATTGGAACATGACTTTAATGTAATTTGGACAGACTGTGACAATTCTTTAGAGTGGTGGGATGAGAATGAAATACAGGGATTTTTTAACACTGTTTTATCTCAAGGATATGATTTCCTGGCGCCTCGTAATGAATACAAATTCAAATCATTCTTAGCAGACTATCATTCAAAGAACAATCCTTTTCATGGTATTTTTTGGCATAAATTATTTAATTATGATCTTATTAATAATCCCAAACCAGAATGGGATGACGCTTCTTTACCAGCAGAATATATGTTAGTTTTTCTAAATTCTAAAAAGCTAAAACAATTTTATGTACAGTTTAAGTGGTTTCATGATTATCTATCTGCGCTTCCTTTTACACAAGGAACATGGGCCGAAGGTTTTGAAATAGGAGTATCTGCTCTGGTGGCAGGCTATGTTCCTTATGAACTTGGTTGGAATCATCATATTATGAGCAGGGCTATTAAGGCTAATGGTCATAAGATTGGACACCCCACAGAAAGATAATTTATGGGAGCCAAATTACGTTTTTATTTTCAGCCGCCTTTTAGTGGATGGATGCCCACCACCATATATCAAAATCTGTTTAATCACTATTTATCTATCTATGGAGATGCTGTTGTAGCAGATAATACAAGTATTAGTTACAATAATAATTATGGTCATAGAGATGGACCACATCATCTTATTATTGAAAATGAACAAACGAAACACTACAAAGTAGTAACTTATTGGGACAGAGCATGTGAGTTACTAAATGATAATTGTGAGTGGGATAACTCAAAATGTTTAGGCATTTATTCGGCGGTAGATGCCAAATCTTATGATGGCATTATACCATCATCATATTGTGTTTATCATCAAGAGATAGAAAAAACTATTAATAGTATTAATACAGACTTTCAAAAGAAAATATATGATAACTTAATTTTTAGAGGATTTTTATATTCTAGTAGATTTTTATTAGACAGCATTGCTAATAGTTCATCAAAAACATTAAAAATTCATAGTGACCGTCTCTCTTATGTTGACTATACGAATGAAATTAATGCTCATAAAATCGGTTTAAGTTTGGATGGAGCAGCCGAAATATGCAATAGAGATATTGAGATTTTAGGAGTAGGATCGGTTCTTTTGAGACCAAAATTAATTTCTACAGGCTTTCATAACCCACTCATTCCAGAGTTTCATTATGTGTCTTTTGAAACATCTAATGACCCCAAAGCACAACTAGAGATAATAACAGAAAAACATAGGATGCTACTCAAAGACATAGACTATATGATTTATGTTGCCATGAATGGACGAGACTGGTATAATGTGAATGGTAGTTGTCGAGGTAACGTACAAGTACTATCAGAAATTTTAAATATTGAAGAATTGATGAATATATGAATACATTTCAAAAGTTAAATAAGCTATTGCTAGATTTTAAGATCGATAAAAGATACTGGTCATACGATAGTCTAACTGGAGAAGACTACGATATACGCAGATCCAAACCCGCTCCATTCATCAAAAAAACTATAGAGATAGCCAAATTATTGAATTTACAAACGGTTGTAGAGATTGGGTCTACTAGATTATCATCCAGTCAAAAATGTATCGATTACTACGATAGTGTACCTATAGATCCCTACATATCACCCCCTTGTTGCTGTGATGGACACGCAACCTTTTTCTGGACTAGGGCCGGATTTACTGTACACACCGTAGATATAGACCCAAACTGCTTAAATGGCGTAAACTGGTGCTATTCAAACATTGGAGAACAGCCGCCACCAAATCTTAATGTTCATATACCACAAGACGGTATATCGTTTCTGAAAAATTTTAATTCAAATATAGATGTTCTGTATTTAGACGGGTGGGACAAAGGGACTCCTAATTTTGCGGAAAATCATTTAGAAGCATATTTTGCAGCAAAAGATAAATTATCTAATATTCATCTCATCCTAATCGATGATACAGATTTTGTAACTCAAGACGGAGGTAAAGACAAACTATTATCTCCACTATTAGTTAACGAGGGATATACTTTGCTATTCAATGGTAGACAAACACTTTTTTTACATAGGATATAGACCATGCCTCAAGTTATTGTATCTCTAACCACTATCCCCAATAGACTAATGGAGCCTAAAGAATATATGGGCGCCAGACTAGGATTGAAAACACTATTAGAACAAAGTAATGTTTCATATCGTGTACATTTTAATGTTCCTAATACATATAAGTTAACAGGCGAACCACTTCATCTACCAGAATGGCTAAATCAGTATCAAATTCAATATCCTCATTTAGAAGTATATAGGACTGAAGATGTAGGATCAATTACTAAGATCTTACCAACATTAGAGAGACTAACAGATCCCGAAGATATAATAATTGTAGCTGATGATGACTTATTTTACATGGATGGCATGGTAGAAGCCCATATAAAAGCTAGACAAAAATATCCAGATGCCGCAATCGGATTCGCCGGTATGGGAGCATTGGACGGATCGTGCCATTTTTGCACAACACTAGCAAAAGATACTAGGGTTAAAATTCTAGAGGGATACAAAACAGTCTCGTACAAGAGAGGATTCTTTGACTTACAAGAACTAAAAGATCAATTTCTTGGCAAATCATGGAGAGATGACGAAACACTATCCGCCTATATGGGATATAAGCACATACCTAAAATAGTAATGTCTTACGAAGGAGATACTGATTTTACTCCAAGAGTAGAATCTTTTCCGGTAATAGGACATACTCCAACAGAGCGTGGTGGCTGTTGGGAATATAGAAATTCAGACACATGGCAACAAGAATCTGAGAAAAGTATTAACGAATTTTATAGAATAGGATACCTAGAAAGATGAAAACTATAATTGCTACAAATTTGGTTGTTTTTATGCTTTGTCAAGCCTCTATGGCACAGAATCCATTTCCTTCGCTAAGTATAGATAATTTTGTTAATTCTGCTTATGCTCCGGCCAGAGAGATAGAAGCACAGGCGAATTATGTTCTGAAATCATCAGAGGCCCGAATCAATCATGCCAAAGCACACAATATAGAAATTTTTAATGATACTGCCAGAGTTAGTTCCTATTATACAAAACAACAGATTAATAGGTATAATAAACATTTAAGATATGTTCAAGATACCGAAATTCAAAGAGCTAAGAAAGAAGGCAGACTATCCAAGCAAGTGCTTGATGAACTGTTCGATATAAAGACAGTTCAAAATGCTGGATTAATTATGCCATAGCCTTCATATTTTTTGACAGAATGATATCTGCTATCTCTTAGTGGTATAGCACTCTGCTTAAAAATACTAATATAGTCATCTATGCTCTTAAGTTTATCCAATTGGCCGGATTGTTTATAATAGGACTTTAACAAGACCCCGCATCCGGTAGCAAATGGATTACTCATACTTGTGCCTGTCATAAGAGCATAATTATTACCAGGAACACAACCTAAAATATTTTGTCCCGGCGCTAGAAAATCCAACTCCTGTCCACTACAGGAAAAAGATGTTCTATTAAAATTCTCATCTATCGCACCAATAGCCATAGAATAGTTATATTTTGCAGGATACATTATCTCTGAATCCTCTCCCTCATTTCCGGCAGCACAAAATACTATGCATCCCTTTTTATGTGCATATTCTAATGCATTTTGTAATTGGGTGGCTGGAGATGGAGAACCAAGGCTCATGGTTATGAAGTCTACGCCACGATCAGCGGCCCATATGATGCCTTCTATAACGTGTTTTAAATCCCCTTGTCCATCGTCATTAAGAACTTTAACTGGTACGATCTTGGCTCTAGGAGCAACCCCAACCATGCCCTTCCCGTTATCTGCTGCTGCTATTGTGGAAGATACATGGGTTCCGTGACCGGCTTTATCAACAGGATCTAATTTTTTGTTGATAATATTTATGCCTTTTAATAAATTTGGTTTTAAGTCTTCATGGTCTAAGTCACAACCAGTATCTAATACCGCTACAGTAATCCCGTCTCCTTTGGTTTTTAACCATGCGGTTGCTACATTAAGTTTTTGTATTTCCCACCCATAAGTCTGACTAAATGGACTAAGATTATTAATATCTTCTCTTATGTATGGTAATAAAGACACTTTTTTTCTACGCAGCATAATATTATCTTTCTTTTTCTATAGTTTGTTTTATCCAGTCTGTAAATACACTAATTCGCGTATGACCGCTCTCGTCGCCATATGAAGAATCTGTTTTTTTATCAGCAGCATTTACACAAGAATTTATACCAGCTAATTTATTATCAATGAATAATCCACCACCGCTATCTCCATTCGCTATTAAAAATTCTAAATTTGTTTTTCTTACACTAGAGGGTGTGCAAATCAATAGATGTCTATCAATAGATTCGACAATATTAGATCCTGCTCTTTTTCGTCCATCAGAAATAAAAACTCCACGAGAAAAATTGCCCGTGTCTCCAAAACCAGAGATAGAGCATATTTTATTAGTCTCATTACTGTCACTATACAAAGTTGGGTAAAAATCTAATTTTAATTTTTTATCTAACTTACATAATGCTATATCATAGTATCCAAAATTATTAGGGACAAAATCTTTATGCTTAATAAATTTTTTGATATGATATTTATCACTATCGCTACCTTGAGAAATGTAGCCAGACTTTGCATTATGAACTACATGGGCTGCGGTTAATACCCATTCTGGATCTATGGCTACGGAAGAAGCATAGAAAGACGTATTTTTACTATCTTCATATATTCCAGATATTTTATATACATACTTGAATCCTTGGGCGTATTCAAGATGCTTATCATCTGAAGTATTTGGATCTATAGTGCCGCCATATACACTGAATCCAAGACAAAAAAGCATTATACAAATTACTACTTTCTTCATAATTTGTACTCCTAATTTTATAGGGTTTATTTGTTACCTTATTTAAATACACCTGTGCATCCTCTATCACATTAATATTCCAACTATTATAGTCCATTAAATGCCCAATATAAAAATGGCAATATTTTGAACACAATGTTATTAGATTTGTTGGATCTAATTCTCTATCAGGATTCACACTGACTGGTTCTATATGATGAACCTCAAGGTCTTTAACCGATCCACAGGAAGCACAAGAAGGAAACTTTTTAAGATGGTCAGCCCTGACTTTACCCCACTTAGATGATCTTTTGGACTGTAAACTAAAAAATCTTAAACTACTGAATAACATATCATAATACTTGAGATGCTATTAAGCAACCTTTGGCAACAGAATGTAGTGGATCTTTAGCCTGTTTGATTTCTTTAACTTTCAAAGGGAACCCATTATTTTCCAGACTAGCCTTAAAATACTCTACATAACCCTTAGCCTGGGATGTTCCTCCAGCGATAACTATAGTTAGCGGCTCTTTAAATTTTGGTAATGACTTATGATTAGATAAAGCCATTGTTAAATTTTTAGTAGTATAATCAATGAGTCTTTCATAGTATGCTGATACTGCGGCTAAAATAGGATTATCGCTAGTCTCACCAATAGTAAAATCCCCACCCTCTTTCTCTACCTGAACAACACTATCTGGTTCCCCGGTGGCGACAGCACTCATACGATCAACCCAATCTCCAGATTTCGTGGTTGAAAATATAACAGTTGGTTCTCCGTTTAACATAACACAAACATTAGTCATACCAGCACCACAACTAATACCTATACCGGTATAATCTACAGACTCTAGTTCAGCATAGCACAATGCCTCTGCTTCATTAATAGACTTAGCAACATAACCACATTCTGCTAAGATAGACTTCACAACATCTTCGTGATAACCAACATCAAAATCATCATCTTCTTGATCTACTGGTTGTGCAGGGATACAGAATACTAGTTTTTCATCTGGTTCTGATGCTTTGCCAGCAACTTCTTTGAGAATAAAGGCTAATATTCTTTTAGCATCTTTTTCTTTGGCAGAGACTACGCCCCTATACATTGGACGTTTAGCGGTATCATTTCTTTCAATCGCTTTTTCGATAGCGTCCTTACCCAAGAGAATAAAAGAACCATCAGCATCCTTGATAAATGTTTTACCAGCCAAACCCTTTTCTATCATTTTAGAAGCAACGGGAGTGGTAGGCTTGATAATATAAAAGGCATCTCTAAAGTCTCGATACTCTACTGAGTCAGAATTGTTCTGAGCTAAAACTATATAAGACGTTCCAACGTCGAGACCTTTTGCCATAGTATTATCCTTTCATATTTTTTAATTTATTGATAGAACTGGATATATTCTCGTCAGATACTACCTTATCCCCAAGTTCATCATATTTTTTAGTTAAGTTATCAGTATTAATACTAGTTACAACCTTTGTTTCATCAATAGAAACAGATTGATTAGTTTTGATATCCTTAATCTGTTGTGTTCGCACACTTTTAGATACACCGTTATTAGTGCTATGGTTGGCGTTTTTGCCCAATAAATAACCTATTAGGCAGCAATTGATGCAGACTACTAAGTATATTATATCGTATTGATCTATCATGGTATTTGTCCGATAATTCTACCCTTTTGAGTTCTAACTACATACCCCATACGCACTAAAAATGGCTCAATATTATTTTCGATAGTCTCAATAGCAATACCCGTCATGGCAGAGATGCTCTTTAGTCCTAGTGGGTTTCCCTTAGACTTTTTCAAGGCGTCAATATACATACGGTCATTAGCATCTAGACCTAGTTTATCAATACCTTGATTAGCGAATACATCATCAATATTTACATTAGACTCATTCTCATAGAATGACGTATAGTTTTGATACCATTGTAGTCTAGCATTAAGAATTCTAGGAGTACCTTTGCTTCTCCTAGCAATTTCTGTAAGTCCAGCATCATCGATCATTAGTCCGATCTTCTGTGCGTTCGACTTTGCTAGTTTAGCTAACTCATCTACAGTATAATATGATAGATGTTCTTTGATAGTAAATCTGTCATAGAACGGCTGGCTTAGACTGCCACCGCTTGTGGTAGCACCAACCATTGTAAATCTTGGAAGATCAATAGTTTCTGGTTTGTCTTTATCTTCTGCATCTTTAACTAAAATATTGAGAACAAAATCTTCCATTACAGGATACAGAAATTCTTCTACAATTTTAGGCAGTCGATGGATTTCATCAATAAACAGAACCGACCTAGCACTCATGCCCATGAGATATGGTAGAATATTTTTAACACTACGAATATTAGCAGCATTTAATGTATAGAGATTTACGCCTAGTTCATTAGCAATAGCACTAGCCATTGTGGTTTTTCCCAACCCAGGCGGTCCATCGATTAAGATATGGGGCATAACACTCTGAGATTTATTACATCCCGCAACTACAATCTTAAGTCGATTGATTACGGTTTGTTGTCCAATAATATCGGTAAAGGTAGAAGGTCTTGTAATGCTCATGCTGTTTTCTCCAAATTAGATAGAATTTTTGATACCAATGTTTTAACGTCTGTAAATGATTCTTTGTCAGTATATCTTGTGGCGATGTCTAGTGCTTCTTGCTTAGTAAAACCGTATGTAGATAATACAGCACAAGCCTGACTGATTATCTTATCATCTTTTTGTTTAACTACGGGTGCAGAAGCAGAAGTCTGTTTTATATTTACTGTGGAATTTTGAAGAGTTGTGTCCTCGACGTAGACTACATTAATAGTTTGTATTTGTTTAACTTTGAGTAAAGTCTCACAGTCACAGACTATCATAAAATTTTTTGTTTTAGCCTCTCTGAGAGAAATCCAGTGATCTAATCCACAGTTTGTGCAACGATAGCGTAAATCTGCTACACATTCTACAGGCTTAAGATTTTTTATTTTCTTCTTCGTTGTTGTTTTCATTGTCTTTAATCCAAAAGATAAAGTCGTTTGATTCGTGATCAAATCCTGTTTCCAATAGTCCTTTATTTACCAAATTGTTAAGCATATTACTAATGAGTCTACTGTTCAGTGAGTCTATAAGATCTACATATCTCTTATTGCTTATAAGATAAGTATCCCCATCGTGCTTCATAAAATCTTTGCAAATAATCATCGCTTCTTCTTGAGTTAGCACTTCATTTAACTCTGTTGCTTCTTCCTCAGACAATTCAGCCAGCGTATACTTCATATCATCTAGACTAGATGTATGTTGCTTGCCCATAGAATCAAATACTAGTACTCTTGAACACTCTACAAACTTGTTTAAATCTGTAATCTCAAATATTTGATTTTTTTTCTTCATGTTAGTTCAATATTTCGTATAGTCCTTTGTAGTAATGTGGCTGATTTAAGAAATGATTAGCGTGAGATTGCAAATGCTTTATATACTCTGTACTTAATGGATCTGATACAAAATATTTCTTCTTCCATATCGGCATCTTCTGATAGTTATTCCCCAAATACTGGAAGGTGTTACCCTTGCCAGTATCGGAGAGATAACTACTCACAGGAATCGACTTGGACGGGAAGCCATAAGCATACCACACGTTTGGTGAAATCTCAACTACTTCGTTTAAGGCATCGTATAGCCATTTGCCCCAAGCGTCCCACGCTTCGGGATCAAACTTGAAATAATGCTTATATTTATTATCTAGACTACCATGATCATCATAATCGTCTGGGTCGTCATAGTCGTTATAATCTTCGTGCATAATTATCCTATACAGAATTGGTCACTTACTTTATTAGCCAAGTCTTTAGCCGCTCCAGACAGGAACTTATTACCACTAAAATAGAGCGGAGTGCTGACTTGATTAAGGAACTCCACCACCGTTTTTAAAAGTTTGGTCTGTGAGCCATCCAGACTTATATGCTGGTCTGGCAACGCATCTAATGAGTCCTCAGACGCATCCTCGTCCCCTATCGGCATCACAGGCATCGGATCACCATAAGTCTTTTGGAAAATGCCACCGCTAGCATACCCATATATAGGCTTGATATCATCGGTACTATTGGTATATGTCTCATGATTTAAGGTTCTCATTTGGTTCAGAATGTCTGTGGCAACATTTACCGATACCGGAACACCTGTAATATCAGATTGATTATAAGCCTTGGCATATCCTTTATACCATTCATCACTGCATTTTTCTGGTACAATTTGCAGAGTCGCTGACTGTCCTGTTAGGGCAGACTTTAATTCCAGAACATTTATTGGCTTTCCTGTAGAGCCGGGGAGGATACTAGTGAAATATGGGGCTTTCTTTTCCCATCCCTTATTCCACCAAGTATAAGGAACACGGTATATTTGATTGGGTTTAATGGCTCTTGGGTCTCCACCAAAGTAATTAACGAGTTTCTTTTGCAGGCCATTCCAAAATGTTTTATTGGCTCCAATCATTTTTCTAGAAGAATTATCAAAGATCCAATAGCACTGATATCCGTTACGAGTATCAATTACCCAACTAGGTTTAACTGGAAATTCATTTATCTTCTTCAAGAACTGTTTCTTCTTAGACATTACGATGCTTGGCTTAAAATACTTACCTTCTGTATCCCTGCCAGCATCCATATCGCAGAAACAAGAGGTAAACTCTTTGATGGCATAAATTTTACGTCCACCATTCACATAAAAATAAACGTCAGAACCGTTTTGGTGATTAGCCTTTAAAGCCTCATCTAAGCGATCAGTGTGATTCATACTACTGATCTTCTTTCGAGGGTTGCCATTATACACGAATATATGCTTCTGCTTGAATGAATCCAGAAACTTTCTGCTAGAACTTTTTTGTGACTTATTGTTTTTGTCAAACGGATTAAAACCAAGATTATCGCTAAACATATTTCTTTTCTCTTCCTCTTACTACCTATATTGGGACAGCAACCATTACCATCATTGTCAATATAAAAAAGATGGGAGGGAATCGAACCCTCGTCACATAGCGTATGTTTAATACTAAACTAGAGGCTATGGTCTTAGTCACCAGACTCCACTTTTGTCAACTATTAATAGTTGTTGTAATACTCGTCCTCATCATCCTCTTCGTCAAGATCATCAGAAGTAGCATGAACATCTTCATCATCGTCCTCATAATCTTCGTCATCAAACTTATCCCAATAATTGTCATCATACTCGTCGTGAAGAGTCTCGTAGTCATCTTCATAATCATCTTCACTAAAGTCAGCCTTATACAGAGGCTTGAGAAGTTCGCCTTGATACTCTCCGACAACTTCGTATCGGCAAGTGCGAAGTTTCTCACAATTACAATCATTAGGAACACTGACAACATCCTTGGGATTGATTTTAACAATCACAATCTTGTCGCCAGCATCCAGACTTCCGTATCCAGCAACATAATTTAATGCACCGGCATGAAGCCCTTGTGAGCATCCAACACTACGATTATCATCGACTTTTGCTCTAGTCATTTCGCAAACGTCACCAACCTTGTTACGAAACTTTCCAGCATACTTATCCATAAAGTCATTCCTAACTGCCTTATATGCAAGGAAATGACCATCTTCCGTAATGGGAAGATATTGATGTTCTAGAAAATCGTATAGTTCTTGTTGACTTTGCATACTGGGATTTTCCATCAGATTATTCAAGAACTTAACGAGTGGCTCAAACGGCAGACCCTTACTCATAAACTCAAGAATACGCTTGCTAATAGCACCGTGTACTTGCTCTCCATCGTAAAGCACCTTGCCATTCTTAACTTCTACTCGACCATCACTAAAACTAGCAACAGCGGTTTCAATATCAACCAACTTTACCAGTTCTTCTTCGCTTGCATTATGAAGATTCTCCATAATCAGGCGATAGTTAATATGATCCGGCAAAACCTGATGAGCCTTATTATTAAGAATAAGAGTCAGATTGCCATCAACCCACATAAACGGAACACTCATGATATTCTCCTATATTCCTGTGAAATTAAACTATTGTACTACCAATTGAAACTCTTAGTTGTTCGATACTCTGTTCATCTAACTTAGAACCCCAAGTACTCCTTCGACCGTAATATCCGCGAGACATTATAGCGTTTAAAGGATTGTCATTGGTCAGTTCACGCAGATTGCCTGACGTATCGACACTACAGACAATATACTTCAACATCGGCTGTTTGTCAAGAGTCTCTTTAATCTGCTTTCGCAAGTTATCGATACTGGATACCTTATCCTTTAGCGAATAATCATTCTCGATAACTTTTAGCATTTGCTTATTTTCTGGATACAGTCTTGCAACCCAATACGACAGTGTTTGGTACTGGAGATTAGCATTGCGGATATCCTTGCTGTTAATACCGTTGATCCCTATCTTATGTAGGATTTTAGTCATATGGGCAAAGTAGTCAACTGTCTTAAACTTCTTAATGTCAAATTGGCTACTATAAATCGTATGACCAAAGAACTCCATAATCATACAAGAGTCGGCCAGAGATACAATTGTTTCATTCTTGATATAATCAGCATAATTCAGACCAAACAAATTCAAGATATTGAACAAAAACTGCTTATCTGTAGACACATGATTGTAGTATGTCTCACCACTCTCATTCTTAGAGTATTCAGACTTAGCATAAGTAATTAGACCATTATAAGTCGCCAAGTCCTTGAATTTTGTATCATAGAACTTTGTGAGTCGATCCTTGAAAAAGTCATTAAATGTTACAAGGTTATAGCCCTGCTTAATGAGTTGTTCAGCATAACTCTGCTTGATGGCAAAGATATTTGTATCTCCAAACAATTCTTTGGCGAGTTCCTTAGTGTCATCAGACTTAGCCAGACTGCTAATATCCTTGATTGATGGATAGCCAGCAGTAGCAGCGTATCTAATGATTGGAATATAGACGATATCTTCTTCATCAAGAATACCATCGCGTTCTTCTTGGTCGCTAATTTCCTTGAGATATGCAGCATCATTCATTAGGTTATCACTAACGATAGACTTTGCACTACTGATATTTCCATGAATCAGAAACAGACTATCGCTACTAACAGAACCAACAGAATCTCTGTTACTGTTTTTACGATTAGTACTAGCGATCAGACTCTTATACTTGGAGACAAGTTCAATATTTGATTCTCCGCCAATATCTGCGATCAGTTTATCAAAACCGTCCGCAGAATCTTCTGGAGTATCACTATCAATCATAAGATACGCAAAACAATCGTGTTGATTGCAATAGCGAGTTACGATCTTTTTAGCGGTTTCAGCACCCTTGATATCGCAACGGAAAAATACAATCTTGGCACTCTTGCGAGAGTTATTCCAATAGTATGAACCCTTGCCGTTCAAAGTTTCGTGATGAATCTTGTCGGTAAGATATACCATTCTACGACTACGATAACCGGCAGTTCGATAGTTGAAAGCATACAACTGCTTACTCTTTTTAAAGGTATATTCCAAGTCCTTACCAGACTCTAGTTCATGTGCCTTACCATTAGAATCAGTCCATGATGCTCCTGCTGTCCAACCACCAGCAAGATCACTAAGATTATAGTATGTCTGATATGCGTCTACCAGACTAGTAGACTTAGCAATCTTTGTGGTCATATCTTCCTTCAATTGAAGGTAAATATCTTGAGTCTTTTCACGCAAGGCTTTAATGACTTGCTTAGTGTACTGGAGTCCTTCTCGACTAACATCCATTTCCAGTTCACCAATACCGAATTGTATTTCAAGATACAAGCCTGAATCAAGAATCTCTCTAACAAGACTCTTCCAATTATCAACGTCTGCCTTTCCAAAAGCACGATTCCATGCTTGGATATGATCGGGTTGATCGGGCCTATCTTCGCCAATAATCTTACTAGTATCAACAGGATACGCAATATTACCCATAATAGCGATCACGCCGCTGCCGGGACTATTATGTTGACTAGGATACTTAGTATGTTCGTGCGTAACTCGACCGATCTTCCATCCCTTGCCATCGATCACAACATTATGATGAGAGTATGATCCGTCATTGATAGTAGGACACACACCACCTTCGATGATTGGCTTAAGTCTAAAGTAATGAAACACTCTCTTAGACTTAGATGTAAATTCATGAAAGTCATGCTGCTTTACGGCAAAACTAATCTCTAGACCATTCGGCTCATTGGTCTGTGTGATAGACACAAGATTAAGACTAGGAACACCGCTTTCATCCATAGCGGCAATATAAGACAACTTCTTACCATTAAAGTAAGAGATGGTACTAAAACTCTTGGTGTAAGCAAAGGGACTCTTTGAGCCTAGACCCAAACAGCCGACGAAATCATTACTGTCATTTTTATTGCTAGCACCGTATGTGGTATAAAGTTCCTCCATATCTGCCTGACTAAGACCCGTGCCGTAGTCCCTAACCATAAAAGTAGGGCTTGCCTGAGTAGGTAGAGAAACCTTAAAAGGATTCTTGTTATTGGCAGCAATATGAGCATCATATGCGTTTGTGCTAAGTTCACGAATAACTGCCATGACCTTATCGGAATAGAGAGAATCCGACAAGATTTTAAACATTTTGCTGGTCTGTGCGATACTAAACTGATTAGCCGACTGAATACCAACGGAATGAATCTCAACTGTGCGATCTGCCAACTTCATCTGTAATTCTCCAAAAAAGTTCTGATTCCTGTGTGATGCTATGAGTATAACATCGGCAATCGGTCTTGTCAACCTTGAGTTTCTTTTTTGTTCGCTCTAAGGATACTAATGTAGCCAAAATATATTGGAATTAGACCCAAATACCATATTGGTATTGCGAGGGAACAGAATAATATTCCATTAAGAATAGATATAATACTTAATATATAAGTGATAAAAGTAGGAAGATTTAATTTAGCAGATAGGTAGGCCAATGGCCCGATAAAAATAGTAACCAAAACCATTAAAGAAACTATCAATGCTAAACTAGCCACTAATTATCCTCATCGTCATCATCATATTCATTTTCCCATTCTGCTATTTCTGGCAACCAACCTTCATTAGATTGATATTTTTCATCGTCATCATCGTCAGATATTATATTTTCAGCATCCTCAATAAAAATAGATAAAGTATTTAGGATATCAAAAATATTATCAATCTTATTAGATATTTGTTTAATATCTTTTTTGATTGTAAGTATTTCTTTCTCTAATCCGCTAATGTCTTTAGAAATTTTATCGTCTATTTTGTTAATTTCTTTATTATTTTTTAGTACTTCTTTTATTAGATCGTTAAAATCACGAGACATTGTTTATCTTTCTTTTATTAGAGTAATTTGTATTCTCTTATGTCGCCATTTTCTGCTATTTTCTTATTTTCATAGGTTGTTGCAACTCTACGATAAAACTCTTGCTTTATATTCTCTAATACACCAGTAATGACAGCAATCTTAGGATAAGAAACGTCCCCCATAGTGCCAGATAATATGCGAGAAAAAGCATAATTAATATCTCCGCATATACTTAAAAATTCTTCGTTACTAATTTTTGTTTTATACGGATTAGCGTATGGGTTGTCAGGATTTGCAGGAATATTCTCACGCAAACACTGCATCATATGTTCTATACATATGTCTAAATTTGCTCTATTTGATTCTTTGATATAAGGCATAAGTTATTCCTCGCTACATTTACATTGATATCTATTACAATAATTACATTTTGGGCCAGGAGCAGAAAACCCCCAAGCATTTGATATACCGCTAAAACTTTCTTTTCCAGTATCTATACACACAAGTTTGCGTGATCTACCCCTAGATACTAAACCTACATTATACCAATGACAATCCCAAAATTTTAAGCCTGTTTTGTCCTCAATATCTTCTACTAAATACTGAATATCTTTCATGGTTTTGTCATTATGATTGACTGGATATGCTCGCTCAGTGATATATCCCCAATCACTAGGTTCATTAGGTTTCCATCCATCTTCTTCACAAAATTCTATTCGACACACATTAGTATAAATTTGTGGAGCAAGGTCATGCTTGGCTAGTTTATTTTGTAGCCTACGAGATTCTGTGGCTTTACTTTTGCTTCGAAATTCTTTGAATACGAAGAGAGGATTTTCTTTAATAGGGTATACTTGACAATAACCCCCTTCATCAAACCATCCACTATAATCAATCAGATATGTATTATCCATATTAATTAATATGAAATAACTTGTGGGACTTCCCCGGTTAAATAGTACAAAAATTGTTTAGCGTCATCTATTGATGTAAATTCGCCCAAAAATATTGGAGTACTAATTACATCATCAAGATATCTAGTACCATATATGCGATAAAAGGGTTCGTCTATAGCACCCCAATCATCAGATAAAAATTGTTCAGTACTTGTTACTTTTTCAATAATAGTACCACCCTCATAGTCATTATATTCCCTCACAGTAATGAGTTCGAAATAATCTATGGGCGATTTAGGATTGTTGTTTTTTACGAGTCCGTTACACAATCTATTGCTCATTATTAATCCTATATAAAGGCACTACACAGTTTTGATTGTCATAAGGATTATTGGTCAACCTTAAATCGTACAAATCACCTTTATCATTTGTTTTAGCAAACGCGGCGGGTTTGTCAAGAGATTTTTTAAGTTGTTCCAACTCTCTCATAGCACCCAAATACAGATCGGTTTGTTCTGTAGCCAACTTATTTGCTTCGTAAACTTCTTTGGCTAAGTCTCGTTTGGTTTGTCTAAGTTTAGCCAGTTCATCTGCTGCATTTAGTATAGTAAATTTAGTTAAAGTCCAATAGCCAGTAGCAACGGCTTTGTTACAAGACTCTATCAAGTGATCTAATGGTGCAGCATTTTCCGTCATGACGAAAAGCCTATCTTTATCTTTTCAGCAACAGTAACCTCAATTTCATCTGCCGTAAAATTCTGTGTGGCATATGAACGACCGTTCCACCAACCACACTCATAGGTTACGTTATTACTACCACGAATATTAATACTCGCTATAGTACCATATACATCATCTGCCAACTTAACTTTGCTTCCAACCCTATAAAGTTCTAGCGAATTTTTGCTCATTATTTTTCCTTTATCTATAGATCGTTTTCATCTGAACAATCATAACATCCAGTATCATATCCCTGTTCATGGCCCATAGCATATGCTGCGGTCAACCATTCAATTATATTATCGGTTTTTTCTTGTTCGACAGCAACCTTTATATCATCCAACATTCGGTCTATTCTAGGGCCGAAACCCTCATCTTGATTTAGCCATTCATCAAATGTCATAATTTATATCCTTCAAACGCTTTGGTGTATAGGTATTATACCGTTTACCCCTCTAGGAGTCAAGAACATGACAAAAAACTATACAATTCCTTACTTAAAAGTCATAGTAAAAAAATCTAAGTCGATCAGAGAAGTATTATTTAATCTCAATATGGCTACTGCTGGAGGCAATTACCAAACTATTAAAAAGAAAATTGCTGAATACAATATTGACACTTCTCATTTTTCTGGTCAAGCATGGAATAAAGGTAAAAAACTAGGCCCAAAAAGATCTATAGAAGATTATCTTTCTAATAAGAAACCTATACAAAGTTGGAAATTAAAAAGAAGATTATTACAAGATAAATTGTTTGAACCCAAATGTTATGAGTGCGATAATGAATTTTGGTTAGATCAACCAATACCACTAGAGTTGCATCATATAGATGGAGATAATACTAATAATAACTTGTCAAATCTAACTATACTTTGCCCAAATTGTCATGCCCTGACTGATAATTATCGCGGAAAAAATAAATAGGAGCGGTGGGAGTCGAACCCACACTTGAAGGATTTTCTTACTACTATAGTTTTCACTACCCTTTCGGTTTGTAGTCTGGACTTTATCTTAACCATAACTTTCGTCTTAGGTTCCTGCCGTCAAGTCTCTACACCTTCATATTTCTATGCTTGGCTCGGTATTAGCAGTTAAGCCTCCACCGAATTTGACAGGTTCTACTTTAAAGATTTCTCTTTAAGCACTCAAATTGTATAAGTCCTTTGTCTCTGCCTTTGGACTACGCTCCCAAATAACACCGACCACAAGATCATAGTAAGAGGTTACTCTGTTGTGTGCCTCTGTTCAGATCGTTGTAGTCAGTGTATTATGGAATTTAATCAGCCGTTAGTGTGAGCCTTGATTCGACGCACAATGTCGGCCATAGCCTCAACACTGTCAACCGTCTTGGTTGGCTTTGCACGTTCCATCGCAGGAAGTTCAACACCCTTAGCCTTAAGGGCTTCCTTAGTACGAGCATAACGAGCCATTGTACTAGCAACCTTCTGACCCGTCTTACTAGCAATCTCAGCATAAGTCTTGCTAGAAAACACAGCCTCAAGGAACTGCTCATCAGAACAACGGATACGCTTCTGCTTCTCTGTAGAAATAACGTCTGCCATAATATCACCTCCAAAAAACTAATCTTCGCTTATGTTGTTCAGCATCAGTCGCACGACCGATTACATCCGATCAACACCATCATTCTAATACAGTGTATCGGCGTTGTCAATAGGCAGTCTTGAAAAAAAATATCTTCACGCAAACGAGCGTTGGGCCTTTTTTAAAGAAGAGTGAGTGGCATCCTCATTATTTAAAAATCAATCCCTAGCGAAGCATACGCACCAATACAGTCGATTGTGTCTATCATAGGACGCAGCACAACCTATCCTGTTGTAAGAAGCACTCATAATATTAGTTCTATGACCGGGACTCAAAAGCCAACTTTTCATCACTGCTTTTTCTGTGGGTTGTCCCCAGGCTATATTTTCCGCAGCAGCTTTAAATCCTAGGTTTAAAATATTACGCATCTTACTATGTACCATAGCACCATTAGCCGACATGGTTTCTACCCAATCATATGCGTAAAACATTAATTTTTCATCCATTATTAACGGATCAATTTTCCAGAGCCAAGATCCACTTTTTCTAGCATCATTATGCAAATCTACCAAGATCTTCATATTTGGTAAATATAAATTTTTCATGGTTTAGTCCACAAAAATGCCATCAAATTCTTCTAATAAAAATTCTCTTAATTCTAAGGTATCCTTGTGTTCTCTGAGATTGATGAGCAAAGATTCTTGTTTGTCAGAAGGGAAGAATCCTTTTCCTTCAAAGAAAACTTTCTCAGATTTAATGAGATAGTATTTAATAATATTTTTAAACTGTTCGTTTTCTGACCAATAATCTGGACATTTATTTTTAACGGTTAATGCTAAGGCAGCACAGTAGATACTAAATTCTAACGCTCCAGATACGCTATCACTTTTTTCTTTTAACTTAATATCTCTTGTGGCATCATCAACAGCACACTCTGCCCCAGCAATATATGCAGACCATTCATCCATAGGATAAGTTGGAGTATCATCCCAATCTCCTAACTGTTTGACAAAATATAAATTGTATCGATAGCCTCTTACAACATCTGGAATAAAAGGTACTATATCTCTCATTTTTATAGGAGGATTTTCTACAAGTAATCCTTTACCAGCACCAGCATAAAATCCATTTAGATTTTTTTTGTATTTAATCTTAAAGAAGTTTCTAATTTTTGAATTAATACCATGTACTGTTTCATGTACATTGGTGCTTCTACCATGTTCGTCACCAAAAGGAACCTCTTCAGAATATGACAATACTTCGTTATAAACAATATCTATAGGAGATAAATGTCTGTGCTTCTGAAGATCAAATAATTTTAATCCTACAGAGATAACTCTGGGCTTCGTTGCATAGGAATAAGTCACATAATATTGTCTATGAAAAGTCATATGATAATCGTCCGCAAGTGCAACATTAAAAAAGAAACAGAATACAAACACAAACAAAGCGATCAGTCTTTTATCCATGATGCTTGTACATCCGTGGTATTAGTTTTTAGCCAACTATTATAATCATTAGCTTTATATCCTGTTTTTCTAGTAAGTTCTTGTTTGGTAGTATTCAAGATAATAGATGTTGGCAATCCTTTGATTTTATATTCATTAACCAAATCAGTATTCTTGTCAGTATCTACTATACATACGATATATTGTTTGGTATCTATACTAACTATGTCTTTTTTTAGAACCTTACAATAAGGACACCAATCAGCACCAAAAATAACTAGCACTTTTCTCTGATATTCTTTTGCCAAATCCACCGCCTTATTCAAATCATCATATACTATATTAGTTTCAAGTTCTGGCCTAGGTTCTGGCTTAACTACTGGAACTACACTAGGAACAGGAAGAGGAATAGATATATTAGATTGCTTATATACTACGAGAGAAAGTACCAATACAACAATGAGTAGTTTGATTTGCGTGTTCATGAGAATTTTTTAGTGGTTGTAATGTGTATATACTTATATTAACCGGAGAAATTACTATGACCATATATCAAAAATTAGGACTTGTATTGATTTGTTTATTACTACTATTCCACCATAGTAAAAATACACCAAATATAGACCATATCCCCCAACCCATTAATAGGCCTGTTATAGTTGAGCCTAAAGTAGAATTGTCTTTAGAAGAAGTACTAAATACTATTGACGAAAACAGCATCAAACAAAATATAGCAATATTAAGTAGTAAGGAGTTGTGCGGAAGAGGTACTGGAACTAATGGGGCTGTTTTGGCTAGTAAATTAATACAAGAGCAATTAACTAAGTTAAAAATTCCATATTCGATACAGAACTTTAAGGCTAGAGGTCTTGATGCTCATAATGTAATAGGATATATTGAGTCCACAAAAAATAAAAATGATATTATAGTGATAGGCGCCCACTACGATCATCTTGGTGGTAATAATGAGCGATTTTTTCCCGGTGCTGATGATAATGCTAGTGGTGTTGCTGGTGTGCTAGAAATAGCCAAAGCACTATCAGCATATAAAGATAAGCTAAATAAGACTATATCTATACAATTTTATTCAGCAGAAGAGATGGGTTTGATAGGTAGTTCTTTCTATTGTAAAAATCCTATACTTCCACTGAATGAACCAGATATTAACAAACATATCGCAATGATTAATCTAGATATGATAGGATATTTAAAAACCAAATACGGCATCCATGACAACTGCACAACATGGAAATTAGATAAAGAGTACAGAACCTTTAATAATTATAGACTGACTCTAGACCTCAAAGAGACAGTCAAAGATCTATCTAAGAAGTATCCGTTTGCAAATAATATTAGTGGATATAGACCGGGAGGAAGTGACCATGCCCCATTTTATAACCAAGGTATTCCTGTAATTTTCTTACACACAGGATTACATCCGTATTATCATAAAACAACAGATACGCCAGACAAACTTAATTATACTGGGATTAAGAATATTGCTAAATTAGCAACAGAAATTATTCTGCAAATAGATAAGAATTAATCTTGGGTAGGCAATACAAGAGCAAGTAGTAGGTAAACCCAAAGCAAAATACTACCTGTAAATATTGCACCTAATACGAAAGCGATTCTGATAAGGGCCGCATCTACCCCTAGACTATCTGACAGTCCACCACAAACACCAAACAAGACTCTTTTATTATTGGATTTATGTAGGTTACTCATATTATGAAGCCTTTATAGTAGTTGTATTAATAATTTGTTCTATTTGATAGTTAGAATATCCACAAACTAACATCATGTTATGATAATTAGAAATAAGCATCAAATCTGACATTTATTTTGTCTCCGCATTTAATGTAATTTTAGTAATGAGATAGTCGGGATTATCTGTATCTATAATCTCTATACCAACTACCCTTCCTCTACCTAAAAAATCTCGACCTATATGTACCATAGGCCCACCATCAAAATCAACATAAGAAATAGCGTGTTCGTTTTCTCCGCCTAGTCTTGTATGATTTGCAATTCCTTCTACTAAAAATTGATTTTCATTTATTTGGGTGATTATAAATTTACTTTTAGAAGATCTAGTTATACTAGACACACACAGCCTCACTGTCGAGTACTAAGTCTTTGTTATTTTCTGACGCTAGACCTATAAGAACGTCTTGTAATCTTTGATTCTCTATTTCTAGTGCGGAAATAATATTCTCGGCTTCTGCTAGGGCTCTATGAAGATGCTTAACTTTATTAGCCAACTCATCTGCAACATAACTATTTAATGACTTAACAACCATAGCAATATCTCCTAATAAGAGAGAGAAATTATTGTGCTAATATATTTATACACCTTGTTTACTTTAGATCTAGACCATCCAAAAAATTTTTTAAGTCGATTAACTGCTTATTATTTAACATTATGGCATCTGCATACGGTTTCTTTTTTACTAAAACCTGCCAACAGTATCTAAGTCGCTGCCATATTGACATCTTATCTCTAATTGCGACATTGGTTTCATAGATAGCAAAGTCAGCCATTTTAATTTCATGGTCATACTCTATAAGAAGTATTTCACTTCTACAATCGCATGGAATGAATAGGGTCTTATTTTCCTTTAGTTTTGTCACGCTGCCCATGTTTAAAAATCCTATCGTAATTTTTTTCCCAGGTTTTTTGATCTACACTTTTTGGTCTAGGTTTTGATCCTTTGCCATTCTGGCTCATGCTTGATCCTCCAGCACAAAACTCCAGTATCTACTATCTTCTTTCTTTTGCAGATCATCCCAGTAAATAGATCGGGCGATATAGGATGGAATTTTATGCTTACCACAATTCACCATCCAGTGTCGCTCCATTTTCTTATACAAGCCTGATCCAACCTTACTTTTATTATACTTGAGAGACTCAATATCGTAAAGTCTAAGTTGATGTACGTCACCACAGAGTACCCTTGCCTCATTAGGATGAATCATTTCCAAGGCAAAACTAATTTTGGCTAGACCAATACCACTAATCTTATTAAGTATGCTATCACGCTTCTTAACATGATACTTTTTGGTAGTAAAATAAAAGTCTTTCGGACTTGCCCAAAACTTGGTGCTAAAATCCCAAATATAATTGGTACGATTATTGTGGAGTCCAACACCGCTCTTATGGAGTTTTTCCAACAACATATCTTTACTGTCTACCCATTCATGGAAATTCTTGATAGCATTATATCCCTTGACATTTCCTTGCCAAGTGGTGTGTACGCTGCAATAGGCAAACAAATAGCGTCGAAAAATATCGTCGTTGTTCTTGGGACGAACACTCTCCCAATAGTCTTTATATGCGACTATCTTATCTTTAGGAAAGTTCTTAAAAAATTCGTCTGCCTTAGATGTATTAATTTCTACAACAGGATTGCTACTAACCGTATTCTCAATAATCATGTATAGTCTCCAAGTGGTATGCTGCGATTGTACTCTAATGGTATCGTCTTGTCAAGACCCGTTTCTTTAGGTTTTATAGCCAACTGGTGTATAAAAGTGTAAGGTTTTATGTTTTTACAGGATTTAAATTATGAAAAAACAATGCACAAAATGTAAGAAAAAATTACCCGCAACTAAGAAATATTTTCATACCAATAAAACAGGCTTTAGAGCCAGATGTATAACTTGTCATAAAGAACAGTGTAAACAATATTATCAAAAGAATATAGATAAGTTTCTAGCATACAAAGAAAATAATCATACTAAAATATTAAAAGCAAAAAAGAAATATAGACAAAAAAATAAAAAGAAAATTGCTGAATATAAGTATTGGTATCATAAAAATAGGTATAAAAATGATTTACAGTATAGATTATTGCATAACTGTGGAAATCATATAAGAAAATATCTAAAACAAGATAAAAACGATAAACGGTCAACAGAATTGTTGGGATGTTCTATACTAGAATTGAAGGTATATCTAGAAAAACAATTTGATAATAAAATGTCATGGAAAAATTATGGTACTTATTGGCATATCGACCATATCATTCCATGTTCTAGTTTTGACTTTACCGATCCCATACAACAACAACAGTGTTTTCATTATACAAATTTACAGCCACTAGAGGCAAAAGCAAATATTAAAAAAGGAAATAAAATACTTTAGATATCTCTGTTATCTCCATATATGTATGCCAGTGTGGGAAATCTTAGGGATGTTGTTCCGTCTTGGTTCTTTGTTTCTTCAAAATAGTTAACTCGAATAATTTTACCCAAAATATCTTGTGGATTTTGATAAAAATATTGTCTTTGTTCAATATCAAACCCACTGCCTACTCTTACCTTATATCCTTTATGCTCAATAGTTACGCATGACAGCATTTCTTCTTCACATTCTCTACCATCTTTAACGTATCGAAACGGCCCCATCTCAACTTCAATCACAGAATATTCTGCGTCTTGAAATTCCTTAAACTTTAGCAAATCTTTGCTTCTTTTACCCTTATAAGGTTCATCTGCTCGTAGCATAAGTCCTTCATACCCATAATCTTTACTCTTTTTAATCCATTCCTGAAAATGGTCATCATCTTTAATAAGTTCTTGACCAAGCACACTAAGACAAGCACAGGTATTATTTCGCATAACTTCTCTCAGATTATTATAGCGAACAGAATATGGACGATTCTTCTCGCCTTTCTTGCTATAAAATTCATCGTGCGTAATCATATCAAAAATCTTAAAAGACGGATTAGGGATCGTATGATCCTTCTTTTTCAGTTGCTTCATCACTCCTTGAAAATCTTCATTGCCATCTTCATCTACAAGACAAAGTTCGCCGTCAAATACTACATCAGTAATCCCCAAAGCCTTAATGCCACCACTAACAACACCAAGAGTATCAAACTCTTTTCCCGTACGGGAATAAAAGGTAGTGTTCCCATCAGAATCAACAATAGCGATACATCTAGCACCGTCAATTTTTCTACTAACATACCAACCGTCCTTCCAGTTTACAAGTTTAGGCTCGTATTTATCTGCAAGAGCAACACTAAACTCTGGAATATGGTCAGGAATTGCTTTATTGATAATTTTATCACCGGCACGGGTTTTCAAATCCTTGTCAATAATACAATGAACCAGTTCCTCATATTCCGAATAATCATCTATAAATGTATTGACAGCCCCGATAGCATCGTGACCAGTAATATTACGACTCTTTAGATCATCCAAAAGATCAAACAGATTTTTATAATGCTTACCTCTCAAAGAATTCTTTTTCTTGAGGTTATCACTGGTGACATTATACTGCCACAAAGGATGATAGGTATAGAGCAGAATTTTCTTCGTAAAAATTGCGTTTTTGGTATTGTCTCCGCAATAATCTTCAATAATTCCTTGCTTGTCTATGGTGCTGCTAGTCGCCCTAAGATCACGAACCATACCCCAAACATAATCAAAATCGTGAGTCATCCAAAAAATCTCCTGTGTGTTCAGCGTATTGTATCATACGCCAATCCTATTGTCAAGTATCGACTGTTTTCTTCCGTTTCTTGAATACATTTGCTAACAGACCCACTAAATCGCTTCCAGTGGTTTGAAACCAACAAGGAAATATAGCATGAATCATTAAACATAATCCAGCCACTAAACACACCACACCATGCATCCAAGCAAAATGAAAATGCTGTAAATAAGTCATGTTGTTTTCTGTAAGGTGTTCTTTAATCTTGTTCATGTTGTCGCCTCGACAAGAAATAGTTCATAGCATTAACAATGCCGCTTAAATCATCACCTAATTTACCTATGCCAGTATTACACTTATCACACAGCCATCCTCTAAAAGAATCATTCTTGTGGTCATGATCCAAACACCATTTCATCGGGACTTTTTTGCAGCACTCGCATACCTCTGGTTTTTCTGGTGCTTTCTTATGTAATTGATTTCTTATCTTAGAATGTTTCTTTACGCATTTTTTGCATCTTGTATCAAGATTATCTTTGTACATAGTATGCTTAGAAAAACTTTTTCTGTTTTTACGTTCGCCACAATATGCACAAATTTTTCTAGACATTTTTTATATCTTTAATTAAGTCATTCATATTTCTAAGATTAATAGCCTCTATAACATAAGCACCATGTAAAGACTGAATTGGTCCATTATATGTAGATTTAGGTAAATCTGAATCTTTGGCCCATCCTACCAAATGACATTTATAGGGACGCTCTTTAGGAACCAATCCTAAAACATATATCCAATCATCATGTCTTTCTTTTGGCCTAACTAATAGTCTATAGTTTAGTGGATTGCTAGAATATCTCATCAAACTACCTTTAATATCGACATTAGATAATCCTATTATATCTACCCCACCATCTCCTTGTTTGGGATTTTTATTAGCCTTTTCTCTGGCTTTAATATAACCCTCTGAAGATCCGGTCAGAATTATAGATCCACAAAATGTAGAAATTTGACCAACGAGTTGATCCTCTGACAAATTATTATGTCTTTGTTTAGATGATCTAAATTGAGATTTGCCACCAATCTCTGCTAGTTTAGCATTGCTAATAATTAAATCGGTATACTTTATATCGACTGTGTGAGTAATCACATCTTTGTCTGTAAGCATTAGATTATTTTTTTGTATTTTTTTTATCAGATAAAGGTATATCTGTGAACTTACTAAGTTTTTTTGTTAGTTTATTAAAATACTTATCTTCTATCAGATTTTCAATATCTTTGTCTTTTTGTTTTTTAAATTTTTTAAGTGCTTTTTTCCAGAAACTCATTCATTTTTCCTTAATATTAATGATGATTTTAAAGTGGAGACGAGGGGAGTCGAACCCCTGTCTTGAGATATTTCTAATTACATCTTCTACAAGTTTATTTTGTTCATAAGTTTTAAGAAAGATTAAAGTACAAACAACATTCATCTTTCCGTACCAACTAATCTCAGGCTAGAACCCGTTGGCTATTCTAGCAGCCGAAGGATTTT